GAGGCGACTGTCAATGAGTTTGTGAGTGGTGTTGTTCATCGATCGAATGAACAACAAAAGCAAACGTTGATGCGGATCTTCACGCTCTTCTTTCTTGTCATGGAAAAAGATGATTCTGTCAAGAACTTTCTCAGGCAGATTCAAAATCCTGAGAAGTCTCATTCAAGTGACGAGTGTCCTCTTGGCCCAAATGCCCTGTTTGGTCTGATCAAGCAGTGTTTCCCCGGGACACTCTTTGAGTCTTTGCGGTTGTTTCTCCAGCATGTGAGCACGATCACAAAGAAGACCCTGAAAGATCTTTGCAATGAGAAGAAGAAGAAATCGACAAAGAATCCTTTCGGAGCTTTCATTACGTCTCTTGAGAATTTTGCCAGTAACGAGGGCAATCTTCTGAAGCTTCTTGAGAAGAATGACATTGATCCAGCTGAAATGACCAAGTCCACCCAACATGATATCAAGAGGGTCTTGAACGAGATGGGATCTGCTCGTGGCACGCTCGAATACGTGCTTCGATTGCAGAAGACTGACATGAAAACCGCCGAAAAGGTCGAGGGCGGAAATTCGCTTCGTCTGCGCGCACAGCAAAATGCGCTGGCTGTGCGAGTTGAAGACAAAAAAAGTCGAGCGGAAGGTCACAATGCTAACATTGCAACTGCTCGCGAAAAACTCGAAGAGTTGTACATTGAGTTGCGCAAGCTTTTGAGCAAGTTTGGTGTCATGGAAAAGCCGCACGAGATCACATCGTTTTTCTTGACATCCGTCACAACACTGATTGACGAGATCAATGCCCCTTACGTGGAGATGGTCAACAGTGCTGAGAATCCAGAGAACTTTCAGATTGAGCTTCTGCGACTCTTTCTCATGACTGTGCTTCAAAATTACAAGCACTTCAGCGGAAAGATCTTTGTGACTGTGTGGTTGGATTTCTTGACTGATTTCAAGGCAAGCTGTGCAAGGGTCTGCGTGCGGAGACGTCTTCACCCAATCTCAGATGAGATTTTGAAGAAGTTGATGAAGGACACCATGGCTCTTCTGCTTGGATTGGCTCTCAAGGAGATTTCACACACTGTCAATACAATGGTCCACATGCGCGAGATTGTCTTGATGTATCTGTCAAATCCTTTGAATGATGATTCCAAGGATCGACGGATGTTTGCGATCAAGGGTCGTGCATCTCTGATGGAGAGACTCGTTCGCGAACAGTCAAGTCTTCTTCAAGATCTTTTGAATCTGTTACCGCAAAGAACGTTTGGGACGAGCTTGGATGAGAAGCTTGACTTCTTGTGTGGGAAGATTGTTGAGAGTGTTCCAACAGTCTCTCTACCAGATGATCTTTTCACCATTCAAGAATCAAATTCTGACGCAGAGTCTGAACTTGAAGAGATGGGACGGAGTGATTCTACGGAGGTGAGTGTTATCCAAGCTGACGCCAACTTTGATGTTCAGACTTTCATCAGAGGTGTTTCTGGGGAGCTCTTCAATCGTGGAAAGAGTCAACAGGGATTGATCTCACTCAAGAAACTTGGGAATTTCACGAAGCCAATCGAAGATTCGGATTGGAGCGGGTTTCAAGTTTTCCCCGAACAAGAGAGACAGGCGCCACCGGAGACAACATCATCTGAACCAGCGTCTGAGACGACACCATCTGAGCTGACATCATCAGAAACAGCAGCACCTGAGACGACACCAGTACCAGAGACATCTGAAACTGAGGAACCGGACGTGGTTGCTGACGAAGAAGAGGAAGATGATTCTGATTATGACGATGACTCTGAGTTCAGTGATGATTCAGAATTCACTGAGTCTGAGTGCGATGAGAATGATGAAGACGACTTGGGTGAACCCGCGAGTAGGAAGAGGTGTGCACGACGTCGCTTTCTTGCTCCTCTTGATGCAAGCCATCGGCTGAAGATGATCGCTGAGGAGCTTCGCAAGAAAAAGGTGATTGATCAGACCACGCGAATCATTCGATTGATCATCGAGACAATCAACAGACTCTTGAGTTTGAGTGGTCCAAGGGAGTTGCGTTCAGACGCAATGACAACGGATCTGAAGACATTTCTTGAGTCGCATCTTGATTCAAATGACTGGGTCGAGCTGCTGATCACACAAATGATTCGGCATTGTCATTCTGAGGCCATGACTGATCCACAAGAGATTGCGACGTTCATCACAGGGACGATTGATCGTAGCTTGTCTGAGAAGCCGATGTGGCGCTTGAGGACAACTGTGGCAGCACCTTCCTCTGAGTCAATCGACAAGAACTAAATTAAATATATAAATTATATACTATACATAAATAGGTTTGGTTTAAATACCAAACAAAAAAATTTTTTTTATTTTATGAAGTTTTTGGTTTATTTTGGATAAATTTAATTATAAAATTGAAATTTTTTAAAATTTAAATATTTAAGTGGGTACCCCCGAGCAACCATATGTCAACTCGTTCTCAAACGACATCACCCACCGCGGTGAATTTTGACTTTTCCGGGATGGCAAACCAGATTGCAAACCAGATTGACGACCTGATGCAAGGAGAGCGGAAAAACCGCGTACAGTCTTATCTCCCGCGGTTTGTTGCCCGCACCCGTGCAGTTCAGCCATCCGAGGGTGGTCCTGCAAACACAGCTGAGCCAGCAGCATCAAACTCTGTGACGCAAGTTGCGGAGCCCACAGCAGTTCAGCCATCCGAGGGTGGCACTGCAAACACAGCTGAGCCGTTTCTGACGGCAGATCTTCCGGTGTTCCCAGCAACACCAGACTCTGTGACGCAAGTTACGAAGTCCACCGCAGATCAGTCATCCGAGGGTGGCTCAACTGCGATAACGGTCTCTTCAAGTGAGAGTGATCCGGATGAAGAGGTCCCACTCTCACTGGCCGCCGCCTTGGCGGCCAATGAAGAGTGGTTGAGTGGACAACGACTTGCCAACGCACTCGAAGATGAGTCTCGAGCCAGGAGTGACTTCGCAGCATTGACTGCTGAGGTCACAGAAATCTCACGAACTCTCATTAAGAGAGATGCGTGGGATTGCCCCGAAGATCGCTATGAGACCCGTGCTCGCATTGAGGCTCTCGAACAAGAGGTCCAGCGTGCCCAAGATCTTCTGTTCCACTACGAAGCGCAAGTCGTCAAGGCCAAAGCTAAGGCTGATGCAGCGGCAAAGGAGGCAGCAGCTTTGACTGCTGCTGTCGAGGAGAAGGCTCGCAAGGAGGCTCAGATTAGAGCTCTTCAGGAGGCCGGATTGTGTGTCATCGGCTCAGTCTGCAGTAACGAAGCGACCAAGCTTCTCGACGGATGCCCCTTCTGCGTCGAGTGCTATAAGCACGCAAAGGCCAATGGGGCAGTGGTGCCGTCAGGCCCCTTGTCGAGGAAGGCACTTTACCAGTTGGGGGAGATCTCCGAGCTGGATTATTCACTCGTTGAGCCCGACAAGCCCTACAGTGCTGTTGTTGGCTGCGGCTCTAGTGAGGAGAGCAATACTTCAGCAGTCCAGACTGCTGAGCATCAGCAAGCCTTGACGGAGAGGCAGCAAGAAGTGTTGAATGACCTCCGTGAGAAGGAGGACAAGCGCCAGCGGCAGGCGGATCATGATAAGCGTCTCGAGGAGGAGAAAGCAGCGCGAGAAGCCGCAGCTCCCGGACGTGTCAAGCATGCCAATCGGGCGATGCTGGAGGCTTGGCGGTTGTACCTCTACACGCTCTCTCAGCTCTCCCTTCAGAGCGGCAAGGAGACGGCGCAAGAGCAGAATCAGTTGCTTCCGGTGGCTTTGGAAAGCTACCAAAAGGCGGTTGGAGCCGCGCTTTCCGAGTTCTTGCGGAGTGATCCACATGACCAGCAGGCTCGACTGGACGCCATCAAGGACTCCGCCCAAGGGTCTCTCAACTCCAATGTTATCATCTCGATGTTGTACTCTCCGGAGTTCATCATGTGGATGATTGAGTTTCTTGCCAATTACGTTGGCATGATCTCTACAACAACTGAGAAGGCTTATGCGGAGATGCGGGAGGCACTTACGGAGATTCACAGGCGACGCGAGAAACACTTCGATGGCAAGCTGAAGGACCCGCTTGAAGAGGCCAAGTTTCTCAGGATGATCCTGGTGATGATGCTGGGATTCCTGTGCAAGTTCACCGTGCACGCCGAGATTAATGAGAACGCAGTATGGAGTTTCTCCATCTACTTTCTCACCGATTTTCTTGGTGATGAGTCCGTCGCTGCGATCGAACCCGCGCTCAAATTTGCTGATCAAGGCAACTTCGAGAGTGCATCAAAGGCACTCAAGATGTGGATGCTCGAGCTGACGCTGAACGTCGCGACGCGGTTCCTCATGGAGGCCAACGTGCATGAGAAGTCCCTTGACATCTTCCTGCACAAGAAAGTGTTGGATTGCAAGGAGCCGCTGGCTGTGTTCGTCCGTCAGATGAAAGATCTGATGGACGCGAACGGTGGCCTGTACGTTCAGCCGGATGCACGAACCTGCGAGAAGCTTCTGTGGATGCACCGGATCGCAATGCTGAATCTCATTCGTAGCTCGGGCTTTTCTCTCGCATCGAGTCATCGTGTCGGACGCAGAAAGATGACTCAGAGCAATGCCAAGCTGGAGGCTGAGATCAGTGCCATCAAGAGTGAGATTTTGACTCTTGAGAGCAGTCACAAGAACTTGAGCATGCAGGTTGCCGAGATGCAGCGTTACAGCAGCAATGGCTTTAAGCCGCTCGAAGTGGCTCTCCGTAAGCTGGAGTCAACGCATGCGAAGCTCAAGTCTGAGCGCGCGCGTCTGATCAAGGTTCAGACTTCTCTTGCGAGTGAGCAGCAGAAGCTCAAGGATCATGAGGTGTCAGCTCGCGCCGCTTACGTGAAGACGCGCGAAAACATTCGCTCGCTTCTTGTCGGCAATAATGGTGATCGCATGGTCATCAACTCGATCCGTATCACAGAGTTGATGACTGGGCTGTTTACGCGTGCCCGCGAAGGTCTCATCAACCTCCTTGATGAGAATATCCACGAGAAGGAGCGGGAAACCTTCAACAGCTTCAAGATTGTCTTCCACAACATTGTGCGCAACAATGGAGACAGTCACGCTGGGCCATACACGTCCTACAGTGAGTCTGGTCGCTCAAAGAAGGCTGTCACGGTCACCATCTCGATCTTGAATTGCCTCAATCAGACCACGCAGCAGAAGTCCGCCAAGAAGTCTGCCAAGTCAGCTGCGGCCACATTTGAGACCAAGCTGAACAACGTGTGTGAGATTTTTCTGCAAGCAGCCCGCGATGGCCTCGAGATGATCCGAAGCGACGCGTTTGAACCCTTGTTTGAGCATCTTCGCGTTGCAGGGTTTCTTCGTCAGGATGCGGAGACGATTGCCGGCTTCATCCGGGACGCGATCTCTAATCGCGACTCCCGCGCCGTGGACACGCTCAAGAACCTGATTGTGCAGGTCGAGAGCAAGCAGCGCGGGCATGCGGAATTGATGAGCCGTCTTCAGCACCTTCGCGGTGGAGAACACTGCTGAGAAATCAGCAACACAAGCAGGGGGTTTTGGGGTGTAACATCATTATCAACATCATTATCATCATTATCATCATTATCATCATTATCATCATTATCATCATCATCATCATCATCATCAAATCGAGATGATCATATGAAAATATACTGAGAGCAATCTCTGCGTTGTCGTTTCGCGGCCGTAATGTATTTTTCGTGTGTGATTCTCGAACCAAAAAAACATATATGTTGTCACACCATGTGACAACAACTTTTTTTTCTTTGTCAATATTAAATATTAATTTAATTTTTTAAATGGCCGCAAGGAAAGGAGACGACAATATAAATCTATATTCTTTAGGGAAAATATTTAATAAATTACACGACGAATTAATTAAAACGTTAGCTCAGCAAGCTAGAGATAAAATAAAAAACAAAAAAAAAAATACAATACAAACATTATTGGATTTCAAAGAAAAAAGTAAATTTTATTACGTTCCACAAGAACATAATCAACCAGGACAACAGCCAAAGCCATATGGATACACAACACCGGAAGCGGAAAAATTTAAACATGAATACAATAATAAATTATCAGACATATTGTCAAAAATAAAGGCAAAGGATTTGGAAAAATTTATATTCAAAGACGATACAAAAGAGTTATATAATATAATTCAAGATCTAAATGCTTCAGATGTTTCTACAGATGTTTCATACGATGATTCTCAAAGATATGCTCAGGATTATAATAGAGAGTTTTTCTTTAATCTACCTGAATTCGAGGGGACTCCACAATATACATTTCATAGAAATCTTGATCAAAATAAATTCGACAATATTGTAAAGATGATTACCGAGATAAATAACTATAATAAATTGATTAAAGATTCAACACAAATATTAAAAAGAAATTTTGAGTTAGCTAAGCCATCACTGAAAGTGATCTATTCGTATAAAAAAGCAGGTTCAGTACCTAACAAGTCTAAATCTGGTGATGTGGTCAAGCACCACGCTGAAAGAGAAGCAGCCCCTTATCTTTTAATTTTGGCTAATACTAGAGAAAAACTTATAGGGGAATCAGAGGGAATAGGGAAATCAGAGGGAGCAACCAAAATTATACAAAATATTAAACAAACATGTGAAGAACTAAGTACAAATAAATGTAATTCACAAACAAATGATACATATATCAATAACCTATGCACTCGCATAAATACACTTTCTGCAAATGCTAACCGCCTCAGTGGATTAGAATTAAAAGGGACTGATTTCGAAATAAATGATATAGTTTTAGGACATTGTAGCGAGGTGCTTGAAAACTACATTACAGTGTTTGAAATCTACTATAATTTTTTTTTATTAGATTGCATTGAAAACTCTTCTAGAATAAATCCAGATATTATTACTACATATTTACGCGATTTACGTGAATATATGTCTAAAAAAACCCATTGTGGTAAGATTTGTTTAAAATGTTCTCGTAATATGATAATAGCTCCAACACTTGGAGTAAATGACCATGTTGAATTTATGAGACTTCCAAATGGGGTTTTTAATGAAAAAAGACAAAAAAAATGTGTTAATCCACCTGAGGATGATAACTTCAAAACATTTAAAGTTTTCATGTATTATTGTTACTATAAAAACCCTGGTAAAACAATATCAGCTGATAAGTTTCTAGAAAATCATCAGGAGACAATATTACCTACTGATTTTCTGGAAAAAGTCAAAAATCGTCAAACATCACAAATCTTTAAGCTTGAAGATGGAAAATTAAATATATCAGATTTTATAAAATCTCTTTTAACAAAGTCAGATGAACCCTATTTAAAAGCCAAAGTTGAACTACTTAAAACTTTTAAGAAAAATGAAAACAACTCTGATTTAATAGAAAAAATCAAACAAAATTATAATATTATGCGAACAAATTATGAAGAATTATATAAACAAGTGCCACCCATGTATCAAATGTCAAAAAAATTATCATTACAACACTCCATGATTAATTTTATAATTGAGCTTAATAAATCATTAAAAATTATAGATAGATGCAGATCTGAAAAAAGACCTGAACAATCCTCACGTGATATAATTTTAAAATTATTGGAAATAGCATATAAAATTGTCAGTAAAGAATATTATGAAGATATTACACACGAAGAATTCGATCATACCGTAAAAAAACTTATTAAAGATATTAATGGTATGATGAAGAATCAACGGAAGTTTCAACCAAAACTCATACATTCAATAACACTACTCAAGGACCTGTTAAGCCCTACAGAATATTCCCAAAACCAATACAATGAGCTAGATTCGGTGAAATATGATAAGTTCCTGGCAGATCATCCAAATATTCCAGATCTTGAAAATGAAAAAGACAAATGTGAAGAACTTATACAATTTGATTACAAGGGGTTGCACACGTATGTAAATGAAATGTATACAATATATAAAAAAAAACTTGCAGAATTACTACATGGTCCAGATCCAAAACTAGTGGATCCTTCTGTCACATCTGCTGCGGCGTCTTCAGCATCCGCTAATGCATTTCCGCCAAGTGAAATTGCACCAATAAAAATTATAAATGGTGAAATAATTCTAACATATCCTTTTGAGGATGAAAGTGTAAAGGAAGTTTTCGCGAAATTTGATTCAATATTGAGCGACAGAACTAAAATTGATAATATAAATAAACTATATGAATCACTAACTAAATCCCGTTTGCTATCAAACACTACAAAATGTTGGCAGTATATGCTGATACAAGATGTGATAAATGATCCTGAAGACTCACATAGAAGAGAATTTTTATGTAGACTTGGTGCAATATATATTGTCAATTCAACACAACCTGATCAAAAGCCAATACCTTTGTATAGTCATGACGACGATAAATGTCCAGTTTCATCTATGTGCAAAGTTTGTTTGAATACTGATTTTTTCAGAAAAGCCTTTAATCTTAATAAAAATCAAGAACAACAGCAACCTTCAAGTTTTGAAGATTATGTAACAAATTTTATAATATACAACCCAGTACCATATCATAGACATGATAGCCCAAAATGCCCATATTACAATTCATCTTATCCAGAAAAAGTATCTAAAGACTCGCATGAACCATCATCGGGTTCAAAACCAAGTGCTTCAAATTATAAACCAGAAACAACATCGTCGCAAACTCAAGAAACACCGTATAGCAAGTATGGTCCATCTGGAACATCAAGTCATTGGTGGGACGATAACCCTAAAGCAAATAAAACAATAAAAGCAGAAGCTGGACCTGCACCAACAAATATTGGCAATGCAAAGCCATCTACGCCAATAAGTTGGGCTGATTTACCTGACCCAGCACCACACCTAAGTGCAACAGGAAAACAAAGAGCACTTGGAAAACTCCCCAATCCCAATAATAATAATAATAATAATAATCATGGAGGTGGTTCTAGAACAATGAAAAAAAATGTTTTTAACAAGAAAACTAAAACAAAATTACAAAAAACTCGCAAACACAAAAAAAATAAAAAGTAATAATTTTTAATGTATTTTAAGTACATTTAGAATTAATTAACCATTAAAAAATTGAACATTTTAAATATTTTATATTCATATTCATATTCAAATGTCTGAACATGAATCTTTGCAATCATCCATTAATGGAAAGCTCAATGCAATCACTAGTTTACTCCCATTGTTAAAGAACGTTGAAAAAACTCTCCAAGAGGTTTGGGAGTATCCTTCTGGAAGTAACAAAATTAATTCTGGATATCTGAAGCATGAACTCGATCAAATAATTAATTGTCTTCAATATATGCTTTCAAGAACAACCGCTGAAAATATTATAACACGTGTCAAGAATAAAGTCGGAGGAACGACTGATAAGTTCCAGATTATTGTCAAATGGATTGATGAGTTAATTAGTCGCATTCTTGAATGCACAGAAATGACCGTAAAAATTGCACAAAATCCGAGTGAGTACACTAGCACTGATGTTTATCGTGCACTAAAGTATACAACAAATCGGGTTCATCCGTTAAATTTGGATACACACCTAATGTGTATCACTGTACTTGAAGATATTGAATGCAAAACAAAAGGCTATCAAAATCTTTTGCAACCTTTATCAAAGATCTAGGATTTTTATTAAAACAATAATAATTTTGGCTCAATTTAGATGCATTTTATGTAAACATTGAATTATTTTTTATTTACATATATATATTGCCTCAATGGCAAGCAAACGTAATGGTTCGAAGGCACGACCCACCGCGGTCAATGCAAATGGCAAATATAGAGGCCCTAAAGGGCCTGATGGGATTGATTATACCTGTCCGATGGATATAAATGACCCGCGTCCTATGTACGTGTATAATGGGCCATATGATGATGGCGAACCGGACTGGATGACGGAGGAAGAGCTGGAGGTGCGCCGGGAAGAAAACAAAAAAGCGGCTATACTGCTGAAAGAAATGGAACAAGGGGCCCGGAAGCGACAAAAGGAATGGGAAATATGGTCCACGACGGCGGACGGAGAGATGGTCCTGCGTGACATTCTGAACGATCTACGCGACCTCTTAAAGTAGCGCATCACCACCAACATAAGACTTTGCGAGTTTTTTGAGGCTGAGAATGCCAATTCTCGCGACGACTTTTGGGAATTGTGAATCTGTTCGCGTCCCCCACCCCTATCACTTTGACTTGTCTGTCTTCTAGATGGACCCTATTGTCGTTTCACGGCTAGGATAGTCACTACAAGTGATAATTTTTTTTAACATTTTTTACGTTTTACGGTTAATTTGGTCAAATTTAACAATGTTTCTCTTTTACGACATGTGTAGCCCTTATGGGATGTTTTATTACAACTACCAGCTCTAAAGGTCTCATAAAATGTACATAATTTATGAAAATTCCTATTTCTTTCTTTTAATTTACCATTAATACAACAATTAATTCCGTATAACCACTTAATTAATTCATCTCGTCCAGTCAAATGTTTTCCAACAGGATCTCTATTAAAATATTTATTGTATAATTCACGGTATTCACTACATGGTATTACTTTACCCAAATAAGTAAATAAAATAGAGTAAGCCTTAACTTTGTCAATTGGTGGATCTTGTTTATTATAATTAAACACTATAGAATAAATAAAATCCCACCCAGGTAATTGACATTCCTTCAATAGTTTTTCCGGATACATTTTTTTAACTTCTTCAATACTTGGATCCGGATAATCTATTAATCCTTGTCTTCGTAATTTACCATTAACTTTATTATGCATTAAATAAACCCATTCAAATAATTTATCTCTAGATTCTAAATAATCTTCTACTGGCAAATTAGCTATATATTTTGTAAAAGATTTACGACAATATTTGCATGGAAGAACATCCTTTAAATTACTGTAAAAAATACCATAATTAATTTTATCTTCATCTGAGGGCTTATTCGGATAATTAAGTGCCGTTAAATGTAATAGTTTCCATCCTGGAGGTCCCCAAAAGCGTGTATCCATATTCTAAAATTTCTTCTATATAATTAATATCGATAAAATTATTAAAGATGACCAATAAAGTTAAAACACAAAAAAAATTTAAAAGAATACGCAAATCAACACCTAAAAAAACACATAAGAAATACAGAAAACACCACGGTGGTGCCCCTAACAACCAACCTTCTATGAGTCAACCATTTAATAATCAACAATCTATTAGTCAACCACAAATAAATCCAATGACACCCACACCCATGAGCCAACCATTTAACAGCCAACAATCTATGAGTCAACCTTCTATGAATCAGAATCAATCTGGAATTAATCAAATGACACCTATGAGTCAACCATTTAATAGTCAACAATCTATGAGTCAACCCCAAATAAATCCAATGACACCAATGACACATATGAGTCAACAATTTAATAGTCAACAATCTATGAATCAACCTCAAATAAATCCAATGACACCAATGAGTCAACCTCAAATGAATCCAACAATGCCAATGAATCAACCTCAAATGAATTCACCAGTGTCTATGAATCAACCTCAAATGAATCCAACAATGCCAATGAATCAACCTCAAATGAATTCACCAGTGTCTATGAATCAACCTCAAATGAATTCACCAGTGTCTATGAATCAACCTCAAATGAATCCAACAATGTCTATGAATCAAATGACACCTATACCAGAAAACTCTGGAATGAATATTGATCAACTTAATTCTATAGAAAACCCGATATCAAATGGTATTAATAACGTGGGTATTAATAATATTCTAGAAGGAACATTCAATAAATCTGTTGATGAAGAAGAGTCTATAATTGAAAAAAATATTGGGAAAGATACAAGTGGATTAATTGTATCATTAGCCCCAGTCAATGCTGTTAAAGAATCTGAAATGGAAAAAAAACTTAATAAAAATTATCCTACTCCTGGATTTTCTGAATATCAGGGATTACCTGATGATAAAACCGCACCTAAATTATTAGTTCATGGTATTTATCCTACTTATTTGTATTCTTCAAAACCACATGAAAATAATAATATGTAATGATATTTATTCAGGTAAATGCCCATCATTATCTGGATCTTTCACCCGGATTACATTTTTTTTCTTACGGGCCTCTGTTTCCGCCTCTGTCAATGGTTCATCTAAACCAGTTATAAAAAGAAATACTTGGTCATTCCATCCATAATGTGAACCATTTGGCGATTGATCTATTATAATTTTATCAGATGTATTTCTATTATGTAGTAACGCAACTAATATACCCTCCCAAGATATTTCATAAGTTTGATTTTCGCGTCCTGCTAGAAATTCTTTAGCTTCTGATATGGCTGATTGATCTTTAAATTTTTGTTCTTCCCAAAATGATTTTTTAAAACATAAAGACGCCTCTGATATTCTTTCACTAAAAGGTAATCTATGAGGTGGTACGTTAACCATTGATATATATTTATTTACTTCAAAACAACCAATAGAACTACATGTCAGACAATCCTTACCACTATTTAATAATTCTAAAATTCTAAGTTTAACACTATTGGGATAATAATAATCATCGTCATCCATACAAACAATATATGGATTGGTTGCCTTTTCGACACAATAATTTCTCTTGAATCCAATAGGCTTCTTTTCATCCAATTTATAATACTTAACCATTGGATTATTTACTAAGTCCGGGTTATTCTGAATTAAATCTTCTATTTTATCTGTACCATCATCAACAATGATCCATTCCATTTTGTCAGTCGGATAATTAAAATTAATAAAATTTGCCATTGCTAACTTAAAAAAACGTCTTCGATTATATGTTGGTGTAATGATACTTACATGTGGTAAATTTTCAGGTTTCATCATTTCCTTTAATTTTTCTTGTTCTTCTTTTAATTTTGATTCCTTTATCACACGTCTATCAGTTGCCAAACTAAATAATTCAGTCATCTCTGTTTTAAACTTTTCCTCAAACAGTTTAGCTTCACTCAGAAAAGATTGTGACGCATTATCACCCTTAATTTTTAATTTTTTAGGATCCTCATTCATAATAGACTCAATAACTCTCTGGAAATCTTCCTGATCCAACATATATTTAGATCCCAAATGTTTCTTCAATGTTTTCTTCACATTACTCTTAACTAAATATCCCATATCGCTAGTAATAAAATCTTTCATAGGTGGGGCATTTGTCGTAACTACTACTGCACCACATGATTTTGCTTCATGTATATAATGACCATATCCTTCAGTTTCTGAACAACATATATGAACACCACATATATTCATCAACTTTTCTAATTCATCTTCTGATAAACGATGCGTCAAATACTCTATATTTTTTAAATCTACTCTTCGATCCAAAGGTACATCTTTGGGACTATATACAATACTCAATTTGGGATATTCGGGTTTCCAAGCATCTATAATACTTTGCGTTTGCTTGTGTTTGGATCTACCACAAACATGCAAATAATGTTGATAATCTTTTTTAACACTGAATTTTTTACGATCTAAACTACGCCATCCTAACATTCTGACATCTGTTTTTCTTTCTGGACCTAAAATAGATGCAAAAATATCAGTCCCATATACAGTTTTAGTATAAATCTTATCTATTTCTTTTAAATATGGCAACCAACTTCTATAAAACCATTCTTGATTCGGGATTAGAACATTAACTAGTGCATGTTTGAATAGAATTTTAGAAACGGTTTCCAAAAAAATATTAATATCTGCTTGAGGAGCCTTATAATGATAAAAATCCACTATCTTAATATCAACACCATTACCAAAGTATTTTGTTAGAAGTTTGCCGATTAGTTTCAAATCATTTGTCAAACCATATTGATTGTTGTATGTAATTAAATTAATTCTAATAGTCATATTTACTTTAACTTAATATTCAAATTTTAAATTACTTTTAGAACGATATTGTCCATTTTAGTTAATTAATTATTTCAAAAAATTGATGTCTTAACAATGCACTATATAAATTAATAAGTTAATTGTTAAGAAATGGCAACAACAAATCAATCAACAAGTTATCCTGGATTTATTCTCAAAAGCAGGAATGTGCATGCTGTAAATCCATCATTTACTGATGATGATATTATTCGTCGAACATCTATGATTAAAAATCCAGAGGGTGACCGATTTACTTCTGAACAACTTTCATGGGATAATCAACTTCCCAATTACAACCCAATTGAACTAACTGACGGTCATACCGCAAATCAAAATAATGATTTGTTTAAGAATACAGATCATGTTCAAAAGGTACTCTCTGGAGACATTAAAGGTTTCATTGGTTATGCTGATCCACCTTTGATCAACGGACGACTATCTGATGAAGGTCGTCAAGAACTGGAAACTGGTATTGGGACACGGTATTGTTTTGCGAGGTCAGACTCGATCAATACTGTTACAACTGTTGCGATTAACCGAAAGAGTCATACCGGACAATTGAAGTTTGATCCGGTTACAAATCTTCCTCTCAATCCACTTGGACGCACTGGACTAACTGGTCGCGGTTTTCTAGGTCGGTTTGGACCCAATCACGCCGCGGATGGTCTTGTTGTAAAGTTTCGTGACGGTACTCTACAAGTTGCGATGGCACATCGCAACAGGGATACCCGATGGGCTATTCCAGGTGGAATGGTTGATTTTGATGAGAACCCGATCAATTCAATGTTTCGAGAGCTTTGTGAGGAGACAGGATTGAATTTTTATGATCAGATTCGTAATTACTTCTTCTCTGAGAATCAGATGGAAGGTGACACAATCTTTCAGGATAGTACACAATTCATTTCTTGGGTTGGTTTCAAAGGTCAAGTGGATGATGATCGCAATACGGATAATGCTTGGATGGAAACTATGGCATGTGTGATCATTCTAGAGGATGAATTGAGTAAGACTTTTACTCGATTTGATGTTCAAGACACACAGGAAATTGGAGTGGCTTGTTGGGTTACTGTCACTAGCGATTTTCTCACTGGAAAAGTTCCATATACCGTTTCAGCAAATGGTAAGACTTACTCTTGTACCTTGTGGGAAACACACATGAAACTGCTGAATACACTAGTTCAGCAAATTGTTGATCGCGGATTTGCGACATGTAGTCCAGATGGTCTTTATCTGAAGACACATTAAGAATTCTTGAAAGGTTAGGTTAAAGTAATATTAAAGTAAAAATATAAATTAAATAAATTATTTTTTTATAAAAAAAATGCTGATAGCTTTGTGTGAAAAGAGTTACAACTTAAATGGTCGTGTCCTTAATATTATCGCTGTAAGCTACCCAATTAATAATGTTGATTCATGATGACTAAAATAAATAAAAAAAATGCAGAAAGCTATTTTTTCAGGAAAGTGGACAGCTTGACAGGCTGTTTTTCAAGATATATGTTGCTGTAAGCTTTCTACTAATATATTATTAGGATTTTATAATTCAATTTTTTATATATATGGTTTGACCTAAAATATACAATTTTTATTAATTCATTATGACTAAAATAAATAAAAAAAATGCAGAAAGCTATTTTTTCAGGAAAGTGGACAGCTTGACAGGCTGTTTTTCAAGATATATGTTGCTGTAAGCTTTCTACTAATATATTATTAGGATTTTATAATTCAATTTTTTATATATGGTCTTAGCTAAAATATTCAAAATCTAGTACTTTAAGTTAAATATTTTAAGTAATTACTTGATAAATAGATCTATTGGATCGATATTTGCATTTATCGCGAGAAATCCAAAATATTAATATCAATACTAGAATTATTCCTAAGATGCCAGAAGCAAATAAAACATTAATTTGGTTGGAATCACAACAAAATTTATCAGAAGTACTATTTGTTATATTATTCATTATTTATTAAAAAATAATAGAAGAATATGATTCAATTTTCCGATTAGACTTTTGACACTGGAATAGGAATATCTGATTCTTCTATAAATAATCTACCAATATTCCGTTGAACACTAAAAGGTGATAATTGAAATTGCCCTCGTGATTGATTATTTTTATATGGTTGCACTTGTATTCTAGTCGGTTCTATATATTGTACATCTTGGTTTTGATCTTGGTTTTGATCTTGGTTTTGTTCATATGATTCATCTATTGTATTCTTTATGTGACTTGAAGATTTATTGTTAGTGAAAACATGTTTGATACTTTTTAAAAAACTAGTTTTATTACCGAATCCAGCATCAGATGATATATCACCACCTTTTTCTAAAAAGCTATTTAATTCTTTTTCAAATCTTTCTTCTGGAATAACTTTATAATTATTTTTAATTTTAATAATTTCTTCTTCAATTGAAATTGCAAATTCTTTTATAGGAATTCCAGATGGAAAATCTTTTTCAAAATTTACTTGAGTAGCTAAAAGATCATATGCTTCAGCTGCTAATTTATTGTTTGATACTTTAGTTCGATATCCTAAATTATCTGTAATTAAAGTTAAAAACCCATTTAGAACACTTATTATTGCTATAGTGTATCCTACTATATTTTTATTATTTCCGGTAGAATCTTTTGCAACTATACCCAAAATACCAACAGATTCAGAAACTAAGAAAACTATCCCAATCATTATTAAATGTCGTGGTCTATAATGATGAGATGCTCTTCGATGCAACCATCTTGATCTCCTTAACTTAAATAATAATCTTTCTAATGTTCTATCTAATATTAATGTTTTTTCATCACTATTTTCCATATTTTTTATAAATAATCTATTAAGTGTTCTATAAAATGTTAATGAGGTTGTTCAATTTTATTATATAAATCTGAAATATTTCCAAATTGATTTTTTACATTGAGGGCATTTACCAGATGTATAATATGTAGTACCTCCTTGACGAAAATGGTGAACTATTTTCATAATAGTTGGTTCAATAATTTGCGATTCTTGCAAACAAGAATGACACCATAGTGATAATTTGTGTTGTCCTAGATCTTCTAGGAATAATTTTTCTGATTCTTTTGGAGAATCCAGTTCATATCTCAACTCTTGTATTGGTATATGTTGGCTTTCTAATTCTTTAATATCATCGTCTGACTTTAATCCTGATGATTCATGTTCGTCTGAATAATTATTATCATATTCATCAACATCATCATCATAATATCTGACATAACTCATTTAATAATATTATTTTAATAAATTTCTTTAATTAATTTCTTTAACCAGAAATAATCCTAAATTCAATTTTAAGCTATTAATTTATACTATAAAATTGAATTATAAAATATAATTAAAAATCTAATAATAATCTAATAAACATGGGGAATCTTTTATCACATGACAAAAAATTTAGAAATAGTTCTTATGTAAATATGAATGATTTGCATGAACCTCTATTAGATCCAAAAATTATTAATGAACAATTAGAAAGAAATACTGTAATTGTTAGGGATAAATTTGATCGAATTCAAACTCAAGTTGATCGTTTGGGTGTCGAAGTCAAAAATTCAAGAGATGATATTCAAAGATTAACCACAAATTATGGTAAAGAAATATATAATCTTGGAGAAATGTGTAGTAGTTTACAGCAAGATATTAAACTTCTTATGCAAAATCAAGAAGTTTTTAAAGATCTTTTAGTTAAAATTCTACAAAATAACGAACATAACCAGAACATAGACCCGTCACTATATTCTTCCGTTAAAAATATGAACTCTATATCTGAGCATTTAATGAATTAAGTTTAAGTTGTTTAATAAGTTTTAATTGGTCCACCAGGAATCATCTAAGTATGGTGGAACTTCTTTTGTATCTATACAATTACCTGAACCAGGACCTTGTGTGACTAAATCATCAATATCTTTACCACTAATTGCTCTATCAAAATATTGTAATTTGGATAAATATCCTTCATATCCACCATACATATTAATCCAGACATTACCATAATTTTGTCTAGGCAAACTTGGTAATTCTTTGCGTACTTTTAGGAGTCCATTAATATAGACTTGTAAATGTCTATTTTTCATAACGACTACAATATGAACCCATTTGCGAACTGGAATATTATCTATATCAACGTATTCTAAAATATCTTTCATTGTGTTCATATACACACGGATTATATTGGCATTTGGATGAATCCAGATACCTGGAGCACGATTTGGATAACTGGAACTATTTCCTTTGTGGAATATGTGTTTCCATTCTCCTTGTTTATAAGAAAAATCGGAAATTAAAAACCATAATGCGTAACTAAATTCAATACCATTTTGATTAACTGATCTTTTTATTGGTACATAATTAGTATGTTGAGGATCTTGTGATATTACCATGGCTTGTTTAGCATTTTTAGTTCCATTTACTAACATAGGACTACCATTTTTATTGCTTTCCCATTTGTTGTAAAAATATTTAATAATATTGATGAAAACAATGAAGAGTATTACCGCTAATATCAATTTCAATACCAACATTACATTTTCATTTCCAGAGACATTATCAGAATATTCGCTAACCGTATTTGCTGCGGATGTAAACATACCTGAAACTACCTCTTTGGCTTTATCATTATTAATTTTATTAATATTTTTATTATTTTTTTCTAAAGTTTCTTCTAATTCTTCTTTGACATTATCATTCTTGTTTTTATTATAGTTTTTATTATTGTTTTTATTATTATTGTTATTTAAAAGTTTATTATTGTTGTTATTATTGTTGTTATTGTTATTTAAAAGTTTATTATTGTTTTGGTTGTTGTTTTGGGGTTTATTGCTGGTTTTATTGAGTGCTTTTTGTAAGTTATTTTTTTCGGCGTTAGTTAAATTATCAATATCAAGTTCTTTTAGTAGGTTATTGCTTGATATGTTTTGATTTTGTAATTGTAAATTATCTGTTTCTTCTGGGAGTGGGTTTGCATTTACACTTGCACCTTCTAGTTGAGCTTTATTAGCTGTTTGATTTTTATTAGAGTTACTCATTCTACTTGTAGGTCTTCTTATATAATACTTCTACAATTTTTTTATAAAAATTAATTAATTTGTAAATACAGATGTCACACCATTAAATACATCCTCTATTTTATCCCCTAATCCTTTGGTTAATTTAGGTCCATCCAAATAATCAGAATAAACTTCCTGTTGTGTAATAGACATATTTGAATATTCTAAATTTGCAAGATATCCATTAAAACCACCATTTGCCGTCACATACATATTTTGAACACTCGGTTTCGGAAACCCTTTTAATGAACATGCTTTATTCAATTTGCCATCTAAATATACTTCAATATGATTATTAAATATAGATACCGCAATGTGAGTCCATTTTTGTAGAGGTATATCTTTAACAACACATGTGTCATACATCAATGGTAAATTATCTGTTTGAACATCAATTTGTCCTTGTTTTGTATCGCTAGATGTGCTAGAATTATCTTTCATACCTATTATCTTCTGAAGTTGTAATTCTATTTTATCTAACCGATCATCTAATCCACATAATGGTTCTGGATTTGATTCTGATTCAGGTGCGGCAGGTGTAACATTTCCCATTATTTCATTTGAATCTTCAAAATTTTCTATTTTGTTACCGCTGATATTTGAATATTTATCTTCCATAATGTTATTTTGTCTAAAATATCCCATAGGTAATACTGTTCTAAATTCTTCCTTATTTGATTCATTATTAATATTGGAATTCATATTATTATTCAAATTAGTATTTATTGATGTAGTTCCATCAGTTTGCAATTGAACTTTAATAGTCATATCATTATTAGTTGGATGCAAATAGATAAATGGATTTGATTCCTTGTTGTCCTTGTCACCTCTATATAAAATAGTTTTAGTATTACCATAACGATAATTATAATCTTTTATGAAAATCCAGAAACTGATTGTATATTCATTGCCTTGTGCTGATAAAGGTATTTTGCGATTATCTACAATAACACTTTTAGTAGCATCATGTTGGCCATCTATTAACACCTCAGATTGTCTATAAACAACATTACGATCCTTATAATATCTATATACCCAGAAAACTACATAAACTAATACAACAGCTACTATAAAAATTAATATAATATGTGAAAAATCCATATCACGTTTCTTTATCTATTATCAAAGAAATTCTTTTTATTTAGAAAAATATCTATTTGCATGTTTCTAATTAAAATATTCCATCAATGTCTACATACACATTCAAAAGCTTTCGGATGTTTTTCGTTAAATTCACACAATAACACTTGAAATACTAGAATTATTAAATTTCATTAGTGATGATTACGAAAGCTTCCGACATCCTTTGACAGTTTATGTGCGACCCTACTTGAGAAACGCTAGAAAGGTGTCATAAGTTCAAAAAACATTAGAAAATCACTCTATAAAACCCTTGAGTAATTAGAAGTTTTATTAATTCATGATCTTTCAAGTGTATAAAAGTACAAATTCTAGAATGTTCTAGTTGTAACCAATCTAGAATAATATTTTTTAAAACTTTCTAGATAAACAAAGTAAAAATTCTAGAATGTTCTAGTTGTAATCAATCTAGAATGATATTTTTTAAAACTTTATAGATAAACAAAGTAAAAAATTTAGATTGTTCTAGTTGTAATCAATCTAGAATAATATTTTTTAAAAACTTTCTAGTGTATAAAAGTAAAAAATTTAGAATGTTCTAGTTGTAATCAATCTAGAATAATATTTTTTTAAAACTTTCTAGATAAACAAAGTAAACATTTTAGATTGTTCCAGTTGTAATCAATCTAGAATAATATTTTTTAAAAACTTTCTAGATAAACAAAGTAAAAATTTTAGATTGTTCCAGTTGTAATCAATCTGGAATAATATTTTTCAAAAACTTTCTAGTGTATAAAAGTAAAAAATTTAGAATGTTCTAGTTGTAATCAATCTAGAATAATTTTTTTAAAAACTTTCTAGTGTATAAAAGTAAAAAAATTAGAATGTTCTAGTTGTAATAGTAACTGGAATAATATTTTTTAAAAACTTTCTAGTGTATAAAAGTAAAAAATTTAGAATGTTCTAGTTGTAATCAATCTAGAATAATTTTTTTTAAAAACTTTCTAGTGTATAAAAGTAAAAAATTTAGAATGTTCTAGTTGTAATCAATCTGGAATAATACTTTTTAAAAACTTTCTAGTGTATAAAAGTAAAAATTCTAGAGTGTTCTAGTTGTTATAAAAAATTGAATTATATTACAACAATTAAATTCATTAAAACAAATTATAATGGATGCTAATAACATTGAAGAACAAATGCGTGAAAGAAATGAACGTATAAAAACATCAATTAAAGAATCAAGAGACGTTATAGATAATTGCATGAAAGCAGTTAGTACATCTAATAACATTCTTCAAAGTAATAAAGACACCGCTCATTATTGGGCTGGTAAAGTAAATTTTGGAGGGAAATAAATAAATTTCATAAAATTTATTTGCTTAATTATAATAAAGAATAATCTATATGATTTTTTATATTTTTGCGTATGTATTGATTGTACTTTTATTAATTGGTGTGATTTGGTTCATATATAAATATTTTCAAGATAAGTATCCAAAACAGCCAATGATTTTATTAAATAAATCCCAGATTTTGCAAAAAGAATTTAATAGATCATTTCCACCATCACAATATGTTTTACCAGATCCATTAAATGGAGATATTCTAGGTATAACTTATGGTTTCAAACTTTTTATAGAAGCCGCCGCTGAAAATGAGGATTGGGGTAGAAGATTTGATCAATTAAAACCTATAATAAAATATAGTCCAGGTGTTTATTATCATCCTTCTGAAAATTATTTGCAATTTTCAGTTACAATACAAAAATCTAAATATGCAAATCGTAGTATTCAAACTCTCAAAGTCAAAGATGTACCTATTCAAAAATGGTTAAAAATAATAGTCGTCTATTCCTCCAATAGAATCAAAGTATATTTTAATGGTATCCTAGTTGCAAGCAGAAAATTAGAAAATCCACCCATTCTAGAACCTAAATTTTTATATATAGGTGAAGAAAATAATAATATTAAAGGGATTTTAGGGCCTGTAGTATATTGGCCATATCCTTTAGAAGAAACATTAATCGCTAAAGCAACCGAAGAACTAATTTAATACTATCCAAACATCATCCCGATACTATTTTATTTTTCCAGGGTTTAATCAAGAGTGATTTACTAGTGTTTTTTTGACTCATGATACCCCAAAGACTCTTGATCCCCTTAGAACCGGACATAAACTGTCAAAAGATTTCGGAAGCCGTCGTAATCATCACGAATGAAATTTAATGAATCTAGGATTTCAAGTATTATTGTGTGAATTTAACGAAAACATCCGAAAGCTTTTGAATGTACAATGTAATCATTTTTCAAATATCTATAAATAATAATATTTTTTTGATTTCTTGTAAATTAATTATCGCAATTTAAATTAAAACAAAAAAGAATGTATATTAACGTTCAAAACGCAGGAACAGCGGAAGAATTTAGTAATAAATCCAAAAAAGGAATTTGGATTATTCTCTATTATGCAAATTGGTGCCCTCATTGTCAAATGATGAAACCTGAATGGGAAAAATTTGCTGAAAAATATAAATCTAATAATAACGTCAATGTTGCAGAAGTCGAAAGTGAATTCTTAAATAATTTAGAAGATGAACATAAACAAAGAATTCAAGGATATCCTACTGTAACATGTGCTAAAAATGGTAAAGTTGTTGCTAGTCATGATGGTCCTAGAACAAGTGATTCTTTTAATGATTTTGCAAACTCTAACGCTAATATTGATCGCGTCATTAGAAAAAGTTCATCAAAAAAGACAAAAAAGACAAAAAAGATTAATATGAAGAAAAAGGTTACTAAATCTAAAACAAAGAAATTAAAAAAAACAACTAAAAAATAATTGAAAAGTAATTGAAAAGTAAATAAATTTATTTATTTAACTCTACACTTTCTTTGATTTCTTAAATTTTAACCCAGAATGTTTCCACCATTCTAATATTTTATCTGAATCCGAATTCAATGTGATAGCTCTTCTAGAATATTTTAATTTTAAGTTTGAGTTTTTCCACCAGTTTAATACATCCACATTTTTAACATAATCAAGTGAATCATGTGAATACTTTAATTTCAATTTTGATTTTTTCCACCACTCTAGAACATCAATTTGATCATTTGAAGAAGCTAAATCTAATGCTCTATAAGTATATTTCAATTCTAATCCACTATTTTTCCACCATTCTAAAACATTTACACATCCATTTAGAGAAGCCCATAGTAATGCACTATCTGTATATTTTAATTTGAATCCAGAGTTTTTCCACCATTCTAAAACATTTACATAACCACGTGAAGATGCATAATCTAATGCATAATGATCATATTCTACTAATAATCCACTATTAACCCACCATTCCAAAACATTAATGTGACCGCACTCTGAAGCGGCCGCAATAATTTCATCTAATTTTAAATTATTTTCAGCATATTTTTGAAATATACCGATATCTCTTAAATAATTTAACATATCTATATCACCTGATCTAGATGCACTCAACAAAATATTTTCAGAGTGTTTTAATGGTAATCCACTATTAACCCACCATTTTAACGTATTTATACTTGATGTTGATGTTAATTCTCTTGAATCTGATATTGAATTTAATGCTGATTCAGTGTATTTTAATGGTAATCCAGAGTTTTTCCACCATTCTAAAACATCAACGCGTCTATAAAATGATGCTAAATATAATGCTGATTCAGTATATATTAATGGTAATCCAGAGTTTTTCCACCATTCTAAAACATTAATATGTCCATTACCGGATGCATTATCCAACGCCACACGAGAATATTTATATTTAGTTATTTTATTATTTTTGAGTAAATATGTTAATATTTTAGTATTACCGTTACTAGATACCGCGTCAATATAGTCAGGTGTGATTCTTAGATTAAATTTTATAAGAGTATTATAATCATATAGTCTGTATGGATCACTTAAAATAATTTTGCTAGGTTCATTTATTGTTATCCGCCATAATTCAGGTATATTATAATTATAATTTGGCATTATTAATATTCTGATAAAACTATTTTTTGATTCCGCACACGAATAAAAATGATAAATTTTTTTTGGATTATTGACAACAACAAAATAATCGTCTCGATCACCTTTAAATATTTTCGAATAATGTAATATGATATGCATTTTTTACTGTTTAAGTGTATTTAATTGTTTCAATTTTTATTGGATTATTATACATATTTAATCATAAACGATCTAACATTGCATTTTTCCAGCAATTAATAACATCAATGTGCCATTGATGATAATATGAGACATGTGTATCAAATTTTAGTTCAAGTCCACTCTTGAACCACCAATTTAAAACATTAATATGACCTTGTTGAGATGCAAATCGTAATGCGGCTTCATCATATTTTAATTCTAGTCCACTATTAAGAAACCATGTCAGCACATCAATATGACCATAATAAGATGCTGAATTTAATAAACTTTTAGAATAATCCCATGGCAAACCGGAGTTTTTCCACCAATTTAATATATTAATGTTGCCTTTAATTGAAACATAGCCTAATACATCTGTAGTAAATTCTGGTTTTAATTTATTTGTTTTATGTAAATATTCTAATATTTCGACTTTACCTAAAGTTATAATTGTTTTTATATAATCACGTGTGATAGTTAGATTAAATTTAATAAATGTCCTATAATCATATACACCGTATTTTTCACTTGAAATAGTATAATCTTTTGTTTCAACAGACCTACCTATTATTTTTTGTGAACTATATGAATTTTTTACTAATATAAAACTGAAAAAAATAGGATGTTGAGATTCATAAAAATATTTGGAAATATCTTTTGGTGAATCACATGTATTGATGTAATCAAAATGAGGATGATAAATTTTTATAAACATCTACATTACTATAAAAAAACATATATGTAATTCAATTTTTATATTATGTCAAAATTTTAAGATAAGCCTGATTTTTTTCGCCATCCATACGCAACATGACCAAGATAATATTTTGGCAATCTAAATTCATTACGATCATATTTTAAGGGTAATCCTGAGTTTTTCCACCAATCTAATACCTTAATATGACCCTCTCTATATGCCAATTGTAATGCATTTTTACTATATTTTAAAGGTAATCCTGAGTTTTTCCACCATTCTAACACATTAATACGACCATATTTAGATGCATAATCTAATGAATTATTATTATATTCTAGAGGTAATCCTGAGTTTTTGGACCATTCTAATACCGCAACTTTGCCACACTCTGACGCTATATCTAAAATACGACCAAATGATTCTAATTTCAATCCAGAATTTTTGAACCATTCTAGTGCATTAACGTCATTATCATATATAGCGTTACATAGACGATCATCTAAAAAATCTAGTGGTGCACCTAACTTTTTGCAGTACTCCAGTACTTTAATATAATTATTTTTTACTGAGATGTCATGCATATCTTGACTATATTCTAATGGTAATCCTGAGTTTGCAAACCATTCTAAAACTTTAATGTTTCCGTCTAAAAATGCACGTTCGAATGCATATGCATAACATACTAATTCAAATTTACATCCAGAGTTTTTCCAGAATTCTAAAACATTTACAATATTTGGATTGTCTTCATCAAATAAAAGTCTAAATAAACTTTTGAAAGAATGTGGCTCTAAACTGCTCAATAATCCAGAAGATTTAAAATATTCTAATACAATAATGTTGCAATTTATTGACAACTCACGTGATACATTATACAATGTCTCTTCTGTAATTTCTAATGATAATCCAGAATTTTTGAACCATTCTAGTATAATAGTAGTTTCATAATCACAAGAGGTTTTCAAAAACAGCTCATATAAATCATCATTATATTTTAAGGGTAATCCAGAATTTTTCCACCAATCTAGGACGTTAACATTATTATTTTCATATGAATAAAACATTGCATATTGGAGTGACTTAACAGAATAATCTAATTCTAATCCGTTATTGTTCCACCATTCTAGAACATTTATATGACCATTTAAAGATGCTATATCCATTGATTGAATCTTATTTTTAACATATTTTAATCCGCTATTTTTCCACCACTCTAGAACATTTACATGACCATATTCTGAAGCCACAGTAGGTATGCAATCATATTCTAGATCATATTCATGAGTATTTTTAAAATACTCGAGTAATTCTACGTTTCCAGTTGCGCAAAGACCTATAATAAATGATTTATTTATTTTAAGGTTAAATTTTTGGATTGTTTGTAAATTATATAATGGGTATGATTGACTCAAAATTGTTTTATTAAAAGCTCTATTGTTTGGATATAAAATCATTTGTATAAAACATTTATTTGGTGAATATATTGGGTACTCATTTGATATAAAATCTAATAAATATGCATAATCTTTATTTAATCCGATTTTACACCCTTGAAGATTTAAAGAATTTGGGACTATTACTAAATAAATCATTAGAGTTATATAGAGTTATATTATATAGTAAAATATGTTGTGTGGTGTAAACTATTTCAATTTTTGATGGATTCAAATGAGTCCTTAATTTTTTGGAATGGGTTATCTTTTTTGATGTATGTGATTACGATATTTTTAGCGGTTTCTGGTAAATAAATACCAGTTTGATGATGTCTATATACTTGATCATTGGATATGATGATGATTCTGGAGAGAACTTGGTCATCTGTGGTGGTATCCCAACCGTTTTCGGTTTTTACTTTGATACTTCTTAAGTTGGTATCGGTGAGTGTTAATGGGAAAGATATTTTGCGTGGGTATTCTATATTTTTGTCTTTGAGTTGTCTATTACAGTTGTCTTTGAGGAAATAGGAAAGACATTTCGCGTATGATTTAACGCCATTAAGTTGATAAGATTCTAATAATGTTTTGGTTTGTTTTTCGTCGAGTTGGTAGTCGCCATTATAATTTTTAATAAAAGTTTCCATATCAATCATATCACTTAAATTTTGATTGAGAAATTGTATAGTTTTTTGACCGGTTATAATAGTATTATTGACTTGTAGGTTATTATTGGTGGTGTTATTGGTTGTGTTATTGGTGGTATTACTTGTCATAACTTTTTGTGTGACTATTTCTTTAATATTTTCAAGAGTTTTATTGTGTGTATCTTTAATATTTTCAATTGTTTTGGTATGTGTTTCAAATTGCATTTTGATTATTTGTTTGAGATATTCCTGATCACTGGCACTTGAGCAAGTATTAATAGTATTATTCGTATTATTATTATTAGATATATCATCATGGCGTGGTATTAAATCATGTTTAATAATTATGCTAGGGCATCTACTTTTGCGGTGTCTATAATAATTTGAAGCGTGTTTGAATAATTTACCACAATTGTCACATGTAATATCTGATGCACTTACATTTGTTTTATGTTTATCCGTTTGCATATGGCGTTGATAATGAGCTCTATTAGAAGAATAATAATTACATTTTATACAAGAATATTTACTTCCTTGTTGATCACTCATCGATTTATATTAATCATATATTTTTATTTTTCACTTTTTTCCTTGTAAGTAGCTTTTAAAGCTACTAGAAAACATATGATTTTACTTACATTTTCTTGCTATATTTTAACACATTTTTAGTGTTTTTAAGCATGTGTTTTTTTTTTAAGCATTGAATTGTATCAAAACGTCGATTATGTGCTTTTTGAAATCACTATATAAAAAACTCGTATTATTAGCTCAAGACCATGTGTGAGATTTTGTCCGGATATATTGGATATCTTTTGAAAAAATCGCATATAGTAAAGGGGGTCTTATATCTAAAACCATTATTGAGAAATTCAAGATTTTGATCATTTTTTTAGTATCATTTTGCTTATCATTTTTTTGGGAGCATACCATAATAGTTGTGTATTTAACTGAAGCCTTATTTTGTATCAGCTACCTTATCACTAAAATGTGCCAAAAAAATCGTCAACTATCCGACTTTTGGATAGTACCCCTCTAGTGTTCTTTATGGCATTTTCAACGTGGTTTCAGGACTAAAAAAAAGCACATTTTTTTAGGCTCCTGCGTTCATTTTTTTGACCATTTTTTGACATTTTTTCAGGAGCCTATTATACCCTTATCCCTCAAACTATACTTGAGATTTATTGTTTTGTATTTTTAATCATTCAACTATTAGATTAGTTATTAAAGTATGCATGACATCTCCCAAAAGTACTAACACATTTTAGGAGTAGATATAAAAAACTGTATGATACTATGCTTGAAATATTTTTTAAATTTTTTCAAAAAACCCTTAAAATATATTAGTTTAGTCCTGGAACCATCTATATTTTCACTTTTTTTAAAAAATGTGCTTTTTATTTTACATCATAAATTATATACACACAAAAGGGAGTTACTATATCAAAAATAGTACTTTTTGGTATATATTTTTAGTGAAAATCTTGAGTATAGTTTTGTATATAAGAGATGCAGCTAGTACCATCAATGTGCCTTGCTGGATAGTTTTTGGCACATTTTATTTTTCACTCCAGGAGCCTCTTTAAAAAAATCATAAAAAATCAAAAAAATGACTCCAGTTCTTAATTACGTAAACCACGTTGAAATGTCCTGAAAAAAAAGTTGAAAAAAATAGAGATTTTTAAGCAAAAAAAAATAATTTCAGGAGCTAAACTTGAATTATTAGGATCAAGAAGATAGTTCCAGCATGCTTGGTGAATAAGATTTCCGTTCCTCATTTTTTTTTGTGAGGAACGGAATTGATTAAAAAATAAAACATTGACGGTTTTTAAATTTATGGGAATCAAGGATCATTTCGTCCTACTTTTTTGCTATAATTTTTTAAAAAACTGTAAAAATGACATTTAGGGGTACCAACATACCACCCCCTACAGCATGAATTAGTTACAAAACCATACTCAAAAATGTCAAAAAACAGCAAAAACAACGCAGAAAGGGTAGGTTTGCTGTTTTTCACTCAGGAGCTAGGGCTTGACTTAAACCTTCTTGATAGCACATTTTAATTTTATTTTTCTCTTTTTTTTAAGATTTTTGTTAAAATTTTTTATGGCGCTATGCAATCGTTATCCCTAATACCATTAGTAACAAAAAATATGTTTAGCATAGTTTTATAAGTAAATATTGGAGACCTCCTGAAAAAAATGTATACAAAAAGTACTGTTTTTGGGAGCTGTTTTGCTATGTATAAGGTTTATCTCAAGCCCTATATTTTTTTCAGGAGCACTCCATCATTTAGATAGAAACCAAAGCAAAAAGTGGATTTAGTGTATAGCATCATGTAATATTTAGTATGATATAATGCATAAAATAGTAAAAAGTGTATAAAAAGTAGAAATTATTTTAGTTTTTGTGATTAATTTGGCGACCACATATTAAAATATTATTATCATAAAATGGACACGCCATATTAATTTCTGTATCATTATAATTAAAGAAGAGTTCTTCATCTATTTCTATGTCACGAGCGGCAACTAATTTATCTCCAACAATATTAATGTTTGGAGTACATGAGTGATTTAGATAAATACCATATTTATCGTATATATGTTTATTATTTCCAATATGTATGGTTTCTCTTAAAGGTTTATCATATATATCACCCGATAAAATATGTAATACTTCATTTTGTTTGTATTTTTTTGTAGAAAATAATCCTTTTTCTCCAGTAATTATACTATTTCTTATATCCATCTTAACTAGATATAATATTATCAATATCTGTTAAATTATTTTAATCTACTATTTTCTAATATTATTTATTTCACTATTTCTGATAAGTAAGGTAGGGTATCGTTGGTCAATAAAAAGATATTATAAAAGTTCCCCTAAATACCTTATATTTTTAAATATTTCTAGTATAATTAAGGATTTTAAGTTAAATTCTAGTGATTTTAAGGATGTACTAGAGGGGGTTAGGTAAGGTAGGGTATCGTTGATTTAAAAAAGATATTATAAAAGATCCTCTAAATACCTTATATTTTAAATATTTCCAATATTATTTATTTTACTTCTAATATTTTTGATAAGTAAGGTAGGGTATCGTTGATTAAAAATAGTAGTTATAAAAGATCCTCTAAATACCTTATGTTTTTACATAATTTCGAATACAATTAAGGATTTTAAGTATAATTCTAGTGATTTGAATGATGATGTACTAGAAGGGTATCGTTGGTCAAAAAAAGATATTATAAAAGATCCTCTAAATACCTTATGTTTTTAAATATTTTATACAAACCACTGTAAATAATTTTTTTGTTCCATCATAATTCTTTCGGCGCGACGCATTTTGATGATTGGTGTGTCTAGAATATCGCAAAGATGTAATGTTATTTTTGGGTTTTTGCATGCTAATAGATTATCGAGGGCTTTATTGGTATCCCAATCATTTTTTGTTAAATATTTATATGCTGTATCTTCGGCTTTTAGTAATTTTATTTTATAGTTTGCCCCTTGTTTTTGTAAGATTTTTTGACAAGCAATATGCATACTGAGATAAGACGTCGATGTAATTTTTTGAAAATTAACCCCATGTTCTTTAACATTTTCAACATATTCTTCTATTGTATTGAAATCTGACGTTCTCAGGAATTCTTTTAACCAATCTTTAACAAACATTGAATTTGATTTACACGCAAAAAACCAATTTTCTATAACTGGCGATTTTTCCCTATATTCTGGTAAAGTAAATCCATCTATATAAAATCCAACAAATTCACTATTATTTTTCTTTTGTAATAAATTTATCCAATAATCATATGGCTTCAAACATATAATCGATGCATCACTCCATATTCCACCATATTTAGCCAATACATGCAACCTAACCATATCTGAAAATTTTTCAGGAGAATTATTATGAATATGTTTTATTTTAGAGAAATCAACTTCTGGCAAATAATTGTTCAAGTTATTTTTATTTAAAACAATTATTTCATAGTTGGGATTATGTTTTTTCCAAGTCCCTATACATTTATCAATTATATCTGGAATTATTGGATTATCCCAAAAAGTCCATATTTTTTTAGGTATATGATTATCCTCAAAATTTTCCAATGTATTGCGGTTATTCATAATAAACATATATACAATTAGACTAAAACATACTATACATACCAAAAATAATAATACATAAATATAAATGTGTTTTTTCATATTATTATATTATAATTCGATTTTTTAAAGATCTTTATTTAGATCTAAAAACTTACAAACTGAACTATACTAAAAATCCGAATTAATAGAAAACACATTCAAAAGCATTCGGAAGTTTTCGTCTAATTTACAAAATTATACTTGAAAAACTAGAAACTCTAAATTAATATGTGTAATAATTACGACAACATCCGAAAACCTTTGACTGTTAATGTTATCCTTTTGGGGTATCATAAGTCAAAAAAACATTAGTAATTTAGTCTAGATTTTACTAATAAAATATTAAAATGTTCTAGATGTAACTGGATCTAGAATAATACTTTTTAAAAACTTTCAAGGACATAAAAGTAAAAATATTAAAGTGTTCTAGATGTAATCCAATCTAGAATAATACTTTTTAAAAACTTTCCAGGACATAAAAGTAAAAATATTAAAGTGTTCTAGATGTAATCCAATCTAGAATAATACTTTTTAAAAACTTTCCAGGACATAAAAGTAAAAATATTAAAATGTTCTAGATGTAACTGGATCTAGAATAATACTTTTTAAAAACTTTCCAGGACATAAAAGTAAAAATATTAAAATGTTCTAGATGTAACTGGATCTAGAATAATACTTTTTAAAAACTTTCAAGGACACAAAAGTAAAAATATTAAAGTGTTCTAGATGTAATCCAATCTAGAATAATACTTTTAAAAAACTTTCTAGGACACAAAAGTAAAAATATTAAAGTGTTCTAGATGTAATCCAATCTAGAATAATACTTTTTAAAAACTTTTAAGAACACAAAAGTAAAATAAAATTGATTTTATAAAATTAGAATAAAGATGTAAATCTTTTAATTAAATCAAGTTGCAATGTCATTTAATTTAATAGTCGCATTCGATCAAAAAAGAGGAATTGGTAAAAATGGATCAATTCCATGGTCATTATCAGAAGATATGAAACGTTTTAGACAGATAACATCATTTATCCCTGATAAATTTAAAAATGACCAACATTATCATTATATGAATATGGTAGTAATGGGTCGTAAAACATGGGATTCCTTACCTGAAAAATTTAAACCATTACCAGGTCGTATAAATGTCATTTTGAGTCAACAAACTAAATCTGATATTAAGGATGCTAACAAGAATGAATTTATTAAGGTAATAAATAATCTTAATGAATTATTTACTTTGACATTTGATAAGGTAGGTGATCGTCAAATAATGATAAATGAAACCTTTATTATAGGTGGTACTTCTATATATCAAATGGCTTTAGAATCACCTAATTGTCATACATTATATATAACCGAGATATATAAAGATTTTGAATGTGATTGTAAGTTTCCCCAGTTTGAAATAGATAATCATCATATAGTTCCGGTGCATGCTAGATTGGAAGGTTTAGAAATAGAGAAATCTGAGTTAAATAAAAAGGGGTTTAAATTAATAGGTGCTAGTGAAATAGAATGTGATAATCAGAGTAAGATTTATTATAGATTTCTAGTTTATCAAAATATTAATCTAGTGCAAAACTTAAAACCATGGGTCAATCTAGAAGAACAAAAATATTTAGATTTAATGAAAGAAATTTTAGAAACTGGATATGAATGTGTAGATAGAACTAATGTAGGAACATATTCCAAACCAGGTCAATGTCTCAAATTTGATTTGAGAAAGCATTTTCCAGTATCAACTTCAAAAAAAATGCCACTTAGATGGGTTTTTGAAGAACTTAAACTATATATTTCAGGCAAAACTGATTCAAAAATATTAAGTAATCAAGGTATAACTATTTGGGATGGAAATACTACTAGAGAATTCTTAGATAAAAGAGGATTAACAGACTATCCAGAAGGTGATATGGGTGAAACATATGGTTTTAACTTTAGACATTATGGAGGTCAATATATTAATTGTCATACTGAATATGGTCCAGAGGTTGGTTTTGATCAGTTGGGATATGTTATTAATGAATTAAAAAATAATCAAACTAGTAGACGTATTATTATAAATTTGTGGAATCCAGCTACATCACATAAAGCTGCATTACCCAGTTGTTTATTCTATTATCAATTTTGCGTTAATCAAGTTAATAAAGAATTAAACTGTATAATTCATATGAGAAGTTCAGATTATTTTCTAGCAAATAACTGGAACACATGCACAGGTGCAATTTTAACACATATGTTATGTAATCTAGAAGGTATTGACTTGACACCTGGTGATCTAACAGTAATGATAAGTGATGCCCATGTATATAAATCTCATCTGAAATATATTTATTGTAATTTGACCAGAGATCCCTATCCATATCCTAAATTGATTATTAAAGAAAAAAAGAAAAACATTGAAGATTTTACTTACAAAGATTTAGAATTGATCGGTTATAAATCACATGATGCTATCAAAGGTGCTCCAATGGCTGTTTAAAATACATTAATACCACATAACAGAACCACATAACAGATATATTAGATATTCTAATATTATGATAAAATTGAATTGTAAAGTAATTATTTTTTTATAATATAAATATGTCTAGTTATCGCAAAGCATTTAACCTACCTGAAAAAATTATTAAAACTTTGCAACATTTATATGCGAAAAACACTGGAATTCCTAATTGTATAGAATTTAATGTACCAACAACTATTACAACTAAAATAGATGGAACTAATTTTCTAGTTAAGATTACACTCAAAAAAGATGAACCAGAAATTGAACTCTGGGGTCATAGTGCAAAAAAATATTGTTTCAAAGGATCACTTCAAAAACTTCAAGCTGGACAAGTCAAAGGACCTAATACAATCCCATACACATATCAATATGTGTATTTGTATCCTATTATTAGTGAAGTTGTGCCTAAATTTGTGGCATTGATGACGGATATGAATTTGGAGGAATCTCATTTTTATTGTGAAATGACGTTACCTAAGAAAAGTCCTCTAGATATCAAATACCCATCAGATATGTTGAATAAATTGTATCTGTTCAATCATGTGTATGCTATTGGTTCTGAATACAAATTAGATGAGGTAAATAATGAAACAATTAAAGTGTATGAAAAATATGATATCAGAACTGTTCCACTGTTCAAATCTTTTTCAAATTTTACTATTGAAGATTTTGATGCTTTGATGGATCATCTAAAGGATAAGAATATTGAGGGATTTATGCTTAGTCAGCAAAATTGCTTAATTAAATTGAAAACACATTATTATGAGGCATCAGTTCCTGATATGAATCTTGTAATGATTGATCAAAATGATCAATATCAGGTAATGCTTAAAGTTTGTTTGGAAAAATATATCAAGGCTATAGAAAGTGTTAAAACTGGTGAAGAAGGTGGAAATCTAGAAATAATTGATATTGAAATAAAAAAAGAATATGGTCATGATGATCATTCTGTATTTTGTAAAGAATATTTTGCAAAACTGGAATGTGATAGATTACAATTTTTGAAAGAATCTGATTTGACTAAGAGGATACTGGAAAGTATTGAAAAAGAAAAAGGATCAGATTTTGTGACTGTAAATTATAATTCCATTTTAAAGAAAATAAATGATTTCATGTTTCTTCAGAATTAAATAAATAAATAATTAAATTAAATTTTCGCGTTTGATGAAAAAAGTTGAAAAAAATATCTCATGTATATTATAAATTACGAAAGAAATAAAATGTCTTCTAATCGTTTAAGTTATGATAACTGTGCATACCAACAGTATCTTAATCAATCTGTTGGAACTTTAGCGTATCAATTGGACCCAACAAGATATCATAATTGTAATGCATGTCGTATGGAACTTGGTTTAGTTGGTGGTAATAACGTTTCTCAAGTCAAAGGAAACCTAGTAGATTTAGAAAGTGATTTGAAAGGTATTACTAGACTAGGAAGTAAATGTCCTCAATTAAATTATTTAAATCCATGTCCAACTGGTGATATGAACACATGCAAACCTCAAAAACTTTATATTAGAGGTTCACCTACAACAAAGGCTCGTGAGGTTGATTTAACTCTTCAACATTTACCATCGTGCCAAATGATCCGTTATAAACCTATCTCATTACCTCCAGCTCTCAGAATGCCCACTTGTGGTAATTAATTTTGATGATTAAATATTTTTTTTTTATTTTTGGATATGATAAAGAATTTAATTAGTAACAATTAAATCTCTACAATAAGTAAAGGAAAACATTAAAAAGTGATCATTTAATGCAATCTAGTAATAAAACTATGTATAGTGATAATGATATTCAAAATTTAATTAAGTTGGTTAGACTAAATAAAATGTTACAGGTATTGGATGTTGGTACAGGGATTTCAACGCAAAATAAACAAGGAAGTGATACACTTACTGATGAAGAACGTTCTGAAATAAAAAAAATGATTAGAAAAAATAATGAGGATCTAGAGGATGATCTTAAGCATTTTATTGAAAAAAATCAACAAAAAGTTATAGAATATGTCAAGGAAATGATAAAATATAAAGAAAGTGTTGAAAAAGCTGAGAAAGTTATTACTGAAACTAATAAAAAAACTGAAGAACCTGAGCCTCCCAGTAGCAATAATGTCATAAAAATGGTAAGTAATATTCCCAATGGAGTTTTAAGTATAGCCAACACAGTCAAAAACGGTATAAGTGGTGTTGTATCAGCCGCCAATAACACTATATTCGGTTCTGGAAAAAGTAAAGAACAACCTGAAGAACCGATACAAAAACCAAATAGCAACGGTTCAGAAGAAGAAGAAATAGACATCGCACTCACAAATAATACACCAAATACAACACCAAATACACCTCCCAATACTACTACACCCAATACTACACCAAACACTCCTCCCAATACTACTACACCCAATACAACACCTCTCAATAATACTAATACACCTCCCAATAATACTAATACACCTAGTGCACCTCTAAATACTACTACCCCAAATACACAAGTGAATACTTCTAGAGAACCTAATATATCTTATAAACAATCAAATAATCTTGATGAAAAAAATGGATTAAATACACAGTTGAATACATCTAGAGAACTTAATCTTAATGGTAATGCATTTCAAAATATACAATTAAATACTCATGAAATACCTAATATTAATGGTGATGTTAACGCATTAAAAAATGGTTTAGAAGCACCACAGAATGATTTAAATCCACTTGAATCTTTGAATCCAACAATAAATCCAGCTATAAAAAAAAATGCTGAAAAAGAAAAGGAGAAAGCAGCAAAGAAGGAGATAAAAAGATTAAATATGGAGTTAAATAGGTTAAATGGGTTACAAACAGGAGGACGTAAAAGTAATCGTAAAACTAAAATTAAAAAACATGCAATTAAAAAGCGTACTCAAAAAAAAAATAAAAGATTAATTAGTAAATCAAAAAAAAGTATGAATTGAAAAAATATTATCTAGTATAATTATAAATTACTTTTATAATATGTCATTTACACGTTTAACTCATGACACCTGTGCTTACAAACATGAATTATCTCAAACTGTTGGTCCTGGTGAGTATCAATTAGCTAAACCTTATCCATGTAATCCATGTTTTTCAAAAGATCCACGTATTCGAATGCAAAGATTTGGTGCAAGTGTCAGTAAATCTACATCTTTAATAGATGTTGATTCAGAAATGATAGGTTTAAGTAGAAAACAGACTAAGTGTCCAGATTTGCAATATATGCCTGAATGTGGTGCTAATGGTTATTGTGGTGCAAATAGTGGGGGTTCCTCAAAAAATAATGGTGCCATTAATATGGATTATGATTTAACACATTTTCCAGCGGAAGATTGTTTTACTTTAGTTGAAGATACTAGATTAAGTGATCCTCCTAGTAATTTAAGATGTACTGGATGGAATAGATGGGAGTGGTTAAATAGAAATCCTCAAGATCGTGTTACAATTCCATTTGATTATAATATTAATGAACGTCTAGTTGCAAAAGATAATCATAGACCTTGTGTTCCCAATCCATTTGATCAAACAGCTGTTTTACCTAGACCATCTTCAGAACCTTTATGTACTAGTATGACAGTAGCAAGTTGTGCGGTTCCAATAGGTCCTCCATCAATTAGTTGGGTTGCCGCTGAACGTGTTAAGAGTTTGTAAATAAAAAATAAAAACATTACTCGAAAACATTACTCGAAAACATTATGTAAATTTAATAATTTAGTGCGTCAACATAACTGTATGCTTTTGGGTGAAATGTAAATCCAAAAAGCCCTAATACTAAATTTTGTAAATGAATTTTATGTATTCCTTCGGTTTGACCATCATAAAAAATTTTTCCTTCTTCATTTTCAGGATCATAACTGTGTTTTGAAAGCCAGTCAGCTTCTTTTTTTAATAATAACAAATGAGTCATATTTGTTAGCATTTTTAGCAATATTGTTTGTTCTAATCGATTTATTGGAGGTTCATTACATCTATTAGGTTCCTCTTTATATCCGAATAATCCTAAAACTAAATCTATTAAACCACATCGATGCTCACATTCAGTATCACCACTGTAACCACTTTGACATTCATGGTCATCATCTCTGCATACACCATAATGATGTGTCGAAATCCATTCAGCTTCTTTGTAAAGTAAAGATAGATACATTCTATATCTTAGGATAGTTTGAAAAATATTAATTTTAGGGTAATCAAAAGTAGAAATTAATTCATTTAATTTATTGTTTAACTCAGGATCCTGTTCCTCATAATTTTCAGATGCACGTAAATTTGTATCCGGCACAACAATAATAGGATCTATGCTACACATGTTTATTTGTAATTATTCAAAATTTAATAAAAAAAATTAATAATCAATTTTATAATCTTAAATATTACCTCAACTGGCAAACATTTTTTCTAATATATAATATAAAACACGTAAAGACAAATGGCAAGTGCATTCGGACATAAAACCTATAACAATAACAATAATAACAATAGTATTAATAACAATAGTTTTGTGGATGATGGTGATTTTCTTAAAACAGAATTTCCCAACCTTAACCAACGTTTAGTTGATTCAACTCTTGAGAAACATCTAACTGTACACGGAGTATGTGAATTATTTATACAGCACACACTCAATAAATTTTTTAAAAGAACAGACATCAATCAAATTAATGTCAAAGCCAAAACAGAACCAGATAAAGCTGAGGCGAATTTGCCAGAAGATGAAAAAGAATTATTTGCGTATGCAATAGGAACTCAATATAAAAATATAAATGCTGATAAATTGAATCTTGCAAAATCAAAAAATAAGTACATTAATTTTTTTAGCAATGAGCAGTTCACAAAACGTAATAATATTAATATGGTAGCTAATATGTATTATAATATAATAAATATACAGAATTTGGATGGATCTAAGATTCAGTCTTGTAGAGAATATCTGGCGGAATATTTGGCATCATTGATTGTTGAATATAATGAGGTTGGAATTAAATCTTTCTTTATTCGAAACATTCAAAACTATATAATTATCATATGTTTAATGGATTTTTTATTATTATTTCTAGGAAATAATCGAGAGGGGGTAGATGCGGCCAATATTAAAGAAGATTTATTACCGACTATACTTTTTTTAAGATTATCAACAAAACATATAGAAAAAAATTTATATGGACTTAAACTAATTAATAAAGATGAAGTTGATTTGACAGCTCGGGATATAGAAATTTTGATGAATAATATTTATAATAGATTAATCAAAAGTCCACCATACTCAAACCCAACACAATATGCCCCTTCGGCGCCATCAGACAATAATAATAATACCCGTAAACCACTGCCGCCGCCGGGCAGCCTGTCACCACAAAGGGCCCCAGAACGACAATTAAACAATAATACCAGCCCACGGTACCCGTACCCCAACACTAATACTAATACTAATACTAATACCAGACCCAGACCATCAGCTCCTGAAATGCCCCAGCCATCAGCTCCTGAAATGTCAGCAAATTCAATGCCATCGGCTAATTCAATGTCACAACCTAAAATAAATGCTGAGAACTTTATTATACAAGCAATTCTTCATTCTTCAAAATCTGCCAACGAATGGGAAGAAGAAGAATCTATTAGAACTAGTGTTGAAGACATACTTAATAGATATGTAAATTTAAACCCTACTGATACTATAGATAATACAAAACAATCAAAGATTGAACTCCTAAATAAAGTTCTGAGGAAAGTTAAATCGGAATCGACTACGGATATTAGTAGTGATACTAAAAATAATATAGTTACATATATAACAGATGCGATTAAAAGAATTAATGAACAGCAACCACAACAAGGTGGTAAATCAAGAAAAACAAAGAAAACTAAGAAAACAAAGAGAACAAAGAGAACGACTAAAAATAAAAAACATAGTGTCCGCAAAGGACATCATAAAACACGTAAAGCAAATCAAAAAAAATAAATAATCTGATTTTTTATCAATCTAGATAATAAAAAGAAACTAAATAAAAAAATATTAATCAATGAGTACACATGGGATCTATTTACCAAAAAGAATCATTAAATCAGTTGGTCCAACATATTCTGAAAATATGATTCAAAGAGAACTAATTGACTGGGGTATTATATTTAATTTAACATTATTTGTCATATCTTTTGGTTCAATATTTTATATATGTATACATCGATATCGTAATAAAGAATATTATAAAAGAGAAACGAGAAGAAAACAAGAGCAATTAGTAGAAGATTTTCAAAAGGCTTTGCTAGATTATCAATTAAATCAACACAAAATAGTTTATATGCAACAACAACAAACTAAACTTAATAATCAAATAAAAATGAGTCAAGGTCTTGATACTCTCAAAAATAAAATGGAATTATTCAATAATATTCAAACACCTAAAAGATTATATTAAGATTTTTATAAAATTTTTATAATGATTTTTTCATAATTTTGGAATCTTTTCCCAAATCTTTAACTTTTTCTTGATTGTCAATAACAACATAACCATCACCCATATATTGTCCAATCAAATCTTTCATTTTTAATTTATGAGATGCAGAATCTTTGACTAAGGTAGCCAAATGATCTAAACGTTTTGCTGGATATTGATCAACAAGTATATAATCAAATTTGTGACGAAAAGATTCAGGAACATCATAGACTGAGTTAGCAATAAAAACAACGAGAATACTTAATTTTTCATCAAAAACAGAATTAATAAGACCTTCAATCTCTTTATCTTTAAGGAAAATAGAATCTATAACGACAAATCTTTTAGGTTTAATATCGGCTGTTCTAGCTTCATCAATGAATCTTTGCAAACTATTTTTATTAAGTTTGGCTTGAATTTCAACCTTATGATCTGGATTAACTTCATGTAACCCATTGACATATCCATGAAGTAATTTTGGGTAATCAACCGCAATTAAACCTTCAGAAACGCCAAATTTCATTTTCTTTTGTAAAAGTTCAACAACGGAATGACTTTTATTCTCAGTGGGACCACCGATTAAAATAAGTTTATCAGACATTTTAACGTTGTCCCAACCGAATTTAGGTAACACTGAATTGTTAGACATGTGTATCTGTATCTTTATTAATATATATATAAGAAAAAAAGAAAAATATTTTTAGTAACTATATTTTTTTTGAATATTAATTTGAGGAACATTTCTTTTTCCAAAAACAGTACTCAAATCTAAATCATCATTCTCTTCCTCCTCTTCCTCTCTAATATATTCATGTTGATTTTTACTAAGATCCCAATACTCTGGAGCACATGCCTGGAAATTAGATTCGAATATAGCTGGATCAGCTTTATACCACGCAATTTGATCTTCCAATTTATTACTACGGACTGTATTATCAATCACTAAACATTCATATGATGCCGTACAAGATTCATAAATTTGGTTGAAACATTCAAAAGTGGGGAAAGGAGAACCATAGTTGCAATAAAGTTTTTTTCTATTGTCTATACCTGGAATGGTGAACAGAAAACAGTAATCAATTTGTTGACGTAGGGCTGGTAACAAATTGGTTGCTGTCTGAGCGGTGTAAATGAAAGTTAAATCTATATGACGACCATTCATAAATATTTCTCTTATACACTTCCAGAAACTCCATTTGGGATTAAATTGACAATCATCTAAAATTAATAATGCTTGAGAATCAATTGTAGAACTTCCATACTTTTTTTCCTCCATTAAACGCTTAGTTTTAACTAGTTTTTGTCTAGCAACCGCATTATCAATAATTTCTTCAGCTATTTCATTATGAATAAAAATAGGTGGAATAATATCAGAGAAGAATTTATTAAACTCTTCAGTTGGACTTACTACGGTCGCAACAGGAATGTGACGTTTGTAATAAATGAGCTCTTTCAAACAAGTACTCTTGCCTGATTTACGTTTTCCAATGAAAGCAATGATAGATTTATCACTGACTTTAGTCATATCAAACTTACGGATTTTAAGACTTTTACCCATCTCAATTGTATCTTATAATTAAAAACTAGAAATTAATTATAGAAAAAAAACGAAACGAATCATGTTCAAGTCCAATTCAATATCGAACTTTACAACATCTTCAATAATTTTTTGTAACGCTCCATAATTGACTCTTCTAAACCTGGATCCTCCACATTCAAATACAAAAATGCAAAATTACCCAACTGGCTCGCTAATTTATAACCAGATAAATCTAGATCAATAGGCATTGAAACGTAATTTCTAATCCATGTAGAGTTATTTTTATTAATCCATGTATAATAATCAACTAGAGCACTTACTTCAATTAAATCCATATTTTCTATATCATTAATGATTTGGTTTAAATAAAATCTAGAAAACCTTAATCCATTTTTCTTTTCCTCCAATGAAGCTAAAGCTAAATTACCCGCCTCAATTTGAAAATATTCTGATTTTAAATTGACACTTTGAATATTTCCCATTATACAATATTATACAATATTTTATTTTCCTATTTATAATGAAACAATTGACACCATAAAATGATTTTCAATTTTTTTTTAATAAAACTTCCATGAACTCTGATTCAATCTAGTATGATTATTAGCTACACATTGATCTCCATTACCCTCCTTACATGTCATACCACTACCATATAACCACTGCGAAAACTTCCATTGTCCTTCTCCAAATGTTGTATCAGGTACTGTATACCATTGCCTTTGTGAATTATTACGATTGTATACATCATTAACATCCTTAAACAAATTATGTGAGAAGTTTGTCTCTACTATACCAGCCATTTCCTCATCATTCCACGTAGTACATGCTGCCATTCTTTTACGATCATCAGTTGGTAAAGGATTCATCATAGGATTATCAATTGTACTTCTATAACAAACTTTATTATTATTTTCATTACCATTCATATTGGTTTTTAAGTTATTGGTTTTTAAGTTATTGGTTTTTAAGTTATTATTATGAATTGGTAAATCTCTATAAGATTCTCTTATCTCGACACTCTGAAATATGTAAGCACAATATGTGATAACTAGAACTACTACTGGAACATATAAAAATAAATAATTATTATGCAAAAGAAATAAAATAATACCAGCATATCCAAAAAAACGAACAACACTATTAATTCTTTGACTATATGACATATTTGCTCTAGGAATAAATTCTAATAAACGATCTTGTTGAATCAATATATTTGGATCTTGAACCCAAATCGGATCACCTTTACTTGTCATTTATCATATTAAAGAGAAAATTAAAGAGGAAATTAAGTTCAAATAAGAAAAATAAAATCAATTATACTAATAATATACTAATAAAGCCATATGATAGAAGCAAAATCCCTATTGAATTATAATAGATGGGATATTATAATAAAATATGTTTACATTAAGTATTTTGATTTATATTGCAAACATCATCATAAATTATCTGAGTCTGACCTATCAAATGAATTAAATACACCTGAATTGAGGTGGTTTAGAAATTTATATATGGATCATCTGAGAGTTTTAAATGGTGGGTATGAGGTGTCGGCACCATATCAAGAAATTGAAAAAAAAACCCCAAAAGATTTTCTAAACTCATTTCATTCACTATATTTTTCCATCAAAAATAAAGGCTTCGATAATTCACACCCAATTCCAGTCGGATACAATAACACAATTATTAACGGAGCACATCGCATTGCAATATCCTGTCTATTTAACCTAAAAATACCCATTCAAAAAATTAATACAGCATACTCAACCCTTAAATTACCCCCAGACTCCTTTAATAACCGTTCCAATTATAATATGCCTATATCCAACCCATTAAATGTAATTTCTGGATTAAGCATAGAACAACAAGAATTTATATTAAAGACATATATACAAATAAATAGTAAACATTTACGATTCCTAGTAATTTATAACCATAACATTAATCAAAACAATGAAACATATCTTAAAAAATATTTAAAAGATAATCATTATCATATTATTCATCAAAAGGATATTGTATTAAATATATATGGTACATTCCAGTTTATTAAACATTTATATTTTAATGAACCTAAAGTTAATGTAACTTTGAAAACAGCACATGCATACTTTGCACATTATCATAATAAAATTCCAAAATACTTTACAACTAGAGTTTATTTAATAGAATCTAATGACTTTAGTACTTTAAGTCCATCTGGGGCAACCGGTAAAATTCATTTACGACACCATTATAAATCAGATCATAGCTTGCATGTTACTGATAATCCAGATGAAACAATTTTAATGGGAAATCTCATTTATCACCAAACTAGTATTGATTATTTGAACTTATTACCTCTAAATCATCATCCAAAAATAGATGAATTATTCATAACATATATGAAAATTATTAAAAAATATGAAAATAATAATAGTAACAGTTTTATAATTGTTTCTAGTTTTTTATTGGGTCTTCTTGGAATAAATGTTCCATCTGATTTAGATTTTATATATGATGATAATTTAATAAAAAATAATAATTTGGAAAAGTTTAGTCATAATAAATATAAAGAACATTATCCAGATTATTTTTCTTTGTTGTATAACCCTAAATATTATTTTTATTATTTTTCTTTTAAAGTTATTACGCTTGAAGGGTTAAATAAAATGAAAATGTTGAGAAAAGAAGACAAAGATATATTAGATATTCAATCAATTCATAGATTTTGTAAATATAATTATTTGAGAACACAATTTAGCATTATAACTACAACACATGCAATTCCATCCGCACCATCTACTAAAATTATAGAAATGTGTTTAAAATCTTTTTATGAAAATTTTCCAGGAGCTGAGTTTGTACATCATTGGATTTATTTTGACAGTAGAGAAGATAAAGTTAGTTTAGAATATTGGGGTAATCTTCAAAAATTAAGAGATACGTATCCAAACTTAATTCTCATCAAGGAACCTCGTTCTGGTTTAAAACATAATTATTTAAAAGGGTTGAAAAATGTTATTACTCCTTTTTTTATGTTCCTAGAACATGATTGGATTTTTTTAGAAAAAGTAGATTTATTATCAATTTTAAATGAATTTACGAATAAAATAGATTTACATTATTTACGATTCAATAAAAGAGACAACTATCAAAAAGGTGGTTGGGATCAATGTCTCATTAAAGATAATACAATTAAAGGGTTTACCGCAATTAAAACAGACAATTGGGGTAATCAACCACACATAGTGAGAAGAGAAAAATGGTTTGAAAGTTGGTTTAATATAGTAACTCATCCAAAGTTAAATACACAACATTCAACATTTGGTATTGAAGATATATTATATAGGGTGTATCAATATGAAATTAATCAGTTAGGATTTGAGAAAGCGCATCAGAAATGGGGTTGTTACAATTATGGTACTAAATCTGGTAAACATTTAATAGAACATATAGATGGTTCTGAAAAATATGATCCAAACACTATGGATGGTAGACATATAAAAATTGATTTTTAATTACATCTTTAGTGTAAATCTTTAGTGTAAATATTTAATTTAGAATGCCGTTATCTTCCCTCAAAGCGAGTGAAAAAGAGAATATTATAGTTCCTAGAAATTTTATTCTTCTAGATGAATTAGAAAAGATTGAAAAATCACCACAATATTTAGGTACTGTTAGTTATGGTTTAGAATCATATGATGATAATATTTTATTAGAGAAATGGGAAGGTGTTATTTTCTCAAATAAATCAGATGTTATTCACAAATTAAAAATATTCGTTGGTCCAAATTATCCACATGAACCCCCTAATTTAACCTTTACAAGTCTTAAACCAAAAGAACTTAATAGTTTTGTTTCTAATGATGGTGTTGTTAATAAAAAAACATTTCCTTTACTCAAGAATTGGAAATCTGATATGCGTATTAAAGATATATTGTTAAGTTTACAACAATATCTCCCTTAACTCTTTAATCTCACATAAAGTTAAATGGGTAGATATTTTAGTATTTTCAGTGAATCTTTTAATTTCATCCCCTTTATATTTAAGGTTTTCATTTTCTTTATCTGATGAATCGTTATAATTAAAAGATGCTGATGTGATTAATGTGGTTGCATTTGGTATAGATTTTTTCCATGTATCAACGAAACCATAACAATCATCTGGTTCATCATAATAAAATCCCCATATTAAATTAACATCAACTGATTTTAATTGCTCCAGTAATAATTTTGAAGGTTCAAAATCTTTTTTTTCTGTTTTTCTCGTTTTGGCTACAGGGTCTTGATCATAAAATAGATTAGTGGAATAATAATAATATAATTTTTTTTGATGTGGTAAATCGAACACTAACCTTTTTTCTTGGTAATTATTTTCAATTAAAGTTCCATCTAAAAATTTTTTAACTAAAACAGTGTAATAATTTATAAATACTACTAGATCATCCGGATAATACCAATAATATTTAACTTTAGGTACTATATCAACAAGAATAAATATTTTAACATTTCCTAAGCAATCTATAGTGTCTCTAGATGTTCCAGATTCACATGATTTATTAACTAATGTATTATCATTGTTAGTATAGTTGTTATCTAATGCTAATCTTAAAGGATATAAATCATCACCAGGACCTAAATATAATAATGTTGTCATTTAATTGAAATTATTTTAACTTTAAGTTTAGTTTAAGTTTTCAATTTTTTTCTAAGAGTATTAAAAATATGAATTCATCTGCATTTATTTTTGTGCCATCAAGTGATGATGAATATGATTGGATTATAGAATCATATTATCAAGGATATCAAAAAAAAAATTGGAAAAATCCTAATAATAAATCTAAATCTATTAATAAATCTAAATCTTTGGGTGTATTAGATTATTCAAATGAATTAGTTGATTCTAATTATGCCATTTTGATGATTCGGCAATGGATTGAATTACATGATTCTCAACAAAATATTAAATTTTCTTTATTAACAGATATTGATGCAAATATTGATGGTGTTAAAATGATATCAATGGATGCGAGAAGTATTTTAAAAAGAGTACAAAAAGAGGGTGTTTTAATGGATAATGATAATGGCAAATATGGTTTAAAAATACAGAAAATTCGTGCGGAACTATTTAGAATTAAAAATTATGCTAGAATATATTCTATTGATGGTCTCAAAAATTCTCTAATTGATAATGGACCAGCATTAATGATTTTACCTGTTTTTAATAATCCTGTAGGTAATAATCAGTTTTGGTTACCAAATAATAATTGTAAAAGACTAGGAGGGTTGGATGTTGTTGTATGCGGATATGATAAATTCGGTTTTAAAATTATTATACCAATGACACAGAAAAAAATAATCACTTTCCCATATTGTGATTGGGGTATGCAATGGGAAACATGGGCAATTATAAACAATAAAGACTGGGCACATACACAACAAGAGAATACTACACAAAATAATAAGGATTTTAAAGATAAGGATTTAAGTGAATTAGAAAAAAGCTTAGTTCAAGTGCCAATTGAAAAAAGTAAAAGAACTTTTTTTAAATTCAAGAAAAATAAAAAAATAAAAGTACATCCTGCACCAACACCAGTTCCCCTGAAATCTGAAGACAAACTTCAGAATTTGGGATTAAAAATTATAGAGAATTCTGATGATTCTGATATAGATATATAAAAGATATATGAAACATCATTTATTTTTCTTGTGATGAATTACGTTTTTGTTCTAGTTTTTTTTGTAATCTTTCACGAGCCGCTTGATCACGTGTTGATGATCTTAAATTATTCATTTGAGATTGGTTTAACCCCATTTGTCTAGCTTGTTGTTCCATTTGTTCTTTAGTAATTCCTAAAGAATTCATCATTTGTTCAGCCTTTTTTTGTAAATCATTTGTATTAATTTGACCATTATCGGCTCCTTCTTCAAATTTCTTAGATAATTTAGCAAAAACATTTTGCATTTTAGCCTGTGTGGCAGGATTACTTAATGATTTCATAACACTACTAAAATCGGTAGGGTTTTCTGGTATATCCATATCTTTAAATTCATCTTTAATGTCTCCAACTAGATCAGTGAAAAAGTTTTTATCACCTTCTTTTCCGCCACCCATTAGACCACCAAGAATATTTTCTAATCCATTTGCTCCACCCATACCACTCAAAAGATTTCCTAAAACACCCGCACCACCACCAGAAGCACCACCTAAGGCACCTAAACTACCTAGTAGAGATCCAATATCAAAACCTTTACTTTTCTCTTCTTCATCCTCACCCAGTTGATTCTTTTCCTTTAAATTATTCAGCATCTGTTGTAAAGCTTCCGCTTGAGTATCAACAGATACACCTTGATCACCATAAGTTTCAAAATCTTTAATCATTTTTTCTAATTTACTAGGTTTACTAATGACATTACCTCCTACAACATAAAGAAGTGTTAGATATTTCCAAATAGATTTACGACTATTCTCGGATAATTTAGAATCTTTCCATAAAGTATTCATATCAATACCTTCAATTAAATAGTAATTTGGTGAAAATAATCGTTCATCTTTATCCTTAATCAATTGAGATACTGGACTTGCTTTTTTCATAAAAGACTTTACATAAGAATCATTTTTACTTTTTGCGTCACGTAAGAGCTCTCCATAATGTAATTCAAAATTATTTTTAGCACTTGGAGAAACTACAAGTAATTGTGTAAGAAATTCTCTTAAATAATGGTTAAAATGTTCTAGGTTTGTTTTATCTTCTGTCAAAGACATTAATAATCATCATCAAGATATTTTTTATATTATTTGAACTCATTCTTTTTTCTTCGTTCAAAAAATATCAAAAATTTATTTAAGTGAAAATATAAGTGTATATATAGAGAATATATATAAATGTCTTTAGCGGTCGCGTTCAATAACCAACTTAATAAATTTCTTGATGAGTTATGTCAAACTTATCCAGAGGACAAAGATTTTCCTTATTATTGTAGATTAACGAATCAATTAATGAAGCTTAATGTAAAAAAACCGGCAGAAATATTTGCATATTATGTAAGGGAACATGTTTCAGAAATATATAATCGTAATTCAGATTTCTTTTTGAATAACAGTGATACTATAGTTAAAAATAATGCAACCGATAAAGATAGTCAAACAGAAGCTTTTCGTTTGATCTCCAATTTAAGTAAATATTGGTCAGAAATGACAGAAGATAATCGTAAGGTAATCTGGGATTATTTAATTATTTTAACCAAACTATCACTTCAATTATTTCCATCCTAGAAAACTTTTAATAACTTTTAATAACTTTTAATAACTTTTAATAACTTTTAATATTTTTTAATATTTTTTAATTTTTTTTAATTTTTTTATGAAAATTACTGAACATATGATTGTCTTCCAGTATTATTTTTTTGTGCCCATTGTTGATCAAAATTTTCAGGTACACCAGCGATGGGTTTAATATCTTGTGCATATGGTTCACTCTTTCGCATAGCTTGCAACATCGCAAAATCTTGTTCAAATTTTTCATGTTTTTGCGAACTACGATTACTACTATTATTTTGTTGGTTTTGTTGTTGCATATTTTGTGGTTGCATATTTTGTGGTTGCATATTTTGTGGTTGATTTTGTTGTTGATTTTGTTGTTGATTACCTTGCATACCTCCTACAGTTTCATAACTATGAGGATAAAGAGGTTGATATGAAGATTGACCATTTGGATTAGTAAAAGGAGCATACAAATCAGAACTTATTCCACCACCCATTTCCAAAGGATTATATGCCATAAATCCATCATTTTCATTCATCATCATAGGTTTATTAGAAGTATTACCGGGTTCAGGTGGTGGTGGTCCTCTTTGTCCGGTAGGGTTGTGGACGGGTTGATCACTTGGCATTGGATGATTAAAATTACTGACTGTAGCGGCTTGAATTAAACGCAGTTGCTCTTCAACCCATCCCCACATTTTATCTTCATACAAAAGTTGTCCAAATTTTGGTGACGGCTGAGATAAATATATTAATGGTATTTTATTAGTTTGAATGACAAATTGAGGTAATCTTTGTCTAACTTCCATTGTGTCAACACACACTTTCTGTATGTTATTAAATAGGGGTGTATTGAAAATTTTAGCGATTAATTTTTTTGAATAGGGACATCGTTCACTAAAATATAAAATATTATTACCACTCATTTGATAAATTGCTAAATTTAGGGTTTAGTATATGAACGGACAAAAACTATAAATTTTAAACGAAAAAAATATAAAAGAAAAATTGATTTAGGGTGATATTTTATCTAAACTTAATATAAATCTTAAATAAAATTATTATGAGTCAAGAAAAATTAATTAATTTTCAATTTCCATATCAAGATACATGGGATCTTACTAAAGATCATTTAAAATTTGAATTAAAAGATCTAGAATTAGGGTTTGTCAATAGTTTAGAGAGAATTCTTTTGAGTAATATTCCTACTGTAGGGTTTCATGTCAGACCACTCAATGACTGTAACTTTAATGTCCTTAAAAATAATACTCCATTTGAAAATGAGTTCATTACACATCGTATTGGGTGTATTCCTGTTCATGTAGATCCTGAAACATTTGATGTTCATGATCATCTTTTCATCATTAATGTTGAAAATGATTCAAAAGATTATAAATTAGTTACATCTGGAGATTTTGAAGTTAAAAAATTGTCTGAAAATAGATTTCTAGATCCATCTAAAGTCAGAAAGATTTTCCCATCTAATCCTTTAACTGGTGAATTTATTCCAATTACTAAAATTATTCCATGGGAAGATAAAACATCAGATAAACCCCGATTTCATTGTGAAGGTAAATGTATCATAGGTGAAGGATTACAAAATGGATGTTTTAGTCAAGTTGCGGCGGTTGCACATAGTTTTAAGATTGATCCTGAAAGACATCAAGAGGAATTTCAAAAATTTAAAAAAGAACTTGCTGACGAACATGCTCGTGTTAATAAAGTTTTAAAGGATTATGATCCTGATTTTATTGAGGAATCTTCTAAACTTACCGAAGCAGATTTAAAGATGAAATTTGAAACATCAAGAGCTGAAAGATGTTATTACCGCAACACAGATGATGATCCATATTGGTATGATATGATTATAGAATCTATTGGTATTTTATCTCCTCTATTACTTCTAGAAAAAGGACTTGAACAAATGATAAAAAAAGTCAATTTGTTCAAAGGACGTCTTGAAACACCAGTCGAAGGTCAATTAGTTGTTACTAAAGGTTACAATGCTATGGATAGAGCATATTGTATTAGAGTTTATAATGAAAACGAAACCCTAGGGAATTTAATTGCTACACATTTGCAAAAATATTACATTGAAGATGATCCACAATTAACAATCGCAAACTTTAACAAGGTTCATCCCCTAGAAAATAGCGTATTAATTTATTTAAATCCAAGCAAAGAAAGAGGTAATGATTGGGGTCAAATGAGAGAACTGATATATGATGTTTGTCATCGCATCGTAAACCAATGTAGGGAATTAATTGATGAATTACGAAGCAAACCAATATATAAAGCTGAAATTGGTTCATTCACCAAAAAATTAAACAAGAGCCACAGATCAACTACTTCCCTTTAAAATAACTTTAAAATAACTTTAAAATAACTTCAAAATAACTTCAAAATAACTTCAAAATAACTTCAAAATAACTTCAAAATGTTTTTATATTTATCTAGGTATTGAATATATTTTCTTAATAGAGATTAAATTATTATGAAAGATTTAAGTTTTAGGGATTATGTGCATGGTATATTTTTTGTTCTATTTTCGCTAATTAATTTTGCAATATTTTTTTATGTGAAATTTAGATTGGGGAGAAAATGTGAATGTGCCAATGATAAAGTTATTGGTTTAGTTAAACCATTAGATTATATTACATGGTTTTCTTTAGCTGGTGGTTTTATGGGTATTATTAATATTTTAATCAACATCAATAAAGGATTTTCATCATTACCTATAGTAGGAACATTCTTTAATTTTGGTATAGCTTTCTTATGTATAATCCAAGCTTTTATGTTAGTCAGATTTTTTAGTAAAACAGATAGCAAAAAATGTACAGATGCCAAGAAATGCCAAAGCAAAGAAATCAAAACACTCTCCGGAGTAATAACCGGATTTGGTATGTTTATTTATTTAGGTGCTATTATAATGGCAATATTATTAGTATGGATATAAAAAGGTTGAAGTTTGTAAGGAAAAAATTGAATTGGTTTAAAATATATTAAATTTATTAGTTTTAAATTTTCACATGAATTTTTTGAAAGAATTGGAATCGAGATTCTCTGAATCAAACACTAATACAGGCACTAAGAATGATCAAGTTACTGAGACATCACCAGCTACTACTGACACTCAACAAACATTTTTCGAATTTGCACGCAATGCACTTCACGATCTAGGTCTTAATATTTATTCTAACGATGAATATGGCACTTGGATCGTAAGATATCGCGGAACAAAGAAGGGACTTGATTTTGATAATGAAGTTGTTAGATATGGACGGAGTCTTATTGCAGACGCGAAGACTCATGAAACTTTGATGGTTGCTCCACCAAAGTCATGGATGTATGAGGATTTCCGTAAGGCACATCCTGATATGTCTGAAGTACAAGTTGAAGATTTTCCGTCTGGTCCAATGGTCAATACTTTTTATCATAATGGGGATGGGAATGGTAATGAGGGTGGTAAATGGATGATGTCTACTCGTAGTTATGTTGGAGCGGAGAATAATTTCAGATCGACTAAATCTTTTAAAACGTTATTCGAAGAATGTTTTAAAAATGCAACTGGATTAACTTTCGAACAAGCCTCACAAGATTTTGATAAAAATCTTACTTATTCATGGGTGGTTCAACATCCAGATTTTCTTGATGTCATCCGTCCAACTGAACCCATCCTTTATTTAGTTGAAGTTCGTGATCGTCAAAATGGACATCTTTTATATGATCTTTCTAAAGTTGAATCTAATTTTCAACAAAAAGGTAACTGGAAGATTAAATTTCCCAAGCGTCGCTCATTCCAAACATGGGATGATGTCGACAAATTTGTCAACGAACAACCGTGTGATGACCAAGGACTTGTTTTCCGTTATAACCAAGAACGTGCCAAAGTACGTAACCCAGAATTCATTAATGCTCGTGTATTATTAGGTAATCATTCAAAGACTCTTGAAATGTATGCTGAAAATCGTCAAAATGGAACTATGAAGGAATTTCTATCATATTTTCCGGATTTCGGGGTTGATTTCCAAGGTTTAGAACATTATGTTGAACAACTGGCGGTTGAAATTCATGGTTATTATCTTGCGGCGAACACACGTCCTAAACAAGATCGTATTGATTTTAGAACAGAAATCCCACAATCTTTACAAACTATCTGTTTTAATATTCATCAAGACTACTGGAATAGTGGTACTGATTCGAAGAGTCGCAAACCTGTACAACTTGAAACAGTTCGAAAATATATAGATAAGATGCCTCATATTTATTTAGCAAATATGATCTATTCACACAAAGAAGAACAAAAAAATACTTCAACCAAACTAGATAACCTTCAAAAGATGCGTCAAACTGCTGAACAACATCACCAAGTTCACTACAAAAAGAACCCCAAACATGTCACAAAGAATCAACCACCACAACGTGCTAATTCTTTAAACACTTCTATGGACACACCAGTTTTTAATGTAGTCATTGATACTAATCCGCATAGTTATGCTAATGTAGCTAAATCAGTTCCAGTGGAGTCTGCACATACTACAGAAAATGATTTGCATGAATCTTAAATTATACTTTTAATTTATACTTTTAATTAAATTAACATCTGAGTTTAATTATTAGTATTCTTGTTAGTATTCTTATTATTATTATTACTAAATTAATTTTTTTATGTGTAAAATAATAGGTAAATTTATTTTCTCAATTACATACAAATAATTTTATTTTTTTTACGATGGATTCTTTAAAAACAGGATATATTATTAAAGTATTAGATTCCAATCAAAGTAGCTCTGGAGTTATAGTAGATATTGAACCAAATTGTTTGATTTATTTTAGATTAAATCACAATAATGAACCTAGTTTTAACAGAGTCGACGATTGGCAAAGATATCAAATCCAAAAAAGTGGTCACATCAATCAATCAGAATATGCTGAACTCAAAAAATCTTTGCATAAATATTATCATCAACATATTAATTCACCTGAAGAAGTTAAGATTTTATCAAGTGTTATGAAATTTGCATACCCAAACGGTATTCCACCACTTCCAAAACATCAACAAAATCTTCATCTTAACATTAATAATATTAATAATATTGATAAAGATAGTCCCAATGAAGACAGTTTATATCTAGAAAATGGTTGTCAAATTAAATTAAAATGCCCCAGAAATTCTTCCATTTCTTTCTTAAATGAACAAGTCCTTGATATTATAGATACATATTCAAAAGGTATTAGAGTTTTGCGTAGAGGTGCATCTGGACAAACAAATAAATATTATACTATCTTTTTCCGCCGTCCAGGTCAAGATAATTCTTTAGCAGGTGTTGAAGAAGTCGAAATTATAAATAAAAACCCAAACTTTAACGAAAATCTAAATAGTAAAGTCAAAGAACAACTCAAAAGTGTACTTCAAAAAGACCAAACCGGAAATCTAACATATAATACACAAATTATTGATACTGAAGGGAAAATCTTTAATATTAATCCAAATACTTTAGAAGTTCATTCCCTTGATCAAAAAAAAACTGGTCAATATAACCCCGCAACTGACACAATCATACTCAAAAATACCAACAAAAATATTAATATTATCGATGATGATGAAGATGATGATGATGATACAAGTAAATTAAGTGACCGTATCAAATCATTAGTAAAAGATAATGATGATCCAGTTACTGATGCTGCTACCGAAATTCTTTTTGCTGAAGTTGTTGATGAAGATGAAGATGATTTAATGGCTAAATTAAAAGACAAAGATGAGACAGATATTGAAAATATTGAGGATATTGAAAATATTGAAAATATTAAGGATTTCAAAGGAGGTGCAAATGATAAATTAAAGAAGAAATTAAATGATAAATTAAATGGTACTGATGTTTTAACTGATAGTGAAGTAGATATAAGTACTATTAATATTGATAGTTTAGAAGAAACTGAGGGATTAGAAAGTATGGCTTCAAAGTTAAGTCAATTTGAATCGGATGATTTTGCAAACGAAGATGGTGACTCTGAAGTTGATGAATATGATTTTGAAGAATTAGATGTAATAGATGAACCTATTGAATTATCTAAAGTAGTTTATAGATCTAAAAAGGTTCCAGTGCCTGATGAAAAGAAAATCTATGAACCACATGTTCAAAAGAGTGAATTCTATAAATATTTAATGGAAAAATTAATTCCTAATAAACAACTTCGCAAAAATGCCTTTCTAGTTAATCAAATTCATCACATTAATAATTTAATGAATCGTCTCAAAGATGATTCCGCTAAAATTTATTCAACTGAAAATCCCTTCAAGGAAGATCATCGTCCCTTAATCAATAAATATTTACAAAACGATTATAGATCACGATTCTTAATTCCTATTGTCCTAGATCGCAAGAAACTCTATTTCAGAAATAATGAACAAGATTATCATTACGATTTCTATCAAGCAAATAGTAATATTCTCTTCAAAAATTATTTACAAGTCATTAGTGATCTAATAGCCAGAGTAGACCAAAAAAATAGTAGTAAAATATCTTCATTAACATATTTTCAACTAGAAAAATCCATTAATGAAATGTTAACACCATTCAAATCAAATGAAGACTCCAAAATTATTGGTGATGTAGGCAGAATAGCTGATGGCGTAAGTGATCGCGATTTACCCTTTGATGATTATAGTACATTAGTTGTTCGTTATAATAAAAGTCCATTCAAGAATCAAGGTATTGATTTCCAAGAATCAGAAATTGAAGGGTATAATATGCAATCACCTTTAATTTACTACCAAGAGACCTTCAAAAATAAAACTAATGAGGAACTAGATCAAGAAGAAGATGAACTAGTTGCCGAAGATCCGGATAAAGAATGGATTTATGAAGAACAAATGGAAACAAGTCTCGAAAATGTACCCAAATTTAAAAGAGTTTTAGATGGTGACAGGTTCAATATTGTTGGTTACCTAGCATTACCTTTAAGTTATGCTTTTAATAAACCTCAATTAAATCATGATTCTCTATTGGGTATGTATCAATATTATAAGAATAATAAAGGTATTCGCGATAAAACCTTGGATAAAGATTATTTATCTAGTAAGATTTTAAAATATCGTAACAAACCTACATTTTTCTATTTGCCTGAAAATGTGCCAACAGATAAACAGGAAAAAGAAAGACATTTAAAATCTTTAATACCTACATTTAAAGAAATTTGTAGAGAACATCAAAGTGAATTGTTACTCGCTACTAACTGGACACAACTAGAAAATGTAATATCAAAATACGGTTATAGTCTAAGAACTTTGGGAGATTCAGATTGGAATAATCTCAAAGAAATACTTAAAACATCTGTTGAACATCAAACATTTAATTTAAGTAAAAGATGGGCTGACTACCAAAATTTTAGAATTCATACATCCACTGACGACAAGAAAAATGTCAGATATTGTCCACTAGTTGATAAAATGGTTCTAGAAGAATTAGAACATTATTATGAATCTTATCCACTTTTGAATGAAACTATTGATAATGATACAACTAGATTGAGTTGGACTTTAAACAAGGCTGATCATGGTAAACTTCTAGAATTAATTTTGACACGCAATCAATTACTCCTAGATGAAAAGAATCTTAATATGGGCAATATTGATAAAGAAATTGTCAAAGTTCAAAAAGAATTAGGTATATTGGAAGAGCGTTACAAAAAAGAACTACAACTAACTAATTATTTTGACGCCAAAGATAAAAATAAATGCGCCCAAAGACCCAAATATAATGTCTCCAAAATTTATCACAATATTAAAGATTTAGAGGCTGATAACTACAAAATCGCTAAAACTACTGTAGGAAATTTAGATGTTATGGTAGGTGATTATGCTGTCCTTGATGGTAAAAAAGTTTATTTGAGAATTGAATTACCAAATCAAAGACAAGTTTGGGAAGTATCTAGTATTAAACCAGAACAATTAGAAGAATTAGTTAAAAAGGAATGTCAAGGACCTGGTTTGGATAAAGTCGGGGAGTTAGTGAAAGGTCAAGAATGTCAATATCAAGAAAATGATTATAAGTGTTGGCCGGGTCATATTGATAGAGTGTATCGTTTAATTAATTACAATAAGGAATTATTGAATGTGTTGAATACGGAAAGACAACAAATTAATGAACTTAAGGTACATAAAAATAGTTTGGAAAAAGAGATTGCTAAAGCTAGATCATTTTTGAGATCTCAAAGAAATTTGGATAGATTGAAACGTGAAAATAGATTAGCTACTTATCAACAAATTATTGATGATGTCAAGAAAGCCCAACAACACAAAAAAGATTGTCCACACTTCCAAGTCATTAATTATTTCTTTAGAATGAAACACATAACTCTAAAAGAAAAATATTTATTGTCTTATACTATTCTACAAAAATTTCAAGATTTAACACCAAATTTTACCAAACATTTGAATAGTGAAGATTTTAACTTTGAAGACTATGGTAAATATGATGTTATACATCCAGATGATAATATGAATTGGACATATTGTAATTTGTGTCATCAAAAGTTGATATGTAATCACAATTTATATGCGTATAATATTATTCAACAAACTGGAGATTTGAATGAAAAAATATTAAAAGATTTATATGGTTTAGAGGTGGATCAAAATTATAATTGTCGTGTATGTGGTGAACATTTAGTAACTGGTGAAGAAATCGATATGGATGGGTTCGTCAAAAAGGCTGATAAAAATGATCAACGTTTAGTAACTAGAGAAGTACTTGATCAAGCGGCTGAAAGACAACAAATTCAACAAAATCTTCTAGATCAATTACTTGATGATGTTGATAATAAACACGATCAAGAGTCTAATGATATGAAACTTTTCTTAAGTACTTTACAAAGTTTGAAGAGTTTAACTAGAATTGACTTATTAAGTCAAGATCAAGAAGATATCATCAGTTTTATTAAGTCTGATCCATTTTTGACAAGAGAATATTTTAAAGAATATCTCAGAAAATCTATGCAAATTTCTAATCCACAACTTCTAGATTATCAAGCTAACCAATTCTTTTATAGATTTGCTATATATGATATTACATCTAGATTCCTTATTATTGCACAAACATCTGAAATGACATATAGTTTAAGTAGTGATTTGTGTAGAGGACACTTGGGTGGTTATCCTTTAGGTGAATTACATGATTTATCAACTGTTAAATATTTTAGTTGTTTATTGGAGAAAATGGCTACCATTCCAGAATGGAACTTTCTTGCTAAGGAAACAAACATTGAATCACGTTTCTTAGGACGTTTGAAAATTATGAGTCAAACTCAAAAGGTTGAACAATTATACCAAAAAGCCATTGAAAGAAAAGCTATACAAATCTTTCATGATGATCCTTTCCTCAAGAGTCCAACTAATCAGTGGCTAGGTTATCGTCCTATTTTGGGTGTTATTGATACTAAATGGACACCTAAACATTCGATTAATCCTAAAACGGTACATAAGGTTGTAACTAAAAAGTATTCTGAGTTTTTAGAAGATTTGCGAATGAATCTAAGTCATCGTAGTTCAAAAATATTTGAGGCTATTCATACTATAATTTCGCAAGAGACTCCCGCTGTAACATTTCATAATAATATTAAATTAGGAAATTCTTGTTGTTTAACCAAAGTTAAACTTAATGATGGTGGTGATTATTATCAATTCCTCTTTAAAAAAGAGCCACAACTAGAAGGTTTAATCAATGAACTAAAAGAATTAGATGCTCTTAAACTTAAACTGGAACGCCGTGTTGGACATGTTGGACCAATTCCAACATTTATGAAAGTTGATGCAACATATCAATTAGATCCATATTTTCATGCTAATCAAGAATATAAACTTGGTACAGATATGAAGATCAAATTGTTTGAAACTTATGTTAATATTGGGTTAAATAGAGGATTCCCACGTATTTTTAATACATTTGATGTATGTACGTTATCGGGTGAGAGTCGTCCAGAAATTTTAGGGACAGATTATAGTGATCAAGATTATAATCAATTAATCCATGATATTAGAAACAAAGGAAAAATTACGGTGGTTAAACCGGCTGAATTAAATCATAAGAAAATCTTAGTTAAAAGTATCCAAAATTATTTATCCAAGAATGATCAAATTAAGGATGGAGATTTTCTAGCTGTTTTCCTAAATGGTTTTATCAATTTATTGGAAAATGAAAATTTAACACAAAAAGATCTAGGAAAACATTGGGCTAAACTGGATCAACAAATTAATCAAGAAGTAAGTACATTAGTCCAACACCTAAATGTTATTAAAAATTATAAGGATATGAAAGATAAATTATATCGACTTGGTGATTATAGTAATTTATATCATCAAGAAGATGTTGCAAATATCGATAAAGAACCAAAAGAAAAACAAGGAGATTTATTTAAAGAAGCTAATCATAAACGCTATATGAGATTCGAAAAAAATATTAGACATTACATCTTCAACTTCTTCAGACTCACTTTAGCTAAAATCAAAAATGGCTCATTTGATGACTTTCAACCAACTGAAATTAATGAACAATGGAAAGATCTACAACAATTCAAAAATAATCGCAAACTATTCTCAGAAGCCTTTAAAACATTTTCTGGACTCACAAATTGTTTAGAAACTATTAAAGGTAGCCAATATAACCATTTTACTTACTTTAATTCCAGTAGTATATATAAATGCATATTGTTAATAATACTCAACAGAATTATTAGTACACAACCAAAATCAAAAAATTCTACTAAATCTGGATCTGTAGTCAGAAAAAATGATGAAAATGAAGAATTAGATGATAATCTTCAAGATATTACTATAAATAAAGATGAAGATTCTAAAAAAGATCTTGATGATCAAAATAGAAATTTCAATCTACAAAAATTTTCTGATCAAAAAATAATGATTCTCTATGTCGATATAATTCTCAATAAGATTATGAAAGAAGAAGATACATTTGATCACTTGACACAAGATTACATGACTATTGTGGCTGACGGTGCCAAAGAAGAACGTAATCGTAAAAACTTGAAATTGATCGCACATTTAGCAGCTGAAGGTCGTAAAGATCTTCGCAAAGTCATTATGGATCAAAAGAGACTTGGTTTGATTGATTATGAAGATTTCGCTGATATTTTGCAAAAAGATATTCAAGCTGGTGAAGATCAACCCCTCTTTGATCGTGACATGGAAATTTTAGATGAATTAGCCGAAAATCCAGATATTCCTGGTGATGTTATCGAAAAGAAACGTCAAGAGAAACTTATGGATTACGCAATTGAAGAAGATGAAGAATCTTATGTCGCTGGTGAAGATGATGATTTTGATGACTTCTAATCTAAATATATTTCGCACTTTTATACACCAGAAAGTTTTTTAAAAATATTATTCCAGTTACTATTACAACTAGAACAATCTACAATTTTTACTTTGTTTATCTAGAAAGTTTTTAAAAAATATTATTCTAGATTCAATTACAACTAGAACAATCTAAAATTTTTACTTTTATACACTAGAAAGTTTTAAAAATATATTATTCCAGATTGATTACAACTGGAACAATCTAAAATTTTTACTTTGTTTATCTAGAAAGTTTTAAAAAAGTATTATTCCAGTTACTATTACAACTAGAACAATCTAAAATTTTTACTTTTATACACTAGAAAGTTTTAAAAAAGTATTATTCCAGTTACTATTACAACTAGAACAATCTAAAATTTTTACTTTTGTAACCTAGAAAGTTTTTAAAATATATTATTCTAGATTGATTACAACTAGAACAATCTAAAATTTTTACTTTGTTTATCTAGAAAGTTTTTAAAATATATTATTCCAGTTACTATTACAACTAGAACAATCTAAAATTTTTACTTTGTTTATCTAGAAAGTTTTTAAAAAATATTATTCTAGATTCATTACAACTAGAACAATCTAAAATTTTTACTTTGTTTATCTAGAAAGTTTTTAAAATATATTATTCTAGATTCAATTACTTACAACTAGAACAATCTAAAATTTTTACTTTGTTTATCCTAGAAAGTTTTTAAAATATATTATTCTAGATTCATTGCAACTAGAACAATCTAAAATTTTTACTTTGTTTATCCTAGAAAGTTTTTAAAAATATTATTCCAGTTACTATTGCAACTAGAACATTCTAAAATTTTTACTTTTGTAACCTAGAAAGTTTTAAAAATATATTATTCTAGATTGATTACAACTAGAACAATCTAAAATTTTTACTTTTGTAACCTAGAAAGTTTTTAAAATATATTATTCCAGTTACTATTACAACTAGAACAATCTAAAATTTTTACTTTTATACACTAGAAAGTTTTTAAAATATATTATTCCAGATTGATTACAACTAGAACACTCTAAAATTTTTACTTTTGTGGTCCTGGAAAGTTTTTAAAAAGTATTATTCCAGTTACTATTACAACTAGAATGATCAAATCTAAAAAAGAGCCTTGGCATGAAATATTTTATTTTTCTCAAAGGTTTAATGATGAATTTTACAGTTATTTTTTGGACTCGTGATACCCTTCTGGCATCAATCCCCCTTTGAAGTCGCACATAAACTGTCAAAGGATTTCGGAAGCTTTCGTGATGATTACGAATGAAATTTAATGAATCCAGTATTTCAAGAATAACTTCGTAAATTTACGAAAACTTCCGAATTCTCTTGAATGTGTTATGTAAGCATATTTAGAACATTCTAATATTTTTCATTCTATATTAAATTACTAAATAGTCCTTTAACTCCATGCAAATTTATAGCATCATATGTAAATAATAAATCAACACATCCAGCGAAAAACATAAAATAACTTAATTCATATTGACCTTTTGTAAACAAGTAATATCCTAATGTAAAAAATATCAGTAACGCATAAAGTCAGCAACCTTTCTAAGTTGATCAAATTTATTAGTAAATTTAATATACATATAATTTATAATCAGAAAGATTTTGTGAAATATGATTCTAATCTAAAAATCAGTAAAAGATATTAAATTTTTAATTATTTTTGATCAAAAACATTTTCTAGATAAACTATAAGTTATCGATGTATAGAAATTTACCAGAACCAATTGATGAAAATAATAATTATCATCAAAGACGGACTGACACATATAATCCATCCCCATTGACCAGTCAAAGAATTAATACATCATATTATTCAATCAAAAGCGATTTAGACGTTTATCAAATGATGACTGTTACTAAAAGTTTAATTAAGAATATACCATATTTTAAATATAAAAACAATGTATATGCATTCAAAGACTTAAAATGGGAAACATTACATTCTACTAAAAATAGAAATCTAGAAAAAACAGAAGAAGAAATATTCCAGGAACGTATGAATAACGGTGAAGACGGAACTCATAACATAAAATATAATGATTTATTATCATATCAACAAAAAGTATTAAAAATAATATTGTACTATTTTATCTTAAAACTTAATCTAGAAGTCAGGAAAAGCGGTTATTCATTACCATACCATGATTGGACAAATTACTTCATTTCTGATTACCAAATCATCAAAATGGAATATCATCAAACACTAAATTTGTATAAATATACAATGATGATAGAAGCCCATCGTGATAATAAACATCATGGATATATTTTTTATACAGAAACACTATTTAAACCTGATAAAATGGATGTTTGGATATCTAAAGCTATTTTAAGAGGTATTCAACCACAAGATAAACTAGCATTTCGTCATTTAAATAGTTATAAAAAGAGTAATTTTATAGTTGGATCTGAATTAAACTCTTTAGAAAAAGAAACCAATGATATGAAACTATTAAAGGAATTATATGATGCTATCCGAAAAACAGAGCTAAAACAACTAAAAGAATCAAAAATAAATACTAATGAGGATAATAGTAATAATAATAATAGTATTGATATATCAAAAGAAATATTATTGAGAAATTTAGATGATACTGGTTCAAGGAAGTGTTTTAAACCAGATGACCAATATTGGCCATTTTCAAAAACATCTAATGATTGTTTATCATATGATACTACTATTAAAAAAGTAGGTATATGGGATAAAGAATGTACTCAAGACACAGATTGTCCTTTTTACAAAGCAAATAAAAATTATCCAAATAACTTTGGCGGATGCAAAAATGGTATATGTCAATTACCTATTGGAATGAAATCAATTGGATTCAAACATTACACCAAGGATAAACCTATTTGCTATAATTGTCATAAAAAAATTAAAGTTATGACAGCTGATGGAAAAACTATAATTACTAATCGTGAATGTTCTGGTATTGAATGTAATAAATGTTGTGATGTGCAAAACGATAAAGATCTATATCCAAACTTAAAGTCACCTGATTATGCTTTTACAAATGATACAGATGAAAGAAATAAACATTCACAAATTGATGAAATGATTATAGAAAATCCACAAACTTAATTAAGTTTATATTTTTTTACTTTTTTCCATATATATATTAAATTCTATTAATATTAAAATTAATATTAACATCATGAACAATTATAATGATACTGATAAGGATGAACTAGATGAGTCATGTGGTTTATGTGAGGTTGATGAACCATATAATAACAAATCAACTTTTTTAAAAAAATCACGTATGATAAATAATGTGAAGGTAAGAAGTACAGTCATCAATGAAGGTAAATTACATGCGGAATTATTAGTTACTAATAAAACTAAACCAACATTAACTCCACAACAAATTCAAAACTCTTTAGATGTATTAACTAGACTATGTCAATCAACTAGCGAAACCGAACATTTCGAATTGATGAGTATTTTAAGAAATGCATACAAAGATGTTTTAATGGATATTTATACAAAAAAAGCACCTAATCCACTTTATAAAAATACCAAAGAAAATAATACCAAAGAAAATACAAATACAAACGCTGTAACAGATAAAGTAGTAATATATCTAATGGAATGGGATATATTCTGGACACAAAATTATAATAACATTACACAACACCCATCTGCTATACACTTTCCTGGAATTATATCAGATACAGTTCCCAGAATATCTATGAAATTAGAAGTCAACGGTAATCTCAAAGGCAATCATTATAAATTTGGATATTCTGGTGCAAATAAAACAATAATGATTTCAACTGGATTGTATGCGAATGCAGGAACTAGTATTACTATTTCAATACCTGAAAATGTTGTTAATAAAACATTTTTAATAATTGGGTGTCATCGGGATAATTTAACAAACAATAAGGATAAATTAAATAGATTTCCTATTGTTTCTAGACAATATCCATTAACTTCTAGTAAAATGAGTGTAATAAGTGCTTTTGGTGGATTAGTTTATTTTGGGGTGTCACCTGGGAGTAAATTAGGTAAATTTGAAATAACTATTGAAAATTGTTGTAAAGCTCCGGTATATTTTCTAGATAAAACTACAGATGATCAATGGAATGTTCTAAAAGACATAAATGTTCCATGGGGCGAAATAGTAGGACACAATATTATTTGTACATTCCCACAAAAATGGCTAAAAGACCTTAAAAATCCTAGAGAAGTTGCACAATACTGGGATAAAGTAGTACGTTATCAAGACTACATGGTCGGTATCACCAGAGAATTTATTAGACCAGAAAGAATTGTTCTAGATACACAAATTAGTGCTGGAAGTATGCATTCTGGATATCCTATAATGGGTCATACAGTACCTAAACATATTAATATGTTAAAATATGAGTATTTAACGACTGTAGGTAATTGGGGACCGTATCATGAACTGGGACATAATCATCAGTTTACACCGTGGGAATTACCGAATCATATGGAGGTATCATGTAATATATTTGCACATTTAGTGAGTGTAAAGTTGGCTAATAGTGATAGTAATAGGACAGTAGAAAAACAAAAAGAGACATCTGATAATTTTTTGAAAATGAAAAAGAATAATACTGGATGGAATGAAGCACCGGATCATATTAAATTACACTTTTATTTACAATTACAACAAGGATTTGGTTGGGATAAAATGAGAGAATTTTTCACATGGTATACAAATGCAAAAGAAAGTGAATTTAGAAGTAATACTAATGAAAAAATAAATTTATTTTGTTTACGATATAGTTTAACAGTCGGATACAACTTAACACAATATTTTCAAGCTTGGAAATTTAATATTACACAATCAACAATAGATGCAATCAAACATTTACCAACCTGGGATGATTACCATTTTAACTTACCAGGTGGCAAAAAACAAAATTTCGAACCTAGAATTACTGATCCCAAAGATGGTGTACCTCCTGAATTTTGGTAATTGGAGAACCACACTTAAACATATTTTGACCAACATAACGATCACAATCTGGGTTCTGAGTTAAATAACCAAATTCATAATAATATTTCTCAGCACCCAAATGATATTTCATTCTTTTATCTAAATAAGCCATTTCAATTGGTATTAAAGCATCTTTTACTAGATTTAATTTATCTCTATTGTATAAATAATTATTAATTAATATTTTGAGTGTTTCTGAATTTTGGTATAATTGTTGAGTTAAATTATAGACATACTCTAATGATACATCTTTATGGGCGATTAATATACGACGAACAGCAAAACTTTTAATAAAACTGGATGTATTAATGTTAGTATAGAATGTGTTAGTATTAATATATTTTTCAATAGCACATGGAAAATATTTTTTGAGTATTTCAGGGTTCATTTCACGTGTTCCAATGAATTTAATTGACATTTTTTTGGTTAAATTGATAAGATAAGGATTTTTATTAGAGGTTGTTAAATAAATGGCATCAACTTTTTTCTCCAATAACAAATTAGCCAATCTATTCATACTGTTAACATTAATATATTGAAAATCTTTACCAGGACTCAAACCAACAATTTGAGCTAATTTAAAACCATTATTAAATGATTCGGTGTTTAATCCAGTAAATCCTATAACTTTTCCTTTAATATCTTGCCATTCATTAATACCCGATTCTGGATATGTAATTAATAAGAATATTTCATAATATAGACTTGATATAAATCGCAAATTATTATGTTTATTTTTAAAAATATCTTTACTTAAACAGGCATTAAAATATGTGTCTTCTGATGTCACCATAATATCTATTTTTTTATTTTCTAGGGCGATCATATTGTTATAGATGCTTTCATTATTTTTTACTAAATTTATCGGAATATACTTTTTTAAATAAAAAAATATTTGATTGGATAAGTCATCATTTTCATATGTAATAATGGTTGGTGGTGTGTGAACAATGTTTGTTTCTTTAAGTAAGATGGGTGGTAATAGTTGGTATTGATTGATAAATGTTTCTTTTATTTTGTCCTGAGTGTGATAGAGAAATGTAGCTAGTATGAATATAAAAATAAATAATTGTATCATCTTGATAGAGATAAAGATATTTTTTGTAACTTTTTTTTTCTTTTAGAGAGACAAAGGATAACATAAACATAAATGTCACTATTTAGTTCAGAGAAACCTCTTGAAACAACACTTTTAATTTATTTTATTGTTCTGGGACTATTATTTCTATTAAAACCAAAATTTATTTTTGATCCAAAAGGCAACCTTAAAAGATTTGCAACTGGTAGTGGTCCCAGAAAAACTATTATACCTTTATGGTTAATATTATCTCTAATCGGTGTTATTATTTATTATCTAGTCATTGTTTATAATTACAGATATCAAGTACACGATTTATGTTCTGATATAAAAAATGGTTCAATCAAAAATTTACAGGAAATTCTAAAAAATAAATGTTGAGTGTAATGTTGTGTTATTGATTAAAGTATTAAAGTATTAAAGTATTAAAGTGTTAAAGTATTTAACCTATAAATTCTTTAACAATAGGTATTTTTTTCAATACTAACTTCCACAATAATATCCAAAATATACAAATAAAACCAAACACTAGAAATATCATACAACTAATTGATAATACTCTCTTAATGAAAGGAAAGTCATAATAAGAATATAATATCAAAATTAAAGGCAAAAGAGTTTTTAGAAGATTTTTATGATTATTGATATGTTTATATATGATCATTGATGTGTTCATTTTTATTTTTGTTTGTTGACATAATAAATTTCAATTTTTTGTGATTGAAATCGGAAAGAATATTTTGAATTTCTGGTTGTTGATTATATTGATCTAGTTCAGCAACTGTTAATGGTTTCATATTAAAAGGATTAACTGGATTGTTTCTCAAAATGTGATAAATAACCTTTTGATCCATAATTTGGAGTGTGTCTGGTAATCTGATAGGGTTAATAATTATTTGATTTGTAATTGGATCTAAAAATTCATCTGGATAATCAATATCAATCAAATTATATAATTTATTATAAATAGCATCTGGTATTGGTATAATCATATCACTTAAGATTTCTAGATCATGTTCATTCTTAAATTCAATAAAATCGTCATCAGGTAACAGTTCTATCAAATCAAATAAAACGATCGTCAAAGCTACTAATTCATTATTTGATATAATTTCATTATACCTTTCAATATTTAAATGTTTGATGGTGGCACTTAATAAGTTTCTATATTGATATTTGATATCAATATTTAATATATTCATTAATGTATTGAAGTCTTTCAAAATTCGGAAAGAACTTAGGATTAGTGAATAACATTTTTTAATATTGACGATATTATAAGAATATACACTTAAATTATCGTTATTATCTAGATCAATTGTTAAAATTTGTGAAATGGAATTGGAAAGCAAATCTAATGTATGGAAAATACTATTTAGATATATATGTATCCATTCATTTAATAATGAGTGTTTAGAATTGTTTTCAAATAAATTTTTAAAATGATCTTTAAAATTAATTAGACAATCATTAATATTTTGCATAATTACCACATTTTCATGAATTAAATTTTCAGAATGTGACTGGATTTTACTAGAAATATTTAGAAAAATATCCAATATATCAACATTTATATCAGTATGTGTAATATATGGTAATATTTGCATAACACTTTCATCAGTCATAACAACTGCTGTATTTTTTCCTAAAGAAGGAATTTTAGGTGTCATTATAGTCCCTAATTTAAATTGCCTTACTATAACATATATATAATAATAAATACGATATTGATTACTATCTTGTGGATTCATATTTAATGCTAAAACCCAGTTAGGGAATTTTTGAATTATATTTTTTATTTTTTTTTGAAATCCATAAAGTTCTTCTAATAAAAACTCACATAATGGGTTTTCATTTACTATTATATTAAAATATTCAATCTGTGTAGTTATGTGATTATATAATTTATAACTATAAATAATACTATTATCTAATAAATTCCATAATTCTGGAATATCGGACAAATATTGGGCAAAAATCCATGCATATGCACACACTATACTTAAATTTTGATTTGAATAAATTTCATCAAACTGAATATTTTTGTTTGGGTCAGAGATATTATTATAACTTTCAAACGTCAATTGACTAATTCTTTTAATTACTTGCGTTTTATTCGCGACAGTTGGATAAATATAAGATACTAAATTTACTAAACTATTATAACTACGTGCAATTGTATCACTACTCCATAACAATGATACTATTTTATCTAAATATGTAAAACTTGAATCTGGATATTGTTTTTGTAAAACTTCTGAAATTAAACCAAAATCATATTGTGATATCAATTGATGAATTTGATCAACAAGATCTTTGAAAGTAATTAAATTATTATTAAAATCTATTAAAATGTATTTTAATTCATTCATTATAGTGTTTTGATCGCTATATTTAACACTTTGTCTAGTTACAATTTGATATTGACATTTTTTTTTAGAACTATTACAATTACTACCAATAAATCCGCTTTTGATCATTCTACTACTATTCATCTCAATCTGAATTATTACAAAAACACTTTAAATATTTCAATTTTATTTTGTAATGTTCCTTCTTGATTTAAACCATTCATTTTTCTTTCTAATAAATTCATCCAACTTTTCCTTAATTGTATCCTTTTTATTAAATTCTTCAAGTTGTTCCATAGTCAATTCTTGTTGATAAGGATCCCTATTATTTTCCAAAATCATTCTTCTCAAATTATTACTATCCATTATTATACCAGAACTCGGAACACACACCGGATTATTAATTGCATTACAAAAGAATGGATCACAAAACTCATCTGGAACTTCTATATCACCATAACTTTCAATATATTTATTCAATTTATCTATTAATATATTAATAGATATTTCCAAATTAATATTCAAAACACCCTTTTTTTTACAAATATTTTGAAAATTTTTATAAATATTTATATCGAAATTACAAGGATCGTCACATAAATTTTCTATAAATATATCAGGTACTTCATGACCCAATATATAATACATAATATTTCCGATTGATATTAATAATTGTAATGGATTAAAACCTATTTCATCAGAACAATTGATTTTTAGATGTTTATTTTTGTGTCCTAGTAATTTGGTTAAATAGAAATCGAATGTTTTGGCAATTTGACTATTTAATTCGGAACTAAGATAGTATTTTAAGGGAGCGTTGTTCATTTTATCTAGAAAATCAAATGATGTATTTACGAAATGCAAGAATGTTTTTGCTAAATTCTTAGATGTCTCCAAATTAAATTTCTTTTCTTTAAGAACTTTATTTTCAGGATCAATCTGATGTAAATGAATTAATTCAATCTCTTCCAAAGATTTTTCCAGAAAAGTAGATAAATCACTAAAAATAATATTTAAAAATTTCAATATATTAGTATTTGTTCCAGAATTTAATAGAATTAACCAGTTTTGATAAATACTTTTAGAGAGTATGAAACAAGCACTTAAAAATTTGTGAATTCTAAAACGATAATTATGTTTATTATAATTATCATTTTCCAAATTTAAATATAAATTTATAATGGCTATTAAAGAACCATTACGAAAATAATAATCATCTAAAAAATCAATATTTCTAGCAAAAAGATTACGTTCCATCAATTCATATATCTCCATTTGTGACGGTTTTGTTAAAGTTTCCTCATTAAATAACCCAATTAAACTAGATAATGATGATTGTGGTATATGTGCTCCCAATTTCATCGTTTCTGATTTGGAATAAAATGTTAAATATGTTTGAATAATTTGTCCAAATAATGTAGGTGATTCTTTATTAATATTTATCACCCAATCAAATAATGTTATAAAGAATTGATCAACATTTGCTGAATTATTCCTCAAAATATTTAGAAATCTACTCCGCATTGTGCGAAACATATTTGATCTTGTTTCCATAATAACCCTATTATCCACATTAATATTATCCACATTTTCAACTTCTTTTATAATATCATCCAAAATACTTATTTTACTAATTAATCCTATATAAATGACTTCTATGTATGCATAACCTATATAGAATAAATGTACCATTAAAGGATATGTAGGGTGTGGTTGTTCTGTATTGTTGTTTGAAGAATCTGTTGAAGGTATTTGGTATTGATAGATGGATATGTGATTATGTATAAGATATGTTATATTGAGATCTTTGGGGTTAAGTTTATTTATTCCATTGTTCCAGTAATGAAATAATAAGATGAGAATGTTTTCCATTAAATTAGATTCTTTTTGTGTGATTAATAATAGTGAATCAAAATTATTCATTGTTAATTTATAAAAATTTAGAGTACTAACACAATCGTCAATCCATAATTTTTTAAGGATCTTATTTTTGAGAATGTTATCCGTAAAACTTATATTTTTTTGTAATTTTATATCAGAAATAATAATCATGTATAATGATATGTTTTTTGATACATTTTTTGTGAAAAGACATTTTTTAGTAATTTCTATGTCCGATATTGAAAATAATAAATATTCCCAAAATTTAACATCTGGAGATATTTTTTCAATTAATAATGTCAATAAATCATATTGTAGATTTTCAATTTCAATTGATCTTTTTAAATAATTTATAATACCCTTATTATGATCAGATACACCCAAAAGAAGTTCCTGAACTAATAAATCAATCTGATACAATAATTCTGTTTGATAAGATGTATTAAGTTTAGCTATAGTTGCTAATGTTTCAAAATCACTATCAGAAATAGTTGAATATTCTAGTAATCTATTATCATCTAAAAAATATCTAAATTCCATGTTTGTTACTTGTTTCCTATATTTGTTTCCCATATTTAATTTAATTGTGAATCAATTTTACGTGGATTGTTTATATTTTTCATAATACCACTAACAACACTTTTGAATGTGCTAGTATTACCAGTGTGATTCAGATAAGATTTAGATTATAACATTAAATCTAAAAATTGATTTATTTTGTAGGTATATTGTCAACATACAAATAATAATGACAGAAATTGCAAATTTGGATGACAAGTCTTTAGCACAAATATCATTTGACGCGTTTAAGAAAGAACTTAGGGATAAACGTGAAAAAGCAATATTGTTACAAAAACGTCTTGAACAAACTATTATAGATTATGAAAACCCAATGTTGTCGCAAAAACATATTGAGAAACCTCTTTCAGATGATGAGGAATATGCACAAGATTTATTGAATAATCGTTTTAACTATGCTAAATATTATGATCGCTTTTTTGATGGAGTTATATCAAAAATTAATAGAATATGTTGGCATTACACATCTAATCAGTTTATATATGATGTATATTTGGATTTAAGTCTTTCAGAATCAGTGAAAACTGGAGATGGTGACCCGCCGAGTGGACTTGTTAATATATTATGTGAAAGAATGTTTAATAAGGTGAGATGGTATTATGATGCTGCAAGCAAAGATAGTCCTGATATGCGTGATATTCTTCTCAATATTCCAGATGCTTTTTTAGAAGGTATGCTTGTTCAAAAATCGCTTGATAATAATACATTTTATGTACTACACTTCCTAAAATTAGAAAATATCCCTGATCGCGGAAATTCTACAACAGCATCAACATCACCTGGTTCATGTAAGATTGATTGGGAAAATATGAAGAATTATAAGACATTGAGAAATTCACCTTTAAAAAGACCCATTGTGACTTTAATTTACGATCTCATATCTCAAACTTTCCAAGAAAAGAGTGAAAAATTAAAATCATTAACATCATATTCGGATTATGGTGATGAATATTCAGGCGATAATATTTGTAAAATTATTATCATGAATCCTGATGTTAAAATGGCTATCGACAGAGGACTATTATCAAGATATTTTATATACGGTATGATCCTTCAAAAATTAGTTGATACTAATTCAGAGTTTGAATTAGTTAAAACCGATTCAGATGGTCTATCCGCCTTTATTGGTTGTAAAAAACTAGGAATCAAAGGATTCAAAATACGTGAACCTGATATTACACCGGCACCTGATATTACACCAACACCTGCTACTACACCTGCTACTACATCAGCTACTACTCAGGCTACTACTCAGGCTACTACATCAGCTACTACATCAGCTACTACTCAGGCTACTACTCAGGCTACTACACCTGCTACTACTCAGGCTACTACACCTGCTACTACACCTGCTACTACATCAGCACAGGTGCACGTATCAACACAATTACCTAAATCATCTCCAAAGAAAATATCGCTATTTCGTAGATTTATAAAATTTATCACAAAAAAGAAAAGAACATAAAATATTAAAAAATACAGAAGATTTTAGTATTTACCACAAAAGCTATATAAAATATGTTTGAAAATATTATTCTAGATTCATTACAACTAGAAAACTATAATTTTTTATCTTTTATCCACTAGAAAGTTTTTGAAAAGTATTATTCTAGATTCATTACAACTAGAAAACTATAATTTTTTTTTCTTTTGTGCTTTAGAAAGTTTTAAAAAAATATTATTCCAGTTACTATTACAACTAGAAAACTATAATTTTTTTACTTTTATGTCCTAGAAAGTTTTTAAAAAATATTATTCTAGATTCATTACAACTAGAACAATCTAAAATTTTTACTTTGTTTATCTAGAAAGTTTTTAAAAAATATTATTCTAGATTCATTACAACTAGAAAACTATAATTTTTTTACTTTTATGTCCTAGAAAGTTTTTAAAAAATATTATTCTAGATTCATTACAACTAGAACAATCTAAAATTTTTACTTTGTTTATCTAGAAAGTTTTAAAAAAATATTATTCCAGTTACTATTACAACTAGAAAACTATAATTTTTTTACTTTTATGTCCTAGAAAGTTTTTAAAAAATATTATTCTAGATTCATTACAACTAGAACAATCTAAAATTTTTACTTTTGTGCACTAGAAAGTTTTTAAAAAATATTATTCCAGTTACTATTACAACTAGAACAATCTAAAATTTTTACTTTTATCCACTAGAAAGTTTTTGAAAAGTATTATTCTAGATTCATTACAACTAGAACAATCTAAAATTTTTACTTTTGTGCACTAGAAAGTTTTTAAAAAATATTATTCCAGTTACTATTACAACTAGAACAATCTAAAATTTTTACTTTTATCCACTAGAAAGTTTTTGAAAAGTATTATTCTAGATTCATTACAACTAGAACAATCTAAAATTTTTACTTTGTTTATCTAGAAAGTTTTTAAAAAATATTATTCCAGTTACTATTACAACTAGAAAAATCTAAAATTTTTACTTTGTTTATCTAGAAAGTTTTAAAAAAATATTATTCCAGTTACTATTACAACTAGAACAATCTAAAATTTTTACTTTTGTGCACTAGAAAGTTGTTAAAAAATATTATTCCAGTTACTATTACAACCAGAAAACTATAATTTCTAATTATGTATCATAGCATAGTTCATTGACATCATTTACCCAAAACCCAAAGCAATAGATGGATAATTTACTAATGTTTTTTTGACTCGTGATACCCCACTCAACACCCTTAAGAACTGGACATAAATTGTCAAAGATTTTCGGAAGGTTTTCGTTATGTTTTTGTCATTCTAGAAAATCTAGGAAATCTAGAATACATTGTGAATTTTTACGAAATATTCCGAAAGCTCTTGAATGCTGATGTAAACATATCTAGGCATGTTCCAAAATAAAAAATTGATTTGATGTTTAAAATTCTGGAATGTAACATTAGAATTATGACAAATTTTTATGATATTTCACGTCCGATTGATGCAAAGCTTCAGAAAAAGCTTTTCAACATTGCAACTTATTATTCAGATATAATCAAAGACATTGAAAAAACACATGTTCTTGAAAATTTATATACTTCAAAATCAGGGTATATAATTCGACCATCAGATAGATATAATGCTATTGTTGGACGTAGAACTAATAATCTGTGTCACTGGGTAAATAAGATTGCAAAATCACAAAATCAGTTGGAATCTCTCAAAGATTATTCATCAAAACATATTGCGTGGATTTTCACAGACGAGCTTAAAAATCATGAAAATTTTAAAATTAAATTTAGAACATTCATCAATGATCTCATGGATGAAGAATTTTTACAGAAAATAGATCAAATTATTGCAAGTACTTAGACTAAATATTTTTATCTAAATTAAAATATATTAAAGTATATTGAAGTATAATTAAATGCGTATAGAAAAGAAAATAAAAACCTATCTTATTTATTATTATACTTATACATCTGCATAATGTTTTTTTTACAAAAAACACTAATTAAATATTTAACCGAAGAAAAAAATGAAATATCACCTGAAAATGGTTCCGATACATATGATAAATTATCAGATTTAGATTCTGATTCTGATTCAGATCAAGAACATGAACAAGATCAAAAAGTAGATCAAAAAGTAGATACTGTAAAATCAGATCATGTTGTTATAGATATTCCTGAAGAGAGTCCAGAAGATATATCTTATTATAAAACCTGTAATAATAAGTTTTATGTGTTGGATCAATCAGAATTGGATAAACCACCACATTATCCACCTAAATCTCTTTTGGAATCTGATTATTATGATGTAGATCATAAAGAATTAAAATTGGATAAGAAAGACGAAAATACGCCTGTATTAAAGTCTACATATATATGCAATGGCAATGATTTTAAGAATATTGAAAAGGATAATAAAGAAATAGATACATATCGCTTGTCATGGAAAAATAATTGTAGTTATGATGATGGATGTATTATGGCGTGTGAAAAATCATTAGGTAGTTTCCTAGAATCTTTACCAATTAAAGCCAAAGATAGAACATATACATATGAACGAATGGAATTTGTAGGTTCTAATGAAAGTACTAGATTATCATTTAAAATCCCGCTATTCAATTTACAAAATTTTATGTTAAAATTTAATTGTAACAGATTGAAAGAAATAGCAGGCAACTTGAAATCTTATAGAGATGCTTATAGTTTAATACGTATGGTAGAATTAAGATCTGGTGGTGCATTATTAAACAGATTGGATGGATATGGTATATGGTTTTGGAATCAATTAATAAAAGCACCTGATTATGATTATTTTAATAAAAAAAATATTGAGAAGGGTGAGTTAAGTGTATATTTACCATTTGATTTTTTCAGTAAAAATTTTATGAGAAGAAATGCTTTACAACACGCAGAAATTGAGTTAATCGTTTACACAAATGCAAAATGTTATGCCGCAGGATTTGGTGATATATTACATTTTGCTGAGAATACTGAAAAATGTATATGGGAAAAACAATCATACGATCAAATAACTAGAACGTACTCACCTGATATTTATCCATTTAATTATAACAGCAATAAGAATAATAACAATAAGAATAATAACAATAACAACAATAACATTAATAATACTTTTGCATGTAGTAATATTAGTGTAATACCACAGATTAATATATACTTACCTTTGCAGAATTATTTGAATGTAACTGGAATATTATTTTATTTGATTGATGAAAATGATCAAATGATTATAGATGATGAAATATTTGAGACTGTTCGTTTTTCAGTTAAGACACTCAATAAAGAGTATAATAACACCTTATCGTCATCATATTATTCAGTAGAAGATTTAATAGTAAATGGATTTTTTCATTTAGGTGTTGAATATAGTGAAAAATGGAAAGGTTATTATTGGATTCCTTTTGCTAGAAAGAATGATAGTGACGATAATAATAAATGTTATTCTTCAATGTCTTTCTCAAAAAATACAACAAGTATATTAAATTTTAAAATAAATCAGAATAAATATGATGATATTAAAAAAACAAGAGGGGAAATGAGATTAGTAGTAACATTAGAACAATTTAATTTTATAAGATATACTAATGGTTCATGTGGTCTTGCTATGTTATATTAAGAATTTGTCCAGACAATTTCAGTTCCAATCCAGCTTTTATAACCATTAGTCACTTGGTTACCTTGATGCCATAAATCGATTTTAAATAAAATTGCGGTTCCTTTTTTAGGAGTCACTGTTACTTTTTTCTCAAAATTTTGATTGAAAAATACTGTCTCTCCATCAGTATAATCATCATTTAAATAAATTAATAAAGTTTGATAACTTCTTTCATTATATAAAAAACATGATCCAGTATCCAAATGGAGACTAAAATTTGTTCCAGGATAATATTTAGCCATAAAAATATAACCACATGATTTTATTGGTCTCCAGTTTCCATCACTAGGATCTACTTGATTAATATTTTCCAATTTTTGATAAAATTTTTGACTTAATTCCTGATTTCGTAATTTAGCATTAAAAAAATCAGTCTGATTATTAAAAGTATTTTTTTCTCCCGATAGTGATTGTGTATCAACATATTCTAAACATGTTTTAATTTCATCTTCATCTAGAAAATTTTCTATTATATATAAATCATTTTCCCGATTATCAACCATATATTTTGTATAAATCATTATTATGTGTTTATTATTACATTTTTCTTAAATTAACTTAAATTAATAGCCAACTATGTTAAACAGACATTAATAAACATTAATAGAATAAACTATGAATTATTTAAGACCAATTGCAGACGTTTCAATCGAGCATATTCCGAATAAACAAAGAAAATTATATGGTGGTATTTATATGATTAAACGTTTGGGTCCATCTGATACGTATGGTCGAAATGGAAGTATAACGCCAAAACAAAATTTAGCTAATTTTATAGAGAATGCTGTAAATAAATTTAATGAGGAAGAAAATAAGAAAAGAATGAAGGAACTAGAGGAAAATAGGAAAGAAATACGTAATGGTACTTATAACTCTACATTATATACTAAAACTCCGGACACAGATGAAGAGGATTTTTGTTATCATAAGTATGGTTGGAATCAAACTACAGTAGATATTACTGAGTTTAAAGGGAGATGTTTTGCATATTCTTTTGAGAAGGAAGAACACCTTGTACAAAATCCTATATTGGTTTTTCAATCAGATGAGTTAAAGAATATTGTAAATGAATTGTTTAGTATTAACGAAAATATTTATGATAATATGTATGATTTTATTTATGAATTTATTGATTATATAGAATTACAAATTGGAGGGCAAAGAATAGATAGGATACATGGACAAACTATTAAATTTATGCAAATATTGTATAATTTGGATTATTATTTTGAGAGAAATAATGAGTTACTAAGGAAAGAAGGTAAATTTTATTTACCATTACCAATAGATTGCATTGTTAATCAACCGATGCAACTTGTGTCTTTAATGTATCATACAGTTACTATATATATTAAAGTAAATTGGGATAAATTTGGAATATCAAAAGATAAATGTAAAGCACAGTTAAAATATGATTCTATCTATCTTAGTAAGAAGATTTGTAGGATATTAGTAACAAATCCAATTGAGTTCATGATAAAACAAGTTCAATATACAGGACAGGAAGTGTTGAAAAATAATACTGAAATTCAAAAATTCAAATTAAATTTTTATCATCCATCAATGGGTATATTACTTTATTTAACAACACGAACAAGTAATAAAACTTTTGTAAATGATAATGAAATTTTTGAAAAAGTTACAATGTACCATAACGATATACCATTATTTGAAGGTGATTCTGATTATATGAGATATGAAGGGTTAGTTCAATTGGGTTGCTATAGTAATGTAAACAATAATAAATGTAATGGGTTTTATTGGCTGCCTTTTATTAGGAAAGAGGATTTCACATGTGATACAAGTTTTAGAACATATACTGGCTATAATTTTGGTGTGAATGGTGGAGAATGTATCAATATTAAATTGAACAAATCTTTTGTTTCAAGAATGAATCCAGACTTCAATTATAATATTCATATATGCACAATTAATTATCATCCATTGAGAATTATGAGTGGTATGGCTGGTTTAGCTTTTACTAAATAAATTCTGAATAATTCTTACATCTTAGTTTTTTAATTTTTATAAAAAAATATTTATTATTATTATAGTCATAATAGATTTAATGAAGTCTAAAGGTGGTTCTAGTATGGTAGAAATTAGTGGAAAAAAAATAATAGCTATTTTTGGATTTTATAATATATTGATAGATGATAACACGTTACTCGATGATAAATTTATAAAAGATATCAAAGAGATATTTAAAAAAGGTGGTATTTGGTTGATTATTCCTGAAAATTTATATAAAAAATGCAACATTAATATAATAGAATTAATTAGAAAAGAATTTACATTTTACTATAATGATCTTGCTGGGAAGAAATTAATTTTTGTCAAATCAAAAAATCAATCATATCCTCCAGCACCAAATGCTAATATAGGAACACATGTTATTATAATGTCGTCAGATAATAATGTTTTAGTTACTATGGAGAAAAATGAAAATAATGATTCAAAAATAAGTATCCCTGGAGGTCATATGGATTTAACAGACGATGGTATAGAAAATACTTTAATTAGAGAATTCGGTGAGGAAATTACAAAGAAAATTAAAATAAATAAAAATGATTTACAATTAGTTTTAGTTAGATTTATCCCAGATTTCCCAAGATTGGGACATCTTTACAAAAATAAAGACATCTGGTTTTTGTATAAACTAGTTCTATCTGAGAAAAAAATCAAAGAAATAATTTTAAATTATAAAAAAAATAATGAAGTATCTGGTGTTAAGCTTTTATCAATTGATGAATTATCCAAATCAGTTAATTGGATGACAAATGATGTAGTTCAAGCTCTTAAAAATAGTAGGATTAATAAAAAAGAATCTAACAAAGCATATAATGATAATTATGGTTTCTTTTTTACGTCTTAGTTTTTTAGTTTTTATAGTTGTTGATGTTTGCTTTCCCAGAATTGACTGGAGTTAGTTTTGTTCATATAACCATATCCACATCTTTCAAGATAATCTACATCTCGAACGATTAATCGTGTATTGCTACCACCTCTAATCCATCCATCTTGAACATGTTCAGGGATTATATGAGAAGGATCTTGAACATTTTCTCTAAGATGATCAATTAGTGGTGTAAAATAGTTATCAATGGTAACACCAGATAATGTGTTACATTGGCGTCTTTCTTTAGTTTGTTCTCCAGGTAATAATTGAGTTTCTATGACTTGATCGCCGGAACCACGTGCCATTAAAGGAACAGTTAAGTAAGGTCTTTCGAAAAGTTGGTTACGACATTTGGGGTATCTTTTTGTTTTACCGACACGAAGGGATGAACTTTCTTCAACAACACAACCTGCAACTCCATAACCATTTTTAAAATAAGTTTGAAGAGTACTAGTGGCATTTTCAACTACATCTGGAATACGACAATCACAATGATAATGATTACTAACTTGATATTTTCCAGGTCCCATACTTTGTTTGGCTTGTTGGGTTGCATAACAACTATCATCATGGGTTTTTGTGAAATCACGAAAATTTAATTTTTGTTTACCATTACTATTAAGACAATTTCTTTGTGTTTGAATATCTTTATTAGGTTCAGAAACAATTAATTGATTAGAACTCATTCTATTTATGATCTTTATAATCATTAAAAGATATTTTTTTCATTTTTAATTCTCCTGGAAAAAATGAAGTTCAAAATTTAAAAATAAAATCCCCTTAACATCATAAACTTAACACATACACTTAACAATGCCTAAACATGTAAAACTTGTTAAGACTACACGTCAATCTCAAGATAACGTTAAAGATGGTATTGAAAAATACTTTAAATTACATCATTACCAAACATATTTCCCTATTATGACTTTTTGGGAAGAGTTTGAAAATAATTCCTATTCACAACAACTTTTTGTATTGGACTCCAAATATAAATTATATTCACTAGAAAGACCTTCTGATAAAAAGGATTCCAATCAAGTATTTCTAGGATATTTAAGAAAAAAAGGTGCTAAAGATGTTCAAACACAAAAACAAGAAATTTACTTTAAAATTAATCCCATCCTAGAACCAGTTCAAACCATGATGAATAAATATAAACAATCTAATAATGTTTCATTACCCAATGTTTTTGATTATGTAACTAATAAAAAATTAAATAGTCCTCATAATTTTAGTTATGTTGAAACCTTATTTTGTTATTTGGCAAGTCAATTGGTTGAACTAGGAAAATGTCCAGCATTTCCTTATTTTTATGGTACATACTTAGGAGTTGTAGAATCGTATCAACAAAATATTACAGATGATTATCAATCTATTAAGAATTGTAGTTGGTTTAATGAAAATAAGGGTAAATTATTTCAATTGGACAAATTAACTTTAGAGGAAAAACTTGCAAAGAAAATTAAAATGTTGGATAAAGTGGATTCCCTCGAACAAAAAAAGAAAGATCAAGATGTTGGTGCAATTGATTTAGATTATGAAGATTTAAATCTCAGCAATCATGAAAATACAATTGAACTTAAAGAACGTTTTAGATCAGATGATCTAGCCAATTTCAAAGGATTCTCACTTAATACTATTAATAAAAATACAAAAAATACTAATGAAGAACAATCTAACGCTTCAGAAGAAGAAGAATTTAGTGGTTCAGAAGAAGAAGAATCTAATGGTTCAGAAGAAGAATCTAGTGGTTCTGGGGAAGAAGAATCTGATAAGTGTAGTGATATATCAGAATTGTATGGTAGTGATATATTTGATGAAGAATTGGATGATTCTTATTATTACATTAAGTTTAAGGATTATCCGGTGCAGTTAATAGCAATGGAGACATTAGATTTGACATTGGATGAGTTATTGAAGAATAATGAATTAAGTGATGTGGAGTGGTTGGGTATTTTGTTCCAGATCTGTTTTGGATTAGCGGTGGCTCAAAAACATTTTAAATTTACTCATAACGATCTTCATTCTAGTAATATTATGTTTAAACCATGTAAAATATCATATTTGTATTATTTTTTTAAGGGTGTTTATTATCGCATTCCGACATTTGGAAAAATAACTAAAATTATTGATTTTGCTAGAGCTGTTTTTACTGTCGATGGACACCAATTTTTCAGTGATGTATTCAAACATGATGGTGACGCTGAAGGACAATATACATATCCTTATTATCCAAATACAATAATAAAACATGCACCGAATCCAAGTTTTGACTTATGTTATTTAGCGATTACTATAAAGGAACATTTCCAGGTTGAGTCACCACTTTATTTATTATTGGAAAAATGGATGACTGATAAATATGGTAATAATTTAGGATTTCATAAAATAAATTTTGATTTATATGTAAAGATTGCTCATAATGTTAATAATGCAGTTCCTAAAAATCAATTAAAAGATAGTTTATTTAATCAATTTAGAATTCGTAAAGAAACAATACCAAAAGATACATATGTGTATTATTTTTAATATATAATTATAAAAGTAAAAAAGGGGTTATGGTGGAGTTTTATTTTGAGATAGATTATCTTATCAATAAAGTAAAGTAAATAGAAATTTTGAGAAATGGCGGGTGGATTATTACAACTAGCTGGATATGGTAATCAAGACAATTATTTAACCGGATCGCCTCAAATTACTTATTTTAAAGCGGTTTATAGAAGATACACTAATTTTTCAATGGAAAGTATAAGTCTCGAGTTTGATAAATCAGAACTATCTTTTGATCAATCTCAAATATTTAAGAGAAAATTAGACAGAAATGCAGATTTGGTATCTAATATTTATTTTACATTTACTTTACCAGAAATTCAATCTCCATCTGGAAGACAGTTTTATTGGGTCAAAAATATTGGAACAACAATCATCAAATCAGTTGCTGTTTTCATCCAAGGACGTAAAATAGATGAACATTATGGTGAATGGCTTCACATATGGCATGAATTAAATTTAGGAAAAGATCAAAAGGATAATTATAATCAATTAACAGGTAATATCCCAGAAATTTATGCACCTGACTTAGCTGATGGTAATAATGGTATTTATCCTGATTCTATAATAGATGTAGATTTTATACCTTCAATTCAATCTAGAAGAATTTGGGTCCCTTTAATATTCTGGTTTAATCGCCATCCTGGATTAGCTCTCCCTTTAATTGCATTACAATATCATGAAGTTGAACTACAGTTTGTAATGAGACCTATTCAAGATTTATATACAATTATGGAAACAGATCCAACACAACCAAATTATGGTTATAGAGTAAGACCTCAAGGTAGTATTTCGGCTCACGGTATTCAAAATTTTTTAAATAATAGTTCATTGGCTACATCTAATCCAGATGGCTCAAGATCTTTAATAAGTTTTGATATTAATCCTAGAATGGAAGTCAATTATATTTTTTTGGATACAGATGAACGCAAAAGATTTGCTAATGTTAGCCATGAATATCTAATTGAAAGAACTTTTAGAATAGAAAAGACGGGATTATCTGGTGGTAGTACACATTCTCTTGAATTAGATCTTCATCATCCTACTAAAGAACTAGTATGGTCAACCAAAAGAAGTGATACGACAGATCATAATGATTATTCTAATTTTACCGCATGGACTGACCAAATTAACCCACCTTATAGTTTATCTTATTATAATCCATATGGAATAACAAGGGAAATAACTAGTAATAATTATGATAATTATAAAAATAAAGATATTTTAAGTGAAGCAAAAATACTTCTAAATGGTTTTGAAAGATTTTCTGAAAATTCTGAAACATATTTCGGAAAAGTTCAGCCTTATCAACATCATTTTCAATCTCCACAAACTGGCATTTATTGTTACTCATTTTCATTAGATAATTCCAATGATAAATCATATCAACCACAAGGAACTTGTAATATGTCAATGTATAATAATGTTAATTTATGGGTCAAAACAAATCCAATAGATTCTAGTGAATCTTACACATATACTGTAACTATTTATGCAATTCATTATAATATATTGCGAATTATTAGTGGTATGGGTGATGTTGAATTTGCACCATAAAAGTGTAAAGAACACTTTACATTATAAAAAATATTTAGTTAATTAATTATGAATGTTGGCATCAATCAATTTATGTTGACTTTGTTTCATTTTTTTGATTATTTTCCAATCGCGCTTGGACAGCACGTACATGTTTTCCATTAAATTTTCCATTATGTTGAAATTTTTTAATAGCAGTATTTTTTTTAGTATTTCTTCGACCAGAGTCTTCATCTCGTGCCATTTGTTTGTGTTTTTAATCTTTTACTTTACTTTAAGATTTTCTTCTAAATCAATTTTTCGAAAACAAAGTGTTTCAAAAAAAGATCTTTATCTAAATTAAATGGCAGAATTTATATTTATTAGTGAAAAAGGTAAAACATTTGTAAGTAATTTCTTAGAACTTTTCCTCAAATTCGGTTTCTTCGTTTTACTTTTGACAATTAATTTTACGGCACTGTCAATGGCTTTAATATGTAATAAGGATAGTGGTTTTGGTACCAAAATATTTGCGGCTTGTTATGCATTTTTGTTTGGTATCATATATATATTGGTGAATTATTATTCCTATAGAATTGGTGTGAAGAAATCTCCATGTTATTATCAAGGTGAAGTATTTCCATTCTAAATTTTCAATAATGGATCCTTATTTTGATCTTTATTTTAATCTTTATTTTAATCTTTATTAAATATAAAAGTAGTGTAGTATTAAAATGAATGCTTCAATAGCCATTTATATTTTTGGTGGATTTTTATTTTTATTTATTATTATTCATTATTACCGCCAATTTACATCTATTTCAAATAAAGAAAAAGAGAGTTCTACTAGATTAACACCAGAATGTCCTGATTTCTGGGTAGTAGAAGAATCTAACAAATGTCGAAATACTCATAAATTGGGTAAATGTTTGACTAAAGATAATGGTGGCCTAATGGATTTTAATACAGATTATTTCCTAAATAAAAGTAGTGGTAATTATGCAAAATGTCGTTGGGCTAAAACATGTAATGTCTCATGGGATGGTATAGATCATATTTGTGTTTAATTAAAAAAAAAATTGAATTTAATGTAATTGGATATTTGTATATAGAATGATTAATAAATATCATAAATTAAATATTTTTTTGAACAACTATCGTGTTGGTGTTGAGAAAGGAAAAGAGGAATTGGTTACTCATGTAGCATTACCAAATCCTGGGAAACATCGAGCTGGTAAATTTAACATTCCAGATGAAAAACTAAATGAGTTTTATAATATTTTAACATCTATTAATGAACCGATGAGTATAGCAGAAAATCATTTACCTGATTATAGTCCTATTATTATTGATCTAGATTTTAGAAAAAAATTAAATATAATCCAAGACACTTTATCACCAATCAGACTATATAAACAATCAGACATTGATACTTTTATAAAACATTTGTACATTGCTATATCAAAATATGTTGATATAACTACTAAGAAAGATTATACCATTGCATATATTATGGAAAAAACTCCACGAAATCCAGATAATAATGGTTTAGTCAAAGACGGTGTTCATATTATTTTTCCAGATTTGCATTTGCCATATAATATATTGTATTTGATAAGAAATGATGTTATTAATGATAAAGTAATTATAGATTTGTTTAATAATATGGATTTGGATAATACTATTGATAATATTTATGATAAATCAGTTATTAAAACTACAGCATGGATGATGTATTATAACTGTAAACCAGGATCAACTCCGTATATTATCACTAGATATTGTTCTTTAAAATTATTTAATAGTAAATCATCATCTGATTTTGATAAAAAAATTAAAATACGATTGGATGATAAAGATTTCTTTATTGGGTTTACTAATATTACCACATCAAGCGAATATGCATTTGATAATATGCGTACAAGTCGTTTAAATAGGATGTCAATTAGGAAAAAAATAGATAAATTACGTTTGAAAATAGAGGATGACAAATTAGAATCTTTATATCAAGAGTATGTAAAAAATCAAGAAAATAAAAAACCAATAGGATTAATTAAAAGAAATAATCCCACAATTAAAAATTCTGATAACGTGCTAGTATTATCCAAATTTTTAGTTGAAAATTCTTTATCACCCAGTAGAGCAGATCAATATGACTTATGGGTTGAACTAGCTGGATGTTTGCATTCTATAAATCCTCTTTTGAGATCAACTTTTATTGAATTTAGTAAATTAAGTTATAAATATGTTGATGAAGCTGATTGTGATAGGATTTGGAATAAAACATCTAAAATAAATCATTTAGATGCACTAGCATTATTGATTAAATGGGTTAAATTTGATACTGATGATGATGATAATAAGTATTAATTAATAATGATGTATTGTAGTTGTAATTAAAAAGTAATTTTAATTTTATTTTTTAATTTATTTAAAATTTAGGTGTGGGTATATGGTTGTTTTTCTTGGTAAAATATTATAAAATGTAATTGGTTCGTTTGTCTTATAAAAAAAATTGAATGAATATAAAATAAAAAATTTAATTCTTTTGTCAATTAAGATATAACTATGTCAAATAAATTAGCTTCTAATTCTAAAAAAGATTCAGTGAATGTTAAAAAAACCAAAATGACGTTACAGGATTATCTTCAAATGTATCGTATACAACCCGAGGATAAAGATAAAATACGTCCAACTCATACAGCTTTACCAAATCCAGGTATAAGAAGTGGTGGGTCATACAATATACCAACTGAGAAGATGAATGATTTTTTAGAAGCTTATTACACAGCTGTTTTTGAGAATCGCGAGGAATATCATCTTACAGAGGCTCATCATCCAGAAGTTAGTCCTATTTTAATTGACCTTGATTTTCGTCAGAAAAGTTCTCAAAATCCGGAATCGAATAAGTTATATACACAAGATACTGTAAAGACTTATTTGGAAAAATATTATAAAATATTACATCAATATATCAATGCGAGTGATTTAAAGAATCCAGATACAGCAATTGCATTTGTAATGGAAAAAAACAAAGCATCTAAAGTAAAAGATTTTGTTAAGGATGGTGTTCATATAGTTTTTCCCAATTTATGTCCATCGTACAAAGTTCAGTTTTTGGCTCGTTATGATATGGTTGAGGATCAGGATATGATTGAGATGTTTAAGGATTTAAAAATGAGTAATGATATTAGGGACATTATTGATCTAAGTGTTATTAGAACTAATAATTGGTTTATGTATGGTTCTAGCAAACCTAAATCACCACCATATCAAATTACTAAAATATATGATCTTAGTTCTGGGAAGTGTGTTGAGGTCAATCCATCTAAATATAAGATTGGAAAAGAGTTGATTAAGACTTTATCAATTAGTAATAAAAAGGATACTCTTGGTTTGAAACTGGGATGTGATGAGTCTATTAAGGAAAAATATGCAAAAGATATACCAGATAAAGATCGTGATCCAAATGATCGTTATAATTCAGGTAAGAAGGGTAGTAATACTAGCAAAGGACATATTAAACAGATAAAGATGGGAGATAAAAAGTTGAATCTGAATCAAATTGATGATGATGATTTTGCGGTGTGTAAGGATCTTGCGACTAAATGTTTAAGTTCTAAAAGAGCAACTGATTTTAATGAATGGATACGTGTGTGTTGGTGTTTGTCTAATATAGATCATCGTTTGAAAGAGTCATTTATTGAGTTTAGTAAAAAAGCTGCTAAAGGAAAATTTGATAATATAGGGTGTGAAAATGAATGGACTAGATCTCAATGTCGCATTAAAGAACGTAAATTGGGTGTAGGTACACTACATAAGTGGGCTAGAGAAGATAATCCTAGTGCTTATAAAGAAATATGTCGTATATCAACTGAACAAATAATGATTAGATCATTGAATAAGAGTCATACGGATGTTGCAAGATATATTTATGAAAAATATAAACATGAATTTAAATGTTCATCTATTGCGAATCATCGTTGGTATCAATATCGTAATCACAGATGGGTTTTAAATGAAAAAGGTAATGCTTTAAAGAAAAAGATTTCAGCTGAAGTATCTGTTGATTATTCGGAGTTTTCTTCAAAATGTCATAAAACATCATGTGAATTTGAGGATACTCCAGATAAAGACAATTGGCAAAGAAAGGGGCATACAGCATCTGAAATTTGTTTAAGTTTGAAAAAGAGAGCTTTTAAAAATCCTATTTTTGATGAATGTCAAGAATTATTTTTCGATGAAAATTTTGAAGAAGAACTAGATTCAAATGATAACTTATTGCATTTCTTAAATGGTGTATATGATCTAGATGAAGAAGAGTTTCGTGAAGGTTATCCTGAAGATAATATATCTTTGACGACTGGTATTAATTATCTGGAAAATTTGGAAGCGGATGATTATCAGAAGATGACTGAGGTTGAAGAATTTCTCGAAAAGGTTTTACCAGTTCAAAGTGTCCGAGAATATGTTCTTAGTTTATTAGCTAGTTTCTTACATGGAGCCAATAAAGAACAAAAGTTTCATATATGGACTGGTGTGGGGTCGAATGGTAAATCTATGTTGATTGATTTTTATAAAAAAACTGTTGGAGATTATTATGGTTCTATGTCTATTACGGCGTTGACACAAGGTCGTGGTGCATCTGAAAATGCTTCACCAGTTTTAGCGGAAACTAGAGGAAAACGTTTCATATCACTTGATGAAGCTGAAACAAATGACGAAATTAAGGTTGGTTTTATGAAACAATTGACTGGTGGTGATGAAATTACCGCTCGTAAATTACATTGTTCTCCAATTACTTTTAGACCCAAATTCAAATTAGTATTGACATGTAACGAATTGCCATCTATTCCAGCAACTGATGAAGGTACATGGCGTCGTATTAGAGTAGTTAATTTCCCATCTAAATTTTGTGATAAACCCAATCCAAAAATCCCATATCAATACAAAGTTGATCGTGCTTTACAAAGTCGTTTACCTGAATGGACTGAAGTGTTTATGTTTATGCTTATTCAATATTACCAAAATAATTATAAGAAGAATGGTATTGTGGAACCAAAGGAAGTAACTAAAAATACGGAAGTATTCAAATCTGATAGTGATCACTATTCTCAATTTGTTTCAGAAAAATTAAGAGAAGATCCCAATAGTTCTGTAACTCTTGACGAAATTAACGTAATATTTAAAGAATTTGTTAAAGAAAATAGCTTGGATGCTCGCAAATATACTCGTAAAGAACTAGGTAAACATTTACAACTTATTTTGGGACATCGTCCTAGTCGTCGTGGTAATAATAAATGGAGTGGATGGAGAATTGCTACAAGTGAAGATGATAATGACGAAGAAAAAGATGATGATGGTAATGCTGAGAAAGCTGAAGATGTAACTAATGATGTTTAATTTATATGTTGAGGCTATTTAAGGCTATTTAATTGAGATTAATAATATTTTTTTTCTTAACAAATGATAAAAGGGTAGAGAAAAATGATTCAAGATTTACATCAAGTATTAATGCTCTTGATTTTAATTCATTTGTGTTTATGTTCGTATTATTATTTATTATATAGAGATGGGGCAAAGATTAGGGAGGATGATAAATTAATTGAAGAACTTGAGAAAAAGTTGAGTGATCCGGAGACAATTAAACAAATTCAGTTTGAAAAAGAAAAATTACCTCCAATTTGCCATGGATTTCATGATCAATTCACTCCTAATAATAATCAATATTTAGGTTGGAGACACTTTTGGCTCAAAAATCAAGCCAAAAACAAAGTAGAACCAGATAATAATTTTGATGGAACTCCTATTAGAAATTATCTAAATCAATTACCAAATGTAATTAATGAAGTTACTCCAAAAGAACTTCAAATTAGATAAATCAAGCCTAATATAATTAATGAAGTTACTCCAAAAGAACTTCAAATTAGATAATTATAAAAATTTCTCATAGTAAAATAAATTAAATGTCAGAACCTCCTGCTAAAAGACTAAAGCCTGATTTTTTAGAACAAATAAAAGTAAAAGAACAAAAAATTAAAAGTGATTTAAATTATTTATATGATACTTTGGGAAGAACATTTGACCTGACTGGTTCAGCATCATTAATTCTTTATGCAATTATTTATATATTGGATACAGAAATATCTACAGATAAAAGTGAATTGGTTGAGTTAGTTAATAACTATCAAATCGGTGATTATGATATTGTTTTATGGAATATTCATTCTATTGAGATTATATGTAAACATTTTAAAAAATTATTCGATGCTGGTTTTAGAACTAGTTTTAGAAGCGGAAATAATAATGAATTCAATAGAACACTTGTTGAAACCTTCACACGTTATTGTCATGAAGGTATTAGTATGATAAATAAAGGTCGAAGTAATTTAAAAATTGATTTTATAGTTGGACAAAATTCAACACATTTTCGAAAAAATAATTTTGAAGAAGGTAAATTTAAATTTCAAATAAACACAAATCCTAATAAATGGATATCATTAAACACATCTGACTTTAAGAAATATGATGTGGAGTTGAGTCCGAATTCGAACAATAATTTAGACTACAACAATAATAAAAATGATAAACATTCCACTAAAATGAGTATATACGAAATAATTAAGGGTTATATAAAAAATATAAATGATAATTATACACCTGAATCTTCTCACGCACCTCACGCACCTCACACACCTGGATCACCTCACACACCTGGATCACCTCATACACCTGGATCACCTCATACTCCTGAATCACCTCATACTCCTGAATCACCTCATACTCCTGAATCACCTCGCACACCTGGAGCATCATCTGATAATTCTAGTGGTAATGATGTATGTAGTAATTTATATCGTTCGCATGGTGGTTCCAGAACAAATACTAAAAAAACAAAAAAAACAGTTAAAAAGTCTAAAAAGTCTAAAAAGTCTAAAAAGAAACTCAACAAATAACTAATTTTGTTAAATTTTCTATAATTTTGCCTTCGTCTTTGAAAATTTTAATGCGTTTGATTGAATCCAGTATACCAAATAGAATTTCTTCTAACATATAATCATAACTACTATGCACTTCAATTTCTTTTTTAATTTTTGTTTCTAAAATAACTAATGAATTTAATATTTTGGTTAATCCTTCTGGATCACTATAAGAGTCTTCTTGATATTCTATTATAGTTTTAGATAATTCTTGAGTTTCAGGTTGAGCTTGAAATGATAAAATATAGTTATTATCTTTTACTATTAAGTCGATTAGTTTTGACATGTCAGACGATTTATTTGAAGACATTTTTATAATTTGTTTTTAGTTCTATTCGAAATCAATTTTTTTAGAATATTAATACTATGCTTACATTAATCATTCAAAAGCTTTCGGAAACATATCGTAAATTTCACGGAAATACACAGGAAATACTAGAGTTATTAGATTAAATTCGTAATTATCACGAAATATCTCCGAAAGCTTTTGACAGTTTATGCGCGACCTTAGGCATTACCCGGGTATCATTCACGTAAAAAACATTAGGAATTTACTCTGCAAATCCACTGAGTAAATAGAAATTCTCTTGGCTAGTTATCTAGTTATTTTTTTATTTTGTAAGGCATTTTAATGTTATCCAGTGTGATTGCGTTGATATTAAAAAAAATTGAACAGATCATTAAAAGATTATTCAAAGTCATCTATTAAAAGTCATCTATTAAATAAATATCTAATTTACATGTTTGCATTAAGAACTTCAGCTAGATTGTTGAATCGTAATTTTTTACATACCAGTAGAACAAATTTTAATGTTAATCCTGGTAGTGAAAATAAAATTATTGAAGAATTGCAACGGACTAATTTAAAATTACAAGATATTGTAATGTCAACTCGAGTGGGGACTATTTTAATTGGTTTTTTAACTGGTTTAGCAATAGGAGAACGTACATATCCTATAATTAAGTATTATTTACCCTAGAATAATATTTTTTAAAAACTTTCTAGTGTATAAAAGTAAAAATTTTAGAATGTTCTAGTTACAATTACACGGGTATCATTCACGTAAAAAAACATTAGGAAATTACTATGCAAATCCACTGAGTAAATAGAAATTCTCTTGGCTAGTTATCTAGTTATTTTTTTATTTTGTAAGGCATTTTAATGTTATCCAGTGTGATTGCGTTGATATTAAAAAAATTGAATAGATCATTAAAAGATTATTCAAAGTCATCTATTAAATAAATATCTAATTTATATGTTTACATTAAGAACTTCAGCCAGATTGTTGAATCGTAATTTTTTACATACCAGTAGAACAAATTTTAATGTTAATCCTGGCAGTGAAAATAAAATTATTGAAGAATTGCAACGGACTAATTTAAAATTAGAAGATATTAGTTATGATACTCAGATGATTGTTAGAGGGATTGCTGTTTTATTTGGCTCTTTTATTGGATTGAGTATAAAAGTAAAAATTTTAGAATGTTCTAGTTACAACAACATCTAGAATAATATTTTTTAAAAACTTTCTAGTGTACAAATGTAAAAATTTTAGAATGTTCTAGTTGTAATTAAATCTAGAATAATATTTTTCAAAAACTTTCTAGTGTATAAAAGTAAAAATTTTAGGATGTTCTAGTTATAATAGTAACTGGAATAATATTTTTTAAAAACTTTCTAGTGTATAAAAGTAAAAATTTTAGGATGTTCTAGTTGTAATTAAATCTAGAATAATATTTTTTAAAAACTTTCCGGAATAATAAAAGTAAAATTCTTTTTTCTTCTAGGTAATCAAAAGTAGTTAATAAAAAGTATTTATGAATATTGAATTAGAAACATTAGAACAGGAAGTTCATTTTCCTTATCCAAAGCAATTAATTACTATGTCAGATACTAGAACACCATGTAAAACGTGGGAGGAGGCTTTAAAGGATACTAGTGTTAGAAAGGTATATGATTCATTTACGGATAAAGAAAAATCAAGTATTCAAAAAAATCTTAAAAATAGAGAATGTCAAAATATAAAAGGTAGTTTGCAATGTGTTACTCTGCATAATAAATTAGAACAATGTACTAAAATGCCAATAGAAATTCCTAATAATATTAAAGCTGAAATGATTAAGATAGATAATCTTTTGGAAACACAAAAGAAAACAGTATTAAATAATTTAGATAAAAAGGTAGAAAATTTTAGATATACATTAGATAATCTAATAAAACATCATCAAACTAGACAAGATATGAAATCAATGAGTTTAACTTATAAAGGGACAAATCTGAATGAATTTGGTCGTGCGATGGCTAAACAAAATAAAATTGGAGATCAAGTTGAAGATGAGCAAACTGATAAAGATTTAATAGTTGGAAAAATAAAAAGTAATCGCAATAATTATCAATGGTACTTTGATAAGAATTATTACTTGACTATAATACTCAAACTATCTTTATTAGTTCTTTTAATAATTAATATTATTCATTTAATGACATCGAAAGCATATTAAAAAATTAAGTATATAGATTAAAGTAACCCGCAAATGTCAAAAAAATATATATTGGAAGTATTTGATTATATTTCTAGTTGGGAAGGTACTAAAATTATTAATAAGACTGAATTGTTGAGAAAATTAAAAGTAGGTGATATAGTTCGTCTAATGTTTCTAGGTCTAGATGACAAAAAATGGTTTGTCAAAGTATATTTTGAAATAATAGGTATAGATAGATATCAGTATGGTGGTATAACAAATCCAAGAAAATTTACTGGAAAATGTTTAGATATTTATAATCCTATACATAATGAAAATATCGAACATAGATTTGGAATAAAATATGGTCAAGTAATACAATTTAATACACATAATATTTTAGAAATACCAATGTATCATAATCGTATATGGTCATCTGAAGTTAAAGATATAGTTCAGGATAATTATAAAAAGATCCAAAAATATTTAATAGATGTAGAAATGGAGGAAATGCAAATGGAGGCTGTTAAAATGAAGATTTATGATCAAAAAAAATATGAGTTGAGAAAATTAATTAAAGAATTGAAAAATACCTTTATGATGACTAGCAAAGAATGTGAAAATATTATTTGCGAATTTTACAAGATAAAACGTATTTTAGATATACCAGTAAATTGGAGTAAAGAAAGAATTGGTGAATATGTAGAATTCAAATACACTATTCTAGATAGTTAAAACTTTATATATTGTCAAAAGTTTTCGGAGACTTTCGTATTCATCACGAATGTGTTTCAATAATATCTTTAATGTTTTTAATGTTTTTAATGTTTTTTTCGTAAATTTACGACATATTTCCGAAAGCTTTTGAATGTATTATTAAATGTATTATTAAATGTATTATTAATATTCAGCAATAGTTAAAGTTGATTCATTATTAGTGATGTTAATGGGTTGAATAATTTTCTTCCAATCACCCAAATCATCTTCAACAGAACTAGAGTTAGAATTGGAAGATTTATTTTCTATAGGTTTCTCTATAGGTTTCATAACTTTTTCATGATAAACAGATTCCAGGAATTCCGACCATTCTTTAACTGATTCTTGTTCCTGGAATAATAATATTTTATTACGATTAATTTTTTCTTGAATAACTTCACGCCATTTTCTATCAGTTGCACATCTGACAGCTAATTTAATATACGTCTGAGGTGAATCAGCAACTAAATCAATAAATCCCATCTTTTTATACATTCCAAACGTAAATCTTCCATTCAAATATTTAGTAGGCATCGTAACAACAGGTACATTAAAATCAAATGCCTCAAAACTTGTATTACATCCTCCAAATGGATATGGATCCAACATTACATCCAACAATTTAATTATATTTAGATATGATGAAATTCCCATATTGGGAAGCCATATAAGTCTTTGGAAATCATCATCACCCATTAAGGATTGCATTCGTTCTATTTGACTTTTACAAAATGGTTTTCCGAGAGACATTAAAATATATCCTTTTGGATCCATTTTTAAGATGCCAGCTAGAATTTTTTCGAAATCTTCTGAAATTTTAAAAGAAGATTGTATGCAGCCATATAAATGTGAATTTGGTTCTAATTTAAGTTCCTCTCTAGTCTGAAATTTATGACGAGGTGGTAATAAAAGTTTAGAAGGTGGGAAATAATATGTTGATAAACTATTCATTAAATGCAATTGCTCCGAATAATGATTTTGGGCTTTACTTTTATCTATCTCAAAATATTTACTTGATACAAAATAATCAATTGTATTAATACCAGATGTCTCTGAATGTCCCCAAGTTGTTATTTGAACAGGAGCAAGTCTTGAATGTGCCAAATAGATTGATCTCATAATCATACCAATTTCACAATAAACTATAATATCAAAATTATATCGCATAATATGTTTTCGCGCTTCTATCAAATCAACTGGTAATTGAACATAGAAATTTTTCATATTAGAATATAGAAATTTACTAACATATCCATTAATTTCATTTGGAGAATTGAAAGACATGTAATATACATCAAATTTATCTTTTGGCAATTGAGTGATTATACCGATGCGATCGCGTAATACAGAGGAATCTACTGTTAGAAATTCTGAGAAAAAACACACACGAATCTTTTTATTAACTGATCTATTTGATGTTACACCATTATAATTTAAATCTGGACACATTTTTCTCAATAGTTTAGAATAATTCTCCAATATAACATGATTATTACGATTTTGATAGGAAATAGAAAATAAAGGATTACTCTTTTGACAAGCATTATATATATCATTAATAGTTTCATAAGTCAGCCTTTTTGGATAAAATTTATAAAATAATTCAATATTTTCCATCAGTATTTTTCTTTGTTGATCCAAATTATCCAACAGATAATAATTAGTATGGAAAAATATCCAAATCATTATGGGTCTATATTCTAAATCTATCAACACATCAAAGAGTTTTTTACGATATCTAATATCATCCCAATTTTTTGTTTCAATATAAATACGATCCTCTTCATTACAAAATGAAGCTGTCACATCAATTACAGCATTTTTAATATGTTCAAAAATATATGTCATTGAATTAAGAATACTTATTTCACGACACACCATATATTTTTTCATATTCATCATAACTTTTTCATAAGTTTCGCGTAAATATTTTTTCATAGCCACAGGATCATTCTGATATTTATCTAAAGCAAGAAGATACATTTCTATTTAATCTAGAACCTGATAATGTTTAACCTTTTTTAAACACACAAAAAATAAAAAATAAAAATTTAATTATCAATTACTTATTTTTTAATTTAATTAAAATACATATGTGTTTTAAGCAATTTCAACAATTGGCTTAGTCAGTTCCAAATGATCAAACTTTCCATCTACAAATACAATATTCTTAACAAAATCATTTCCATGACTCAAAGTCCTTTCACCAGTTTTGAAATTGAACTGGTTACAACTGAATCGTGTATCAAATGAATATGAATATGAATAGTAATGACTACACGCTCCAATTGTTGGAACGTACTTAATCGGATCAAGATCACTAATGCCAAACGCATGCATCGCACTATTTTCGTTATTATATTTACGACTAAGTCCCATTACGACTACACTATGAACGTTTGATGGAACCTTGAATCTCTTGTGATCAGAACAATACTTCAAATTTGGAACAAAAGTAGTTTGTAGAAGATCTTTGTATGTTTTCAATGGATTCTTCATACTCAACGAAAAAGATTCTCCAATAGGATTTCCCTCACTATCCTCATAATGAAACATCAATGCCGCATTATTACAATCTTCTTGATAAATAATTTCACCAAACTCACTATCATATGGATGATACGGTGTAATCATTTGATCCCTTTCTGGATCAGGAGTGATAACATGATCCTTACCAAGATTCTGAGTGACAGAGGGGTCAATCTTCGGATCAGATGTAGTATTAGTTGTTTTCTCTTCATTATCAGAAGTATCTGATGATACTACTGGACCAAGCTTCGGATCAGATGTAGTATTAGTATGGTCATTTGGTGTAAACGACATTTTCTCTATGTGTTACTTTACTTAATATAAAAAAGGTATTAAAATATTTCAATTTTATAAGTTATCACTTGAACTAAATGAACCAAATTATAATTCTAGATAAATAATCGAATACAACATGCATATATACACATACTAATTAGAATAAGATAAGATATGTGTTCCCATAATGACGAATTATATGTATTTTTTACATATGTGTCACTCCAATCTAATAAAACCCATTGTGTGTAGACTATATTTAGAATACTAAATAATATTATTAATAAAGCGATGGATAAATAGTATATAATTTTAACTAAAAGGTTCGTTTTCATGTTAATTTCTGATAGTAAATTTAATGAAACTAAACAAACAATACGAAATAATATAGTAGCAACATGAGAATGCAGTTTAAAAAGGAAATCATATTCAGTTGTTACGGAATATGTTATTACTGCTATAACTGTTACAATTGCGATTAATAAAGCTTTAGTACCATGTCTCAAAGGGAGCGTGCTAAAAAGATAAATTAAAAGCAATGCGTCCGCTAAAAATAAAGTACAAAAAGCTAAGATGTGTCCAATTTCCATCTGAAATAAAATTATAATTAATAATTGTTGTAAAAAAATATTATAAAAATATTATAATTTCAATTTTTTAATATTATGTTATGATGTTAGTCTAGTTAGTCTAGATAAATAATCGAAGACAACATCCATATATACACATGCTACTCAAAATCATTAGAGACATGTGTTGATATGTTGAAGTGTTAAAATCTGCTGGATAATACCAAGTGACTAAAGCCCATTGTGCGAAATATATATGCAAAATACTTAAGAATATTACTAAAGATGCAATCGATAAATAATACATGATTCCAACTAAAATATTTGATTCAATATGAATTTCGCATATTACATTTAACCCAACTAAACAACAAATACATAATAATAAAGTAACTACATAAGCGTCAATCGTATAAATTAAACTATATTTAGTTGTTACTGAATATATTGTAACGGCCGCAACTATTCCAAGCGCTATTAATAAAGCTTGATTCTTATATTTGGGAGATACTCCTTCAGCAATATTAATTAAATCTAATATTTCTTTCAATATGTAAAATACTATTACAAATGCTACGATAAATTCAATGTCCATTTACAAGTATGATTAATAAATTTAATAAAAAAATATTATGATTTCAATTTTATAGTATTACATCTGAGAGTCAAACCTAAATAAATAATCTAAGACAACACGCATATACACATATAGTATTTAAGAACATACACATGATATTATTACATGTGGAACTATTAAATTGTGATGGATAATACCAAGTAAATAAAGCCCATTGTGTTAAAAATATATGTAAAATACTAAATAAGGTAATTAATAATGTTATAGATAAATAGTGAATAGATCGATATAAAATCTGTGTATCATTTTCACATATTTTATTTAATCCAATTAAAACACTACTAAATAACACTATGTAATTAATATTTTGATTTATTTTCAAAATAAAATTATATTGAGTTACTGTCGAATACATCATAACAACTAGAACTATTCCAGATGATATTATTAATGCCTCGATATTATTCTTTAGAGGAATATTTTCGTGATTTACAAGTAATGGTTGTATTAATACAGAATATAAGACATATATTAAAATATTTCCAAATGACATTCTGAATGATTGTTAAGTGCTATAAAAAATTTATAATTTCAATTTTATTTAGATATACCTATTATGCATTATCTATTACACATTATCTATTTAACATCAATAGTTGTGATAATAGATACATTTGTCAAAATATTATGTACAAATAAAGTCATATTTATTGATATTAATACCGCTTTAAGTGTTAGAGTTTTTTCATCAATATCAATACCAATAAAGTAAAGTATTAAAATAGATGAAATATACATATATCTAGAATGTACATAATCACTCATGTTATAATATACTTGATATTTATCAATAGACATCATAAAAACATGAAAAACAAAGAATATACTTATTTGAAAAGCCAGTATCAAATATAATTTACGGCAAAAATAAATACTGAATTTATCATTTTCTTTATCATGTTCAGTACTCAAAAATTCATTTACATCTTCTTCAACATTTGTTTTAAAATTTTCTGTATCATTTTCAGATGTTAAAAATTCATTTACATCTTTAACATTTTCTTCAACATGTTCATGTGTTGTAGATTGATTTTCTGTATCAGTAGTGTTCATATTGAATGGTTAATTATTTAAAATATATAGTTATTTTACAATTCAATTTTTTTTATAGGAAACATTTATAGTAGTTTTGGATTAAAAATATAAAATAAAAATTGAATTAAAGGGAATCCCATAATAATATATCACAATATTTATGTCTAACACCACTGAAGATTGGGACACACTTGTCCTACGTAAGGGTCCTCCAAAGGGCCAAGATGCTCAAAAGCTACTTGCAAAGGGTGGTCAGTCCGACGCCGTTGTGCGTCAGGGAGCCGCACAAAACAAGAGCAAGCTAACTGGAACCGGGCTCAACACACGGGTTCTAGATGAAAACAATGACGGAGGTCATATTGAAACTGTATCAAAGAGTACAGCTAAGGCCATTGTTGATGGTCGTGTTGCAAAGGGACTGAATCGAAAGGGATTGGCTCAAAAGGTCAATATTCAGGAAAATCTTCTTGCCGATTATGAATCCGGTAAGGCTATTCCAAACTCTCAAGTTTTGAACAAGCTTTCTAATGTTCTTGGGATTTATCTAACTGGTGCCAAGTGTGGTCAACCTATCGCGAAGACATCTTCCAAGTAAACTAGAGTAAAATAAAATAAATTAAAATTATTCTAAATTAGAATAAATTATTTTTTTTTGGGTTTGCGAATTTATTTTTACATATCATCCGCAACAGGTTCAGATTGTTTTTTTTCCTTTTTGACTTTTACAATCTTCTTAACTTTTGTTGGTGTCTCCACTATACTATTATTATTTTCTAAATTGTTTTTAGTAATACGTTTTCTAGATTTTTTAACTTCTGGTTCACTAGTATTTGCTTCATTAGTATTTGCTTCAGTAGTTTTTATTTTCTTTATTTTTTTAATTTTAGTAATAATAATAGGATCAAAATCTGTTTTAGGTGCATCCGGTGTTTGCTTCACTGTATCTGTTCTTTCTTTTGCACCAGCACACGGTTTAAAACTCTTACGATGATATGGTGTTATTCCATAATTTTTAATTGCATCCATATGTTTCGAAGAACCATATCCCATATTGCTTCCAATACAATAATCTTCTAGATAAGGATATTTAGCTACCATATCTTTAATATATGCATCATGATAAACTTTAGCTAGAATACTCGCCGCGGCTATAGAGTAATATTTGTTATCACCTTTAATTATGCAATCATATGTATATGTATAATAGGGTAAGAAATAATTACCATCAACTAAAATATGATCAAAATCTAAACGATTTCTAATTTGATCTAGGGCTCTATGCATAGCGAGTTGAGATGCTTGAAGAATATTATATTGATCAATTTCTTTTTCATCCGCATAAGATACCGCGAAATCTATTGCATTATTTTCTATATAATCTTTAAGGTCTTCTCTTTGTTTAGCACTTAAAGTCTTTGAGTCTCTAATTGGGGGATGTTTAGGAGCATTTTCAGTGTCATCATCTGGGTTACTAGATGTCCAAATAACAGCTGCTGCATAAACGCGACCGAATAAACATCCTCTAGCTACTTCATCAACACCTACTTCTAAACAATTTTTATTTTTGTAATATTCTAAAGTCATAATTAACTATTTTATTATTAAAATAAGTTGAAATCAATTTTATATTCCAAAAAATTGAATTCATTTAAACTATTAAGATCACATTTATATTTATATTTCAAGAATGTATTCTGATAAACCAGAAAAATCTATTAATGACTCCGACCAAGAGCATGAACCAATTAATGATATTGAATCTAACCCCAATAATGATAATGATACTAATAATGGATCTGGATCATTTGTAAATAAGAAGAAAAAGAAGAAAACTAAGGAAACTAAAGGAGATGTTGTTGAATCTAAACGTAAGCCTCCAGCGCATATTGCTCTTTTGAAGAAAAAGATGGAGGAAGAAGCTGAAATGAAACGAAAACTCCAGGAAGAAGAAGAAGAACGTCAGAGAAAAATTCAAATAGAACAAGAGAAACTTCTCAAGGTTCAAGCTGTTCAAAAGGAAAAGAAAAAGGAACAAAATGCAAAAGAGAAAGCTAGGAGAAAGGAAAGTGCCGTCAATAGTGCACGTATTGAAGCTCTTAAACGATTGGGATTAGATCCAGATAAGATTAAAACAGGTAAATCAATTCCTATTGTTACTTCATCTATTAAAAATACTTCGGATCATGATGTGAATCATTCTATTGATTTAAATAAATCATTCCAAAATAATAGTAAAATTATGTTAAGAGCTCCTATTTGTTGCATTCTAGGTGGAGTAGATTCTGGAAAAACTACTTTGATTGACAATATTAAAAATACAAATGTTCAAACACATGAAGCTGGTGGTATCACACAAAAAATTAGTGCCATATGGGTAGATAATGTTAATAAAGATGAAAAAGAGGATGAGTATGATATCACAGGGTTACTTATTTTGGATACACCAGGTCATGATTCTTTTCACAGTTTGCGTCATTTGGGAGCTAGTATTTGTAATATTGTATTTTTAATGATTGATATTACGGCAGATGTGCGTCCACAGACAATTAAGGCGATTGAATTGATTAAAGAGAAAAAGATTCCTTTTGTAATTGTTCTGAATAAGATTGATAGATTATATGATTGGGTTCCACATCAAAACCTAAATTTCAGTGACAATTTGAATTCACAATCTAAAGCCGCGAAAGATCATTTTCATAGTAGATTGAGCCAAATTCAAACTCAATTGAATTCTCAAGGTCTAAATGTTGTATTACATTATTTAAATAAAGATCCTAAACATTATGTATCAATGGTACCAGTATCTTCAAAAACAGGTGAAAGTGTTAAAGAATTATTAACGTTTATTACTAGACTTTCTACACGACACATACATCAAAATTTAGTATTCGATAAAAATAAAATTTCAGGGATTGTTTTAAGCACTGAAGTCATTAAAGGTTTCGGAAAATGTGTTAATATTATTCTTTCAAATGGTAATATTAAACCAGATGATACCTTAATATTAGAATCAATTAATGGTGCCATCGAGGTTCCTATTCTTAAATTAATAAATCCAATTGGTCCAAAACAATATAGAGTTAATAGTGAAGCGAATGGTACAACAAATGTGATTGTGGTTTTAAAGACAGATATAGATCTTAATAATTTAATTATAGGATCACACTTTCATCATATTCCTGAAACAAATACCAATAAGTCTGAATTTATTCAGAATATTACTAACAATATTATGACGGATATGAAATCTTTGGAAAGAAATGTTAATACATATGGTATTTCGTTGCATAGTAGTACATATGGTGCAATTGAAGCACTCATTGATTATCTAGAAGAGAAGAATTATCCTTATTTTAGGACAAAGATAGGAAAAATTAAGAAAACTGATTTGGTAATGTGTGAAAATACGAATAATTTAATTAAGGATAATCATTATAATATTTTGGTAGCATTTGATACAAGTTTTGATTTTGATATTAAACAAGTGTCTACGAATACTGTTATTTTAACTGGTAATATTATTTTCAGATTATTTGAGGGTATTGAAGATCATGTTAAAAGAAGTAAAGAAGCTTTATTAGAACAACAAAAAGAAAAAACTATTTTCCCTGCTAAATTTCAATTGATAGATGAACAACACATCTTCGCTAATAGAAATCCATTGTTACTCGGTGTTAGAGTTCTAGCGGGTAAATTACGTATTGGAACACCAATCATGGTTATGAAGGATAACACGCCAATGAGAATAGGTACTGTACGTGGTTTGAAGGATAAACATGATAAGGTGGTGTATGAAGTTTGCGCTGGGGATAAGGTTGAAGTTCCGGTGAGAATTGAACCTGATCAAGGATATATTATTAAACAAATTAAAAAAGATTTTGATATGGATTCTATGATGTATAGTCATTTAGATGAAAATTCTAGTAATAATTTAAGAAAATATTTTTGGGACTCTATGAGCGAAAAAGAACATGAATTAACATCAGAACTTGAAACATTACTGGATTTGTAAAGAAATATTAAAGAAATATTAAAGAAATATTAAAGAAATATTAAAGAAATATTAAAGAAATATTAAAGAAATATTAAAAATTTTTTATATATAAAATGCGTCTTATTTTTTCTTTATAAATTATATATAAATCATAAATAATGAATAGATCTAATTTGAGACTTCAAGTAACTGAAGAGGACCGTCAAGCAATTATGAATTTGGATAAAAATTTAAATTGTGTGAGTTGTAAGGGGTGTAATGAGTGGTGGAAGGTGATTGTTTTATTATTGATTTTGTGTCTTATTATTTATTATTTCAAAATGATTTAATATGAATAGTTAGAATAAAAAAATCTCTTTTAAAATGTAAAGTAAAGCAAAATTATTAATGACACATAATTATAAACAAGATGAAAGCCCTCAAATTGAAGGATTTAGTATGGATCGTGAATTAGCATTGAGAAGTCTTTTATTTACTTTAGTGTTTTATTTATTAGCGTCACCTCAAACAAGTGAAATATTTGTTGGTTTTTTGCCACCTAATGTTGACGTATTAGTTATTCAAGCGCTTTTATTTAGTCTAGCATTTTATTTTGTTTCGACATATCTTTGAATAAAAAAATAAAATATTTAAATAAAGTAAAGAAATGTTTACTACAGAAGGATCTGGACCTTTATTAATCGTTGTTGCAATATTATTAATTTTATCAATAATTATTTTATGGAAAGCAAATGATTTAAAGGCATTAATGTTAGTATTTACGTTGTTAGTAAGTTCTTCAGTCATTTTATTAAAATATTTTGATTGAATCTAAAAAATTGAATTATATATAAAAAAGATTTAAGAAACAATTATTAAAATTGATAATATAAATTATGGCTACTAAAACTGAAGAAACTTCGTCTGTGGCATCGGTTGCAACAACTGGTACTGTTCAAAAAAAGAAAGCTGCTGGAAAGAATTTTGATGTTTATTTGGAAACTATCGATGTTGCTCAAATAAAAAACCTTTTTGAGGCTTTAAAAGAGATAGTAGATGATGCTACTTTTGAATTTGATAAAAAGGGTCTTAGAATTTTTACCCTAGATAAAAATCATGTTCTTGCTGTTCATGTTAGAATTAATGGAGATAAACTTAATAAATATGTTTGTGAAAAATCGGTTGCTCTAGGTGTCAACATGAAAATCTTTTATCAATTAATAAAGATTATTGAGAAAGATGATATTTTAACTTTATCACATGAAGAAGATTCTAATCGGTTAGGTATCTTTATTAGTAATGAAAATCGTAAAATTAAAACCCGTTATTATCTTAATTTAATGGATGGTAATAAGGAAGAAAGAAAATTACCAGATATAGAATATGATTCAGTAGTTATGATACCAGCTGAAACTTTTCATAAAATTTGTCGTCATATGTCTGAATGGTCTAAAGAGATTGATATTAAATGCACTGATTCTCAATTAACATTGAGTTGTGAAGGAGATGCGGTTGATCAAACAACTACTATAGGTGAGAGTACTGATGGATTGGTTTTTACTCGTAATGAGAATCCAGAAGCAATAATTGAAGGATGTTTCAAACTGAAATATCTAATTTTATTTACAAAATGTTCAAAATTATGTGAAGTTATTCATGTTCATTTACAAAATGATTTGCCATTGACCATCGTCTATAAAATTGGTTCCATTGGTGATATTAAATTATGTTTAGCACCTAGTACCGAAAAATCTTAAGTATCTTATCTTAAGTATCTTATCTTAAGTATCTTATCTTAAGTATTGATTAAACATCATTATGTGATGGTTCATCTTTTGTTTTTTTGCGTTCTACTTCTTTTTGATAAATATCTTTATGAGTTTTATAAACGGCTTCATCTTTATTTAAATATGGTAAATCATCTTTAAAAACTACTAAATCTTTTTTGGAATCATCTTTGATCCAAACCTTGAATATTGAAAATGTTTTTTTAGGACTAATTGAAATACATATGATTTCATCATATAATTTTTTATCATGTTTCTTCAAAAAGTTTTCAGAAATTAAATTAATAGATAATTTGGTCCATGCATGCGATATTTCTTTTTTATCAATCTTAAATGACCACGAACCACCATCAATATTATCTTCCCAAGATGGATAATATCCTTCTAAAGCTAAGAAAAACATACCATTCTGCAATTGAGATGGTTTTAATTGATAATAATAACGCCAAAAATCTTCAACGCTATTAAAAGATCCTATAATGTCACAACTATTATCATCATATGGCGAATTAGGATCATGATACCATAATACCCATGTACGATTAATTGGATGATTTTGACTCATTTAAATATATATATAAATATCAGAGATAATCTTCTTTATATTTTATCTAAAGGAATTAGATTTATTTTATGTGCTTCCTGATGTGGTTTTATTAAAACATTTTTGTGATTAACAAAATTTCCCATTTCATCTATAACTATCAATTCAATATCTTTTATATCATCTTTCTCAAGAACTAACTCAGATAATAAATCTTTAATCCATAAATCATAATATTCAATATGAAAAGGCAATTCATTCATTTTGACCCAGAATTTTTTCAATATATTTGTAATATCCACCTCATGATTTTGGTCATCTCTAGTTTTAACATTCAATGAAACCGCTAACCACGGTAACTCAATCACATCATCCAGTTCAAACTCTTTCCCTTCCTTCTTAATTATATAATAATCCTTATCTTGATATGATATACGGTTTAATGATAATACTACTGGATGACTAATTTTTCTAATTTCAACAGTTCTAATTTTATTATCATATCTCAGTTTATGATATTTATCATACACATAATCAGACACATTAAACACATTTTCAATTACATCCCTTCTAAAATCAGAGTTACTATATAATAACCAACTAAAAGATCCAAATCCAATACCAGCACCAACAAATATTAACGATTGCGTAATACTAAATAAATTTTCCATATTTTTCTTCGTATGTTCTTTATAATAAACTATGTTACTTATTTTTATTTAAAATAACGACCACATCTCAAATTCTTTCTTTTTATAATATAAAACTTAAATGCTTTGTCTTTTAGGAGTTATTTTAATTTTAATCGCTGTCTACACATCATCAAATCGTAATTTTGATAACCTTTTTAATTGTTTAATCCTCCTCGTTATCCTTTTAGCTGGTGCATTCATCAGTTATCCTTCACCTAAAGAAACTTTCTTAGGATCAGCCCCATTAGATCACACATTCGGACAATGTGACGGTAAAGTTCTCAAAGAAGATGATGCCATCACAAAATATCAAAATGTCTCCTGGGAAGGTTACCGATTTCAATTAAAAGAGTCAACACAAAATCCCCCTCTAATCGAAGAACCTATTATTTATTCTCCCATTGGTGAAGGTTATAAATTAGGTATGGATCCTACTTTAGATAAAAAAATGTCTTTATTTGCGCATAATCATGCATCACCGAGTTGTTGTGGAAGAGGTGGAGGTTATTCTACAGATACCGGATGCATTTGCATGACAGATGAACAAAAAGAGTTAATTGGGTCTAGAGGTGGTAATGCTAGTAGTGTCTAAGTTTATTTTGTAATCATCATTACAATATCACACAGTATTTTAGACTTTAATAATCTTTCACCAAACCCAACATGACCGATATAAAATATACCATTATTATATAAATCTAGTATTGAACATGTAGAAACCATTATGATTAATTCACCATATAATAAATTTATATATGTCATTGATGTATCATAAATAAAAATTAATACCGCTAGTAACAAAAAATATACTATAATTGTCATATATATAATTATATTTTCCATTATATACCTATTCTCAATCGAAAATAGAATATCCTTGATGTTCCAGAAACATAATAATGATATAAATATAGCGGCGAAAATACATGATATAACAATCCCCTTACATCGGAATACTATATGTTCTGATAAAATTCTATCAATATTGATAATATAATATTTAATTTTTTGTATTAAATTTGCAAACATTAATATCTAAAAAAGTATTAATATCTAAAAAAGTATTAATATCTAAAAAGTTAAAAAAAAACGTTTTTGTCCTTAATTTTTAATTAATTTATCCTATAAAATCAACTTTAATTTAAGTATACATAAATCTCCAAGATTCATCTCTAACTGGTTTAGTTAAAATATTATCCACTACTGTTCTAGTTATTTCAAATTCCTTTGTAATAAATGGTATTTTCAGAGCATTAAAAGGAAGTTTTTTAAGTAAAAGTTCTTTATTATCAGATGTGCTATCTTGGATTAATCTGATGACATTCAATCGACTAACTAGTGTTTCTAGTTCTCTTCCTAAGTTTCTGACGCCATCTTCTTTTTCCGCATAAACATTTGAAATATATGAAACTGTATCGGAATCTATTTTAATTTGATTTTCACCAAACCCAATTTGTTTAGTAAATCTAGGTAACATATAATTTCTCGCAATTTCTGTTTTTTGAGAGACATTATAACCTTTAACCTTAATTACTTGCAAACGATCTCTTAAAATAGGAGAAATTAATGATTCATCATTGTATGAAAATACAAAGAATGCTTTTGATAAATCAATATTGATATTTCCAAAATATTTATCATGAAAACAATCATTTTGTTGAGTATCCGTCAAATGAACTAATATATTTGCTACTTCATCGCCCTTACTAGTTTTACTAATTTTATCTAATTCGTCAAAATATATAATCGGATTCATACACCCAGATCTCTGAATCAATTCAATTATTTGACCAGGTCTAGATCCTTCATATGTGTAACTATGACCATCTAGAAAGGATGAATCTGTTGCACCACCAAGTGAAATGAAATTGAATGGACGACCAAGAGCAGGTGCTAATCCTTCTTTCACTAATGTGGTTTTTCCGACACCCATTGGACCTTGTAAGGCTAAACAGTTTCCGACAGATGATGGATTACTTATCCATTTACTGATAATTTGAATAATATGACATTTAGCTTCATCATGACCATAAACGGCTTGATCCATTCTGTTATAAATTTCAGAAATATATTCTAGCTTTTTATCAGGTGTTTCTGACATTGAAACTGGATTAGGATATAATTTCCCCCATGGAACATTCATAATATTATTAATCCAGGTCATTAATTTATTACTTTGCCCAAATGGACTGGAGCTAGCATCCATTTTTTTTAATATTTCAGCCTTAATTTGATGCGGTAATGTTGAATTTATTACTTTAAACCTTAATGGTTCTTTATCATAATAATTGTCTAAAATATAAGTTTCCTCAGCAAGAATACGATCTTTGGTTTCGTCAGGTAAACTACAAAAATGATCCAAGGCATCCTTTTCTTCATGTGATATTATTTTCTCATACAATTTATCCTTTTCACTTAGTTTTCTTTTTTTAAGCGCTGGGAAAAAGAGTTTCAAAATAGTACGAGGTTCATCATCATCCTTATCACCATCCTTTTTACCTTTTTTATCTTCTGTATCATCTTTGACGGTGTCAACAGTGCCGTCACTTAATTTTCTTTTTCTAGAAGATTTTTTAGGTTTTTCAGAAGTTTTTGGAGTATCATCACTAGTATCCATTGGTTGTGTCAATGCATTTCTTATACTATTAGTAACCTGGTTTTCCATATCAGATTCGGGATTACTTGATTCAATACTAGTGTTGGTGTTGATGGTGGATTCATTATTTGATTCATTAGTGGATTCATTAGTGGTGTATTCATCTAATCCGGAAGTATCAGCTTCTAAGTCTGGATTGTAATCATAATCATCTGAATCTGAATCATCATTTAGGTCTTGTAAATTAGTCAAATTGGTTAAATTTTCAAGATTAGTTGGGTCATCAACAGGTTCTGTGTCAAATACATTCAACATTAAGTTGTTTTGATGATTAGCCTTATCCTTAGCCTTATCAGATTGTGAATCAGAATCCTTTTTGAAAACTGAGTTTAAATCTGGGACGTCCGTGGGATCATGTTTATCAATTGGTGTAGGATTTACAGAATCATACTTTTTATCCAACTCATTTAATAATGAAACCCATTCTTGATTTTTATCTTTGCCATTATCAGATTGACTATTTGAAGTGTTCTTCTTTTCATCCTTTTTTTTAGTTGATCTGGTATACGGTTTATTACCTGATTTGGTACCATTCCCTTGTTTTTTTGACTTCGGCATTCTATAATAATTACGATAGTAAACATATTAAATTATTTGCATATCAATTTTATTTGATTGAATATATGGTGAAATCTAAAAAATTGATCATATAATATTGTATTGTATTTTATTTTATAAATACTCAATTATGGTATATATATATGTATTAGAATTAGAACAAAACAAATATTATGTTGGTAAAACTAAAAATCCATCTATAAGACTAGATCAACATTTTAATTTTTCCGGATCACAATGGACAAAAAAATACAAACCTATTAAAATACTAGAAATTATCCCAAATTGTGATGACTTTGATGAAGATAAATATACTCTAAAATACATGACAATATACGGTATCGATAACGTCAGAGGTGGTAGTTTTTGTACAATTAACTTAAATAATACATACATTAAAACTATAAAACGCATGATACACGGGTCAACCGATAAATGCTATATTTGTGGTAAGAATGGTCATTTTGCACACGAATGTCCAACAAAACAATATGCATGTATACCAAGCTTTTTATTAGATAATATATTGTCATTTTGTAGTAACCTAGTACACACAATTATTAATAAATTACGCAATAGATCATACAATAATTTACATAATATTTCTAATATTCCTAATATTCCTAATGAAACTAACCTAAATGGTCATAAATATCAAAGAATAAATGATTTTATATGTGATAGTTGTAATAAAGAGTTTGACACATGTGAAGAACTCAAAAAACATGAAGCTATACACAAAATTAATAAAAATCGAAATGAATGCACCAGATGTGGACGCTATGGTCACGTAGTAGATAAATGTGTCGCATTCACAAACACAAATGGAGAGTATCTAGATTTTATATAATTATTACTTTTGTGACCTAGAAAATTTTTAAAATATATTATTCTAGATTGATTACATCTAGAACACTTTAAAATTTTTACTTTTGTACACTAGAAAGTTTTTAGAACATATTATTCTAGATTGATTACATCTAGAACACTTTAAAATTTTTACTTTTGTGTTCTAGAAAGTTTTTTAAAAGTATTATTCTAGATTGATTACATCTAGAACACTTTAAAATTTTTACTTTTATACACTGAAAAGTTTTTAAAACATATTATTCTAGATTGATTACATCTAGAACACTTTAATATTTTTACTTTTGTGACCTAGAAAGTTTTTAAAACATATTATTCTAGATTGATTACATCTAGAACACTTTAAAATTTTTACTTTTGTGCTCTGGAAAGTTTTTAAAAAGTATTATTCTAGATTGATTACATCTAGAACACTTTAAAATTTTTACTTTTGTGACCTAGAAAATTTTTAAAACATATTATTCTAGATTGATTACATCTGGAACACTTTAATATTTTTACTTTTGTGCTCTGGAAAGTTTTTAAAACATATTATTCTAGATTGATTACATCTAGAATACTTTAAAATTTTTACTTTTATACACTGGAAAGTTTTTAAAACATATTATTCTAGATTGATTACATCTAGAACACTTTAAAATTTTTACTTTTGTGCTCTGGAAAGTTTTTAAAACGTATTATTCTAGATTCATTTACAACTAGAACACTTTAAAATTTTTACTTTTGTACACTAGAAAGTTTTTAAAAAGTATTATTCTAGATTGATTACATCTAGAACACTTTAAAATTATTACTTTGGTGCTCTGGAAAGTTTTTAAAAAGTATTATTCTAGATTGATTACAACTAAAACACTTTAAAATTTTTACTTTTATGTTCTAGAAAGTTTTTAAAAAGTATTATTCTAGATTGATTACATCTAGAATACTCTAATATTTTTACTTTTGTGTTCTAGAAAGTTTTTAAAACATATTATTCTAGATTGATTACATCTAGAACACTTTAAAATTTTTACTTTTATACACTAGAAAGTTTTTAAAACGTATTATTCTAGATTGATTACATCTAGAACAATTTAAAATTTTTACTTTTGTACACTAGAAAGTTTTTAAAAAGTATTATTCTAGATTCATTTACAACTAGAATACTCTAATATTTTTACTTTTGTGTTCTAGAAAGTTTTTAAAAAGTATTATTCTAGATTCATTTACAACTAGAATACTCTAATATTTTTACTTTTGTGTTCTAGAAAGTTTTTAAAACGTATTATTCTAGATTGATTACAACTAGAATACTCTAATATTTTTACTTTTGTGTTCTAGAAAGTTTTTAAAACATATTATTCTAGATTGATTACATCTAGAACAATTTAAAATTTTTACTTTTATACACTAGAAAGTTTTTAAAACATATTATTCTAGATTGATTACATCTAGAATACTCTAATATTTTTACTTTTGTGTTCTAGAAAGTTTTTAAAACGTATTATGCCTAAAGCTTTTGAATATTGTATTGTGATTATAATATAAAAAAAATCTGGGTCATGTTATTGGATGTAGTCTTATTCAGACTGGACATATATTAACAAATGACACAGAGTGATTAATAGTGTTGGAATCACTTATCAGCTTTGGGGAGCAACTTTTATTACTGAGGTTGATCAGATTGGGAGATTTAGCTCAATGAATATTGATAACTCATATTTACAAATCTTCTCCCGAAGAATTTGACATGAGTCCTCTTGGGCGAAGAGGAATACCATACAAGTATAGTATTACCATGCAATCTCCGCTAAACCTATTCCAAAATCATGTTTAGCGTACACGGAATCCCAATAAATATATAATAATATCCAATATTTTCAATTTTAATTATAAATACTATCTCAAAAATACCAATTTTGCTTTAACAATCCTTAATAAAAATAGAAAAAAAATTGTGCCTAGAGCAGGGTTTGAACCTACGCGGACGGATAGTCCAGTGGATCTTAAGTCCACCACCTTAACCACTCGGTCATCTAGGCACTAAGTATTACTAATATATTTACCAATTCAATTTTTTTTAATATGTAGGCACCCAACCAAAAGAACATTTCTATTAATTCCAAAGCTTTCCAGAGGTTAATTACTAGGCTTTTTTTAACACCTGATACCCGTATGGTTCCAATACCCCGCAAGAACTATACATAAACTGTCAAAAGTTTTCGGAGGTTTTCGTAATCATCACGAATATTAATTTATTAACTCTAGATTTTCAAGTGTTATTTCGTGAATTAGACGAAATATTCCGAAAGCTCTTGAATGTGGTATGTGAAAATAAAAAAATATATCTGGTGGTACAATCGCATACCGTATTAACAAAGTGAAAAAGTCTCTGAAATAATTTTTTCAGCTTTCGGAGCTTAATTGGTTAATATAAAGTATTACTGTTTATTATTATAAAAATTGAATATATGTAATAATTTTTAATATTAATAATTTTAAATTTAAAAATGGACCTTCTAGAAAATAAATTAGTAGATATTCAAGAGTTTCACAAGGAAGCTCTCAATAAACAATCTGATTTAGTATATAAAAGTATTACAACAATTTCACACCATTCTATTAAATTTGCCAGAGATTTTGATTTTACATTTAAGGCATTATTTCCTTCAGATATTGGCAAGGAAGATAAATTTAAACCAACATGCATTGTAGAATTTAGAGATTGTAAAGCGACTCAGGTTCTAGATAATATAGAAGATCCATCAACATTACTATTTAATAGACGCGTTATGGGTACATATTATCTAGATGTTCCAGTTAATAACTATTATATTTTAAGTCATGATTCTTCTAATAAATTTAATAAATTTTGTTTGTCACACAACATGATGGTTTTCTCTCAAAGTAACAATCTTTATACATGTGGTTGTAATTCCAAACATTCCTCTCACGAATCAATGATGAGATCTTTATCAACTATATCAGATCGCAATGAGGAAAAAGAATACACTATAATCAAAACAACGCATGCTTTCCAAGTTGATAATTATCTAAATTTGTATCATAAAGAGAGTGGATTGTATTTGTTATTTAACAAAACAGCATTTCCAGAATTACCATTTTATTTTGCTAAAAAATTTACTCAGTTGCGAGATGAAAAAGATATATATTATAAAATATTTTCATCAAAAAGAGTTCAAAATATGTTATTCACACTTGATTCTAATTCATATCGCTCTGTTGATTCTAGACCATCATTTTTAACAAATATTAATCAATTAGTTCCAGATGATTATGCTACAGTTTATGAACTGTTTAACACATTTCGCAAATTTGATGGATATGGACAAAATAAAGAAACATCACCTGTAATAGATCTTGGCAGTAATAGTTGTGGTGATAGTACCAACAGTAATGATAGATTAATTCATGAGTTGAGAGAAAAACTTAATATAATGGTATTAAGAAGTGAAAAGGAAGAAGAGCTAGTTAGACAAATGGCGGAAACATATAAATTGCAATCAATTGAAATCCAAAATTTAAATAAAGAACTTGAACTGGCTAAAATACACGTAGAAGAAGAAAAATCTAAGAAAAATCTAAAATTTATTTCTGACCTAGAACAAATTAAACAAGAAAAATTTAATTTATATCAGCAGCTTGTGGAAGCAGAAAAATATAGAATAATGTTTGATGCGTCTGGTATTAGTTTAGAAAGTATTAAAAAAGAAAATGAAAATCTTAATCTTAAAATAACAAAATTAAATAATATCAACACTGGTCTAGTTGATACTGTTAAATCTGAAAAAGAAAGAAATAAAAAATTAGTCGAAAGCAATGATTTAATGACCAATACTATCAACAGTTTCAAGTATAAAGAGGAAAATTTAACAAACATTAATAAATCTATAAAATCAGAATTGAAAAAATATCAAGAAGAAAATGCTAATTTAGCTAATAAACTGAGTGAAATAGGAAATCAATCATCAAATTATTTAGAATTAGCATTAACCAATAGGATAACTGAATTAGAACAGACAATTAAAACATATGAAGCTAAAAATAAGAAAATATTACAAGAAAATGAAAAACTTCAAGAGTCTAAAAAAAATATTGAAAATACCATTAAAAATATTAAGTTTTAAAAAATATTATTCCAAGATGTTATTATAACACTAACACCATCTAATATTACCCAAAAGAACATTTCTATTAATTCCAAAGCTTTCCAGAGGTTAATTACTAGGGTTTTTTTTACACCTGATACCCGTATGGTTCCAATACCCCGCAAGAACTATACATAAACTGTCAAAAGTTTTCGGAGGTTTTCGTAATCATCACGAATATGAATTTATTAACTCTAGATTTTCAAGTGTTATTTCGTGAATTAGACGAAATATTCCGAAAGCTCTTGAATGTTGTACATAAAATAAAAAAAATGGTACCTAGAGCAGGGATCGAACCTGCTACGACTACCGTCAGTAGGTCTTAAGTCTACCTCCTTTACCAATTGGATATCTAGGCACTAACTATTATTAGAATATTTTTGAATTCAATTTTATAATAGTTCAACAATATCTAAAAATGCCAAAGATTTTCGGAGGTTTTCGTAATCATCACGAATATGAATTTATTAACTCTAGATTTTCAAGTGTTATTTCGTGAATTGGACGAAATATTCCGAAAGCTCTTGAATGTTGTACATAAAATAAAAAAATGGTACCTAGGGCAGGAATCGAACCTGCACCGAATCATCGTCAGTAGCTGACTCATCGTCAATAGAACTTAAGTCTATGTCCTTCCAACCGGAAATCTAGGCACTAACTATTACTAAGGTATTTTTGAATTCAATTTTGTTTTATATATTAATCTAAAAATGCCAAATAGTTTTCGGAGGTTTTCGTAATCATCACGAATATTAATTTATTAACTCTAGATTTTCAAGTGTCATTTCGTGAATTAGACGAAATATTCCGAAAGCTCTTGAATGGTGTAAGTAAAATAAAAAAAATGGTACCTAGAGCAGGGATCGAACCTGCTACGACTACCGTCAGTAGGTCTTAAATCTACCTCCTTTACCAATTGGATATCTAGGCACTAACTATTATTAGAATATTTTTGAATTCAATTTTATAATATTTCAACAATATCCAAAAATGCCAAAAAAATACTTGCACATGAAGAACATACTAACAAAATAAAAAAAAAGGTATCTATTGTTCAGCGCGTACAATAGATGGTTTGTGATATAAATCACTATGATTTCAGGGAACCGTGTATAGTAGGAAAGCTTTCATATTTAGCACGATAATTAAAGGATCGTTTCAATACTATTTCATATCCTAACGCTGATATACTTGGTACCCATGTTAAAATCCTAATATATATACCATTATCTATTATTTATTTAATAGATTAAACCCAGTCAATTTTATAATAGGATATTAATATCTAAAATGCTAAAAAATATTGAGAATATACAAAAAAAAAGGTGTACCAAACTACTTCGCGCTTATAGTGGGTACGGTTGTGCCAACGGTTGTTAGCATGTTTAGTTTTTTCGGGGAACCTTCGTGCTAGAAGTCCTCAATCAATCGAGATTAGTTAGTGATTAATTGATTCATTCTAACGCGAATACACTAGGGTACCCAGACTAAAGTTCACGACAAATAGCCTTCGTCGTTACCACAGGATTGAGCATGTAAATACTCTTACTGATATAATAATGAAAACAAACTATTCAATTTTTTATTTAATTATTATCTAAAAATGTCAAAAAATATTAGGTAAATATGTGAATATGTAAAAAAAAAAGGGTGTACCCAACTACTCCGCGCTGGTAGTAGGTACGGTTGCGCCAACAGGTGTTAGCATGTTTAGTTTTTTCGGGGAACCTTCGTGCTAGAAGTCCTCAATCAATCGAGATTATAATTGTTCCAACTACATCAACAACACAATATAACATTCAACGGTCCGGGCTCATTCAGATCATCAAAAGCCACATTGGGGTTGATATAGCGTACTAGAAAATTCGTCCTCAATTTGTTCTAGAATAAGAGTACAACACCGAAGCATTGTCCTAAAGTATCGTTTTTTTCAACGATTACACAAATTCCAGAGAGTCATGGAGCCACTCTCCTGAACAAACTGATTAGTCTCGTGATCAATTGTTTCATTCTAACGCGGATACACTAGGGTACCCAGACTAAACTCGAACGGGAATCATGGCCCTCGTTGCTTGAATGATCATATTAAGTATTAAATACCTTGCTAATATAATTATAAAAACACAATATTCAATTTTTTTATTTAATTAATATCTAAAAATGCTAAAAAAATAAAATATTATCAAAAAAATAAAAAAAAGGTTTCTATTACTCTACGTCCTGTAATAGAAGGTTGTGCGATCTAGATCGCATCATGGTTACGGGGAACCAACATGTAGAAGATGTCTTCACCAACTCAACATCATATTTTGCACATTCATTTCCAGCCTGTCAATCACCTACCAATTCTCAAACAAACATGGCTCAATATGTTCATCCAATAGTTAGTCAATGATATATTAGGTTGTACTACTGAACATAGTCGATACTGTTCAACAGACGCCTAAGCATCTCTTTGTAACAGATCTTTAACTTGTTCTAAAGAGTCGTGGAGCCACTCTCTAAAACAAGTTCACTAAGGCTCCATACAACATTTTACCAGTGCCTCTCATCTGACGTAGATACACAGTGGTACCCCGGTCACACTTTTCCAATCATAACACTCTTGGAAGTTACTAATATAATAATAAAAATACAACATTCAATTTTTTTATTTAATTAATATCTAAAAATGCCAAAAAAAACTTAAAAACACTATGGATATAATATTGGTGATGCGGTATTATTCAAAATAAAAATTGATTTGTTAAAAATTTAATTTAAGTTTATTTTAAGATAATAAAAGAACAAAAAAATACTCTCTGTAATATATAATAAATGTCAATTCATAGAGAATTAGATTATACAGCGAAAATTAGATCAATTACACGAGTAGAGTTTGGTATTTTGAGTCCAGAAGAAATCATTAAGAGATCTGTTGCTCATGTTCATAAAACTACTTTATATGAGAATAATGGTGAACCTACTGTTGGAGGTTTATTTGATCCTCGAATGGGTGTAATTGACAGAGGGAAATTATGTAAGACTTGTCATTTAGACAGAACTTTTTGTACAGGTCATGCGGGTCATATAGAATTAGTGAAACCGGTATTTCAGTTTCAATACATTTATATTATTTTGCGTTTCTTGAAATCAATTTGTTTATTTTGCAATAAGTCTTTAATTGATATTAATAGTCCATATGTACGTTCCATTATAAATAGTTGTGGTGATGATAACCAAAAATTATTTATGGAGATGACTGAATTAGCATCTAAAAGAAAATTATGTGGTAAGGAGAGTGACACGGATACTTTAGGTAATCCTTTAGGTTGTGGTTTAACTCAACCTTCTAAATATCAAAAGGTTGAATTTAAGATTTTTGCGGAATGGAAAGTTGGCAAGAATGATAAGAAGGATAAGGAAGAAAGAAAGTTGAATTTGACTCCTGAGAAAATTTCAACATTATTTGCAAAAATACCTAGAGAAGATGCCGCTATTTTTGGTTTTTCTGAAAATTGGTGTTTACCTCATTGGTTAATTACCAATGTATTACCTGTATCCCCTCCATCAGTACGTCCTTCAGTTCGTCAATACAACAATCAAAGAAGTGAAGACGATTTAACCATTAAATATATTGATATTATCAAATATAATAACATTCTAAAAAAGAAATTACACAGTGGTAGTTCCAAAGATACAATCGGATATTACTTTCTATGTTTGCAATTCCACGTAGCCACCTTAATTGATAACGAAAGTCAATCTAAAACCGCTGTTACTAGAGCAAGTAATCGCCCACTACGTACTTATAAACAACGCTTACACAGTAAAGATGGTCGTATTCGTGGTAACTTAATGGGTAAACGTGTCGATTTCTCAGCACGTTCCGTCATTACTCCAGATCCTAACATTAGTATTGATCAATTGGGTGTTCCAGAAGAAATTGCGATGAATTTGACATCACCTGAAAAAGTGAATCGTTATAACTATCATAAGTTGTATAAATTGATTTTGAATGGTGCTCATAAATATCCAGGTGTTAAAAAGATTAAGAAATTAAGTGATGGTAAAACTTTTACATTAGAATTCTGTGATAATCCTAAAACCTTAAAAGAAATTGCTGATAATTTAGAAGAAGGTGATACAGTTCATCGTCATTTGATGGATGATGATTACGTTTTGTTTAACCGTCAACCATCACTTCACAAAATGAGTATGATGGCTCATCGTGTTGTCGTCATGAAACATAGTACTTTTAGATTAAACGTATCCGCAACTGGACCATATAACGCCGATTTCGACGGTGACGAAATGAACATGCACGTCCCACAATCCTTACAAAGTGCTATAGAATTACGTGAAATTGCCGCAATTCCTAAACAGATTATTAGTCCAGCTAATTCGGAGCCAATTATCGTTCCTGTGCAAGATACTTTGATTGGGTTATATAAGATTACTGGTGATGGTGTCAAATTTAATAGACGTGAAGCAATGTCATTATTATCAAAAGTGACGACATTTGATGGTGAATTACCGGCACCATCTATTGAAGGTAGAGATGGTCAAAAACGGTTTTGGACGGGTCATCAACTAGTATCTTTAATTTTACCGGAAATCAATTTGAAAATGGAAAATAGTGCTGAAAAAGAAGTTGAAATTGTTCAAGGTAAATTCTTAAAGGGTCAAGTTGATAAATCTATATCCAAGAAGATAGTTCATATTATCTTTAATGATTTTGGTCCTAAGAGTGCTCAAACGTATTTGGACAATCTTCAGAATATGATGACAGCATATTTAATCCGTGAAGGGTTTAGTGTTGGTGTTGGTGATTTAATGGTTGATCAAAGAGTTAAAGGTGTAATTAGAAAGATTATTGATAAAGGTGCTGGTAAAGTGAATGCTATTCATCATGATATTCATCAAGGTACATTTAGTGATTTAAGTTTCTCTACTAACTCTGATGCTTATGAACATAGAATTCGCTTGATTGTAGGTGAAATAGAACGTGATATTGAAAATTTAGTGATTAAAACGGCGAAGGACAATCGTATTTTGCAAGCTATTTTATCTGGTTCTAAAGGTACTACTTTCCACTTCCGTTCTATGGTTGGTATTGTAGGTTCTCAAGCCGTCGATGGCAAACGTATTCCATTTGGGTTTTCTGAGAGAACTAGATCATTACCACACTTTTATAAGTATGATGATGGTTTAATACCTAAAGGTTTTGTTACACATTCTTTTATTGATGGTTTGAGTCCGGAAGAATTCTTCTTCCACGCTATGGGTGGTCGTGAAGGTCTCATTGATACTGCTGTTAAATCTGTAACAGCTGAAACACCAGTAGTATTAATAGAAGATGGTAAAGCCATTTATACAAAGATAGGAACTTGGATTGATAATCATATGACCAAAAAAGCTTCCAGTATTACACTTTCATCTGAATATAATATGGAATCTCTAGATTTAACTGAAAATGTTCTAATACCCACAATGGATTATCAAGGACATGTTTCATGGGGTAAATTAACCTCAGTTACTAGACATGATCCTGGAGAAGTTTTGTATAAGATTAGCACATTGGGTGGTCGTTCCGTTACTGTCACGGCTTCTAAATCTCTTTTAGTTTGGAATAAAAATATAGGAGAATTTAGAGAAACTTTGACTGATCAAATTGAAGTAGGTGATTATTTGCCAACTACAACTAAATTACCGATACCACCTCAAACAATCAATAGTATTGACATGACTAACTATTTTCCAAAAACAAGTTTAGATTCCTTCTTAATATCAGACAAATTTGAACTTAATTATGAAAATGGTCAATTTATAGGGTTATTCTTAGCTACAGGTACCGTTTGTGCCAACACAAATGCAACTCAGATAATAAATCAGAATCATGATGTTACTGAGTTTGTTCAAAAATGGTTTGATGTACATTCAATAAAGCATAGTCAATTTGATAATGTTGATGAATATGGTCGTACTGGAGGTACACAAGGACATTCTAATACATTTGCATCATTTCTTAATAAGTTTGTAGGAAACGAATCAAAAAATAAATATATACCTGATGAAGCTTTTATTGCACCAGATATATTTGTTAAAGGATTATTATCAGGGTATTTCTCTGGTGATGGTTGTATTTCAAGAAATTCTATTGAAATTAGCTCATCTTCACCTAGACTTATTGAAGGTATTTCTATGTTGTGCTCCAGATTGGGAATTTTTGCTAAAATATCTGTATCTGAAGTGAAAATGGAAAAAGATAATTGTATTTCTATAAGAGCTCAATGGGCTAAACTATTTCATGATCAAATTAAGTTAATAGATGATAAAAAACAAAAATCTATTGAATCTATGACATACTCAGAAAAACATATCAATTTTGAAAGTTTGACTGATATAGTTAAAGATAAAATAGTATCTATAAAAAAGGTTGATCCAAAAGATCATCCAAAGATGTATGATGTTACTGTTCCTGGAACTTTTAACTTTGGATTAGCCAATGGTCTTCAAGTGCGTGATACAGCCGAGTCAGGGTATATCCAGCGTAGATTAGTCAAAGGTCTTGAAGATCTTAAAGTTCATTATGATCACACTGTTCGTAGTGCAATCGGTGATATTTATCAATTTATCTATGGTGAAGATGCTATTAATGGATCTGGTTTATTAGAAAAACAGGGATTAAAGTTCTTATATTGGCCATATAATAAAATATCAGATTCTTATCGTTTTAGTGCATCAGATAAGTGGGAATTATTTATGACTGAAGATGCGGTTAATAGAATGAAGAAGACTACTGATTGGAAAGATAGATTGGATAGTAACTTTAAGGAATTGATTGAATCCCGTGATTATTTGGTTCGTGATGTATTTAAGTACAATTATGAAACTAAGATAGTTGCACCGTTGAATTTGCAACGTTTAATAGATAATATTAAAGCTAAATTTAATTTGAATACTCAACTGAGATCTAACCTGACACCTTTTGATGTTGAAGAAGAATTGAAATTATTATATGCGGATCTTCAAACAAATGGACATCCTCATAAGGTTTTAATATCAATGATTAAGTTCTATTTTGCACCGAAACAATTGATTAAAAAATATAGATTTAATAAGAGTGCTTTGAGTTACATGATGAATTATTTAAGATCTAAATATCAACAAACTAGAGTTGATCCAGGTGAAATGGTTGGTCCTCTAGCGGCTCAAAGTATTGGTGAAATTTCTACTCAATTGACTTTGAACACTTTCCACACTGCTGGTAAAGCATCTACTGTCACGACTGGTGGTGTCGCACGTTTGAAGGAATTGATGGCCAACTCCAAGAAAATTAAAAGTCCTAGTATTGTCGTCTATTTAGATGAAGAATATAGTCAAGATAAGGCAAAAGCTTTGAACTTATTACATAATCTTGAATTAACTACTATAGAAAATATTATTAGTTCGGTTAGTTTGTATTTGGATACTAATAATGATACAAATATTGATGCTGATAAAGCTTTGATAGATATTTATAAATTGTTTGGTGAAATAACTGATCAAGTTAAAGATGACAATCCATGGATTTTGAGAATTAAGTTCAACAGAGCTGAAATGATGGAAAGAAATATTAGTATGAACGATTTGTATTTAATCATCCAACAAAATTTTGCGAATGTCAATTGCATTTACACTGATGATAACTCAGGTGAATTAATTATGAGATTAAAATTGGAATTTGACAGTGATGACAATAATGCCGATAATGATATCCGCAAAATGAAAGAATTCGAACAAAAAATTGTTTCAACCGTAGTTAAAGGTATCCCCGAAATTAGTCACGTAACTATGGATTCCGTCAAAGAACGAGTGGCATTAACTGAAGGCAATGTTTACACACCCGTCGAAGAAAGAATCCTAATAACTCAAGGATCCAATTTGCGCGAAGTTTTATCCCAAGAACACGTTGATCCAAACAGAACTAGAAGTAATGACATTAATGAAATGTTGGCTATGTTTGGTATTGAAGCAGCTCGTAATACTATTATTGATGAGTTTTCGGCATTAGTAGGTAGTGTAAGTTATCGTCATGTTGGTTTATTAGCTGATTTTATGACACATAAGGGGTATATCATGCCTATTGATCGTCACGGTATTAATCGTGGTAATGCTGGTCCTCTTGCAAAATCATCTTTCGAAGAAACCATTGAACAACTTCTTCAAGCCGGTGTTTTCGGCAAAGTTGATAACATGTTAGGTGTATCTGCTAATATTATGATGGGTCATATTACGCCAGCTGGTACAGGGTTTCCTAAAGTCTTCTTGGATGAAAAGATGATTTCGGATGAACTTAAGAATCGTCCAGTTCAACCAAAACTTGAAAAAATGAGTGATCAAGAAGTTGTTGATAAATTCATGAATATTTCAGAGTTTTGCCAAGACGGTGTTGGTATCAATTTTGATCTTGATAATATTCCAGATGATAAAGTCAAACTAGATCATATTCCTATCGTAGAAATAGAATAAATAAAACTATCTTAAAAATTATCGATATGTATAAGAATATAATTTTTTTCTTTGAGTCAATTAAAAGAATTATATGACACAATTATTAATATATATTTTACTCATAAGTATAATCCTTCTTTTTATAATTTCTATCATATATACTTTAGTAATTAAACCTAGAAATCTTATAATTAAAAGATTAATTGATGAAAATATTAATGAGACTAAACTTGCTGAGTTACGTGATAAAATAAAAAATAATATCAAATCGCAAATCACAAAAATTAAAGGTAAATTTATTAAAATAGGTGATAATTTTGATGATTTATCGATTGAATTAAAAAATGAATTAGCAAAATGCTATCAAGAGGGTGGATGTTTTTTTTAAGTTTTATTTAGTTTTTTACGTAGTTTTGAATAACTTCTTCATTATTGTTGTAGCTGGAGCATATTTATATTTCTCTGATGCAACTTTAATAAATTTTGCACCTTGTTTAATATTTTTAACAATAGAAACTCCTTTTGTTAAAGCCATACCAATATCATACATAGATTTAGGATCATTATAATTTTTAATCAAGAACAAACTAATTAAATTAGCCTTTGCTTCTGACTTATGTAGTTTATCACCATTTCTATAATGATCTGAAATAGTTTGAGCAGCTTGAATATATTTACCTAGTTCACTCATTGATTTCTTTTTACAACTTTCAACATTCAGTAATTCTCTCGCATTTTGAACTAATTCTTCAATCTCCTTTTTACATAATTTAACCTTTTCATCATCCGTTAAAGTATCTTTTACATTCATCACTGGTGCCGCTGAAGCACTATTACTATTATCTCCCATAACATTTGATGTATTAGTATTTGATGTGTCAGTATTTGAAGATGTATTTACAGGTGTTGGTGGGTTGTTTGCGAGATGTTCATATTTTTGCTTTTCATCATTTGATAATGTTTTCCAAGTATCGGCACACTGTTTTACAGCTTGAATATAAGATGTTGATCCAGATTTTTTTACTATTTCCCATTGCTCTTGAACATACGCACTGTATGCACTTTTTTTTCTAGTGGGAAGTGGTTTAGCTGTCTTTGCTGATTTCGTTGATTTTTTTGATTTCTTTGGCGTATCTTCTTCTTCATCTTCTTCAGAACATAAATCATCGACATCATCAGCATCATCTTCATCATCTTCATCATCCTTTTTACTCTTTTTACTCTTCTTTACTTTCTTAACAGAATCAGAAGCAACTGTTACATTAGTAGTTGTAGTAGTAGTACAAGATGTGGATGCATTTAATACAGTTTTAACATCAAAAATTACTTGATTAAAATCGATAGATGAGATTTCTAAAATTTGATTTAGGAAAGATAGATCACCATTAGGTTCAGAATGCAAAACTACTTGTTTTACTTCATCTTCTTTTGATTCCGGAACATCAACATTTACTTTTAGTTTTTCCAATGGTGTTTCCGAATTTAACTCTTTTTTATCAACTACAGTCTCTTCATCATCATCCTCTGAATCTTCCACTTCTGATAAATCCATATTTAAACCATCAATATTAATATCTTTGGTCATAATAGACATAGTAGTTGGATCATAACCATAATCTTCGATAAATTTTTGAATCATATCGCTGTCACGTTCCATTTTCTGACCTTCATCCATATTTTTACGGACTTCAACTTCATTAGCTAATTTAGTCGTAAAATCTTTTTTAAGAGATTCAATTTCATCGATTAAACCTCCATGATTAGTTTTATCAAGTTCCGCTAATTCTGTAAAAAGATCAGTCTTAACAACAAAAGGTGTTTGATTGTAATTCTCTATTTCTTGAAAATAACAATCACTAATAGGTAAAGTTTTAAAAATAACACTCGATTGATCATCAATCATATAACGCACAATTAATTCATATCGACGATTCATATAATTACTACGTCTAGATTTACTCAATTCCTTTAGTTTAATAATATACTCCTCTTCAAGAATTCTGTTTTCAATTGACATTTTTTATAATGTGTTTTAAAATGTGTTTTAAAATGTGTTTTAAAATGTGTAAGTATTTAACTGTCAATACCTAAATCTTTAAAACAACTTTCAATTTTTTTTTATGTGATCACACAATAATTTTGCACAAGACTCCCATGTTAATTCTTTAACTAGTTCTTTAGCCTCCATACCATCCTTTTTTAATTGTTCAACATTTGTATAATAAATCTCCAACCCTCTAGTCAAATCTGTTTTACGAATCATTTTACCCATCCCCATACCTACACTAGTTGATACCGGTTCAACATAAGAATCAACTGGATTAATTCTAATACCTCCCTTAACAAATAATTCACCTAAAGCCGCAAAATTAGGAACCAATTGAGGACATCCATATCCAGCTAAATGAATTGAAGGAAATCCAAAAAATTCACCATGACTAGTACATACTCCAATATCAGCCGCTGAATAAAATACACTTAACGATTGATCATCAAAAAATGGATCTTCATTATGTGTTACAGTCAACTTTAAATGTTGACTCCAATCTTTTATATCTATTTCTTCAGCTAAATTTTGATATAATTTAGGTATATCCCAACCAGTTCCAACAACCCCACAATTTAATAACAAAATAATTTCCTTTTCTGGATATTTCTTAATAAAATCTAAATAACCCTTCAATAAAATATCAATTCTTTTATTTGGTTGATTTCTATATCCACTATAAATAACAAACGCATTTTCAGATATACCCAACATATTTCTAGCTTCTTTCTTCAAATGCACCTTAAAATTACTAGAACTACTCCCGAACCCTATTTTAGTTAAAGGTTTACTAAATTTATTCTTTTTTAATTGTTGTAACGCAAAATCAGTAGGAACAAAAGCATGATCCAATGTATGATCCAATATTTCTATAATATCCTTTCTCATTATCTCATTACCAACACAAACATATCCAAATACTTGAGTGTCAGAAATTCTCTCAAATACATGTTCATTATCTATTAAACCACTAGGTTTCTTATCTTGATTCACCTTTTCTCTATAAATACAATTATAATATAATATAGTGGAATATTGAGACACCATTAAAGGATTATTTAAAATTATTATATAATCCGGAACCCATGATTGTACCAAATTAACCAATTTTTGAACTCCTAGATCAGACCCATTATTAATACTTGAACCATTTATATCCACTCCATCTATAACTATATACCCTAAATCATCATAATTAGTATTGTGAAATCCGAATACCCTTAAATCATATTTATCTTTTAGACAATGACACATTTCTCTTGTAATTCTTCCATAATCACTATTATAATGAGGTGAATCACCAATCCATAGAAGTTTCTTTTTATTATTCATTTGTTCTTGATTATTATAATTTTAACTTAAACTTTTTTAAGATACTTTTTTAGATACTCAAGCAATAATAAAAATTGATTAAATTAATCTTATATCTTAATATTTCTATAACATAATACGTGATGAATCCTAAATTTATACGTGATAATTATGATCTCATAATTGAAAACGAGAAAAAGAGAAGTATTAATGGCAATGGTATTGATAATATTAATATAGTTCTAGATCTTTATTCTGAATTAAATCGTATTAATTTAATTTTGCAGAGATTCCAACATGTGAAAAACAATTCTGAATTTTTGATTAAAAATTCAAAAACAGATAAGATTCAAAATCAAGTTCTTGATGATAATTTTTGGGATAATCTTAAAATGTCTTTATATGATACAGAAAATAAATCAACACAATATATAGAACCACTTAAAACATTAAACTACCCAAATATTCTAATAATCTTAAAAAATATTAAAAATACAATAAAACCACTTAAAAAACAAGTAATAAATATAGAAACATCTATTGAAACACATTTGGAAACTCTAGGCAATCTAGTTCCAAATAGAATTCATAATTTTGTTCCTAAAAAAGATTTTCAAACTTCTGAAGAAAATCCTTATATTTTTGCACCTGGATCACCTATTTACGGTTCCAGTTCTGTTGAACCAAATGTTAAATTTAATACAATTCTAGTAGATTATGATGATTATTCTAGAAAAGTTTTATATATATCGGAAACACCCAGTAATCTATTCACACTGGAGCAAGAAGATCAAAATGTATCACTCAAAAGTCATTATCAATTAACTTGTGATTTAAAATTAGTTATGTATAATCAACCATCCAAAATGAACACCAACCACGGATACAGTTTTGTATCTTATGGTGTCAAACTAAACAGAGCACTAACTAATTATGCTCTCGATTTTATAGACCAAAAAGGCTATAAGATGATTCAACCACCACATACCCTTAAATATAGTTGTCTTAAAAAGGTTACCTTTCCAAGTATGATAGAGAAATCATTATATCAAACAGGGAAACAAAATACTAAAAATCCATCTGAAAATACATTCTTAACAGATGTACCACAACACTTTATTACATCTCTATACATTGATAAATTACTTAAATCAACTGAGTTACCTATAAGACATGTAGGGTTTTCTGAATGTTATAGTAAAGATAAGATGTCCCATGGTGCAAATGCTCAAGGAATCTTTGATGTTCATCAATTTGAAGTTATTGAACAATTTGTTGTATGTAATCCAGAAAATAGTTGGGATGAAATGTCAAGAATGATAAAAATTACAGCTGAATTTTATAACGCTCTCGGTATTAAATATAGAATTGTTAATGTACCACCACAAAATATTGATAGTTTTACGGCGATTAGATATGATTTTGAGGGATATTTTCCACATTTAAAAAAGTACTGTAAAATTGGATCATGTAGTAATTATACTGACTTTTTGCCTAAGAAAGTTCGTTGTAGAATTGAAAATTATCATCATAAAAACCCTCATTTTATTCATGCGACTTTATGTATTAACACTAAAACATTATGTTGTATTCTAGAAACTTATCAAACCCAAAATAATTCATTAGATATTCCTAGTGTTCTAGTTCCTTATATGAATGGCATTTCTAAATTAACTATCGATCTTGTATGATTCATCTGGTAATTCAGCTTGTAATTCTATATCACTCTTATTATGTATATCATGTGTTTGAATAGTATTGCTATCATAATGTGTATTAATTAATATTTTTTTTAGATCAATAAATTGTTGCCTAGTTAAGTCAGGATATTTAACTTTTAAATGTATATATAAATCCCCTCTATTATCACTATTATTATCACTATTATTATCGCATTTTAAAAGTCCTTTGCCTTTAACTTTTAGTAAACATTTGTCTTTGAGAATGTTTAAATTAATGGGGTCTGGATCATAAATAATATTATATATTTTGCCATCTAAATGTTCGAATTGTATTTCTAAATATTGATATAATTCTATTAAAGTAATATCATGTGTGTGTAGAAGATCATATTGGTTAAGGATTTTAAAGTTTGGATGTGGTTTTGGTTGTACATTAATTATTAAATCACCTGGTGGATGTTCAAGTCGCTGATTACCCTCTTTTTCAAATACTATTCTATTCTGTTTAACATCAACAGGGAATATTTTAGAATCAGATATAATCATTAATCCTTTGCAAATTTGACATAGAGACATGTCAGGACCATAACCAAGATAACCCACACCTAAACAATGAGTACATACTCTTTTTCTAGGAACATTTAAAACCTTTTCAACATTTTGATATATATCTTTTAAAGAAACATTCGCTGTATATATCAAATTATCTTCAATATTTTTATTAGGATTTTTATTAGGATTTTTAGTGAGATTTTTATTTTCACTTATTTGTTCTTTTTTAGGTTCTCTTTTAGGTTCTCTTTTAGTTTGAGATTGAGATGGTTTTTTAACTAGTTGTGTTTTATGATTGTCTTCACAATTTTTCCTTTCTTCTTCTTTTTTTTGGAAAAAGATTTTATAATTTCTAATTATTTCTGGCAAATTTACATCATTTTGATTTATATTACTAGTTGATGCGAATTGTCCAAATACATTTAGAAAATCTTTTATATTTTGCATTTTTTGATTAGAAAATAATTTATTAGCAAATTCTAAGATAACAGGAGAAACATTGAATGAATAAGAACCATTTTTATAAGCACAAAAAACATTATTTTGTTGTGGTTTTTGTGTTGCAGAATATTTTAAATGTAAATCATATTTAGCTCTTTGATCTGGATCTGATAATACTTGAAATGCTCTAGTAATTAACTGAAATTTATGTTCGATTTCTAAATATTGATCTCTTGGTAAATTATAATATTTATCTGGATGATATATATATGCTTTTTCTAAATATTTTTTACGAATTTCAACTAAAGTAGCTGTTTGATCAATTTCTAAAATCTGATAATGAGTTAGTTGTTCCATTTATTTGATATTTAAAATATAATTAACTAGTTTTAACTAACCGCACCTTAATTTAATTTTACATTATTATAGTTGTAATTCAAACTAACTTTAATAATATTCATAAGGTACTTACATAACACATTCAAAAGCTTTCGGAAGTTTTCGTAATGATTCCGAATGTTATGTTATGTTAATTGAATTGTTCTAGGTTTCAAGAATTATTTTGTAAATTTACGAAATCCTCCGAAACTTTTGACAGTTTATGTCCTGCTCTAGGGAGGTCATTGGTCTTTGGGGTATCATGATTGAAAAAAACATTAGTAAAATGATTCATAAAAGCTTTGGGTAAATTAAATTTGTCTTGGTATGAAGCCAAAACTTACAAATTTTAGAGTATTCTAGATATGTTTGCACACATTATTCAAGAGAATTCGGAAGTTTTCGTAATTTTCACAAAATAACACTTACAAACCTAGAATTAATCAATTAACACACGTGACGACTACGAAAATCTCCGAAATCATTTGAGAGTTTGTGCACCATTCTCAAGGGTAATTGAGACTAGAAGGGTATCACTAGGTCAAAAAATAACTGTAAAATTTACTATTAAACCTTTGAGAAAAATAAAATACTCTAGGATTGGATTTATTTGCAATAGTAACTGGAATAATACTTTTTAAAAACTTTCCAGGACACAAAAGTAAAAATTTTAGTTGTTCTAGTTGTAATAGTAACTGGAATAATACTTTTTAAAAACTTTCTAGGACACAAAAGTAAAAATATTTAGTTGTTCTAGTTGTAATAGTAACTAGAATAATACTTTTTAAAAACTTTCTAGGATATGAAAGTAAAAATATTTAGTTGTTCTAGATTGATCACAACTGGAATAATATTTTTTAAAAACTTTTTAGGATACAAAAGTAAAAATTTTAGTTGTTCTAGATTGATCACAACTGGAATAATATTTTTTAAAAACTTTTTAGGATACAAAAGTAAAAATTTTAGTTGTTCTAGATTGATCACAACTGGAATAATATTTTTTAAAAAACTTTTTAGGATACAAAAGTAAAAATTTTAGTTGTTCTAGATTGATCACAACTGGAATAATATTTTTTAAAAAACTTTTTAGGATACAAAAGTAAAAATTTTAGTTGTTCTAGATTGATCACAACTGGAATAATATTTTTTAAAAACTTTCTAGGACGCAAAAGTAAAAAAATTTAGTTGTTCTAGATTGATCACAACTGGAATAATACTTTTTAAAAACTTTCTAGGACGCAAAAGTAAAAAAATTTAGTTGTTCTAGATTGATCACAACTGGAATAATACTTTTTAAAAACTTTCTAGGACACAAAAGTAAAAATATTTAGTTGTTCTAGTTGTAATAGTAACTGGAATAATACTTTTTAAAAACTTTCTAGGACACAAAAGTAAAAATTTTAGATTGTTCCAGATTGATTATAACTGGAATAATACTTTTTAAAAACTTTCTAGGATATAAAAGTAAAAATATTTAGTTGTTCTAGATTGATCACAACTGGAATAATACTTTTTAAAAACTTTCTAGGATACAAAAGTAAAAATATTTAGTTGTTCTAGATGTAATAGTAACTGGAATAATACTTTTTAAAAACTTTCTAGGACACAAAAGTAAAAATTTTAGTTGTTCAAGATTGATCACATCTAGAATAATACTTTTTAAAAACTTTCTAGGATATAAAAGTAAAAATATTTAGTTGTTCTAGATTGATCACAACTGGAATAATATTTTTTAAAAACTTTCTAGGATATAAAAGTAAAAATATTTAGTTGTTCTAGATATAATAGTAACTGGAATAATACTTTTTAAAAACTTTCTAGTGTACAAAAGTGAAAATTTTAGATTGTTCTAGATTGATCACAACTGGAATAATACTTTTTAAAAACTTTCTAGGATACAAAAGTAAAAATTTTAGTTGTTCTAGATTGATTATAACTGGAATAATACTTTTTAAAAACTTTCTAGGATATGAAAGTAAAAATATTTAGTTGTTCTAGATTGATCACAACTGGAATAATATTTTTTAAAAACTTTTTAGGATACAAAAGTAAAAATTTTAGTTGTTCTAGTTGTAATAGTAACTGGAATAATATTTTTTAAAAACTTTCTAGGATATAAAAGTAAAAATATTTAGTTGTTCTAGATTGATCACAACTGGAATAATACTTTTTAAAAACTTTCCAGGACACAAAAGTAAAAATTTTAAGATGTTCTAGATATAATAGTAACTGGAATAATACTTTTTAAAAACTTTCTAGGATACAAAAGTAAAAATATTTAGTTGTTCTAGATGTAATAGTAACTGGAACAATACTTTTTAAAAACTTTCTAGGATATAAAAGTAAAAATTATCATTTAGTTTTGGTATGATTTGTAATAATTGATAGTGATCTTATAGCCCCTCCATTTTGTATTTTATTAAAATCTGGGATAATGGATAATGATCTTACAGCGCCTCCATTTTGTATTTTATTAAAATCTGGAATAATGGATAATGATCTTATAGCACCTCCTTTTTTTTTGTTTTTCGTTTGTGTTTTTTTGTTACCAGTTTTCTTCTGCATATTTTTACATTAAAAAAAGATATTAAATTTGTCACTCCCAAAAACAATTTAATCTAGATTAAAATATTCTAAAATATTCTAAATGTATCAATAAATTTATCAATTAATGAGGTGTTTTCATTTCTAACAACTTGATCTTTATTTAGTATAATGTGACCTTTGTTCCAACCATCAATTTTAGATAAATCATTAATAACTCTATCAGTTCCAAGATAAGAATGACTTAAAACATTACCAGATGCAGCATGACCTAGAGTAATACCAGTCCATCCATCAACAACTACATTATGTAGTGATTCCAGGACCAAGTTAAAAACTGATAAAACATATTTATTTTTAATTAAACTGGCTTTAGGAGAAGTACATAAATCAATTGGGAACATCCAAGTATTAGTAACAGGGTTCCATACAGGATGCCAAGAGGTAATTCTACAAGGTTTATTTTTATTGTTTGGATTAACTAAAGATACATAATCAATATGATTATTAATCTGTGTTTCAATCAAACAAACAACTGTAGCATAAGAACCATCTTTTGTCAACACAATATCACCTTTCTTAAGATCTTGAATTTTGATAAACTTATTATCTTTACCCAACACCTCAGAATCATATAACCAACACGGATTACTAGATGAATGATATGATGCCATACTATTTTGACGAGTATAATGAGCATTTGAATATGTTGATTGTTTCAATGAAGGTTCTGGTGCTGGAAGTTTCATAAAGGTATTTTCTAATTGTTTTTGAAACATTTTAAATTCATCTCCACCGTAATTACTTACACCTTGATCCTTAAAATTATTACAATACTGATGCAAATGAGCATCTTGTATAGATTTCATATAATATTGACCCCATCTAGCATACCAATCGCTTCTAGAACACGCTTCAGTAATTTGACCACTCAGATCATTTATTAATCCTTGGACCAAATTATGATATTTATATTTAGAATTAATCATTTTATTAATTAATGCGGAGATTTTGAGTTGGTTAGATGTTATATCATTATGTTCTGATAAATATTCCAATAAATTCACTAATTTTAGTCTAAAATTATTAGCAATAATATCTCCTACTAAATCACTCACATCACCATCATAACATACTTCAGAAACACTATAATGCATATCCATATGTTGTTTTTGATCACCACTAAAAGTATCATAGCGCAATATAGATTTACAAACATAAGATTCACTAGAATTTTTAACCAAAGGAAATGTGAAATTTTTTATTTGCCCATATCTAAAAGAACCTAATTTAATAATATATGCCCAGCTTGTTCTAGTAATTGGATAAGTAGTATCACTAAAATCTGGTACATTACCATCTGGAAAAGTTAATTGAAGTTCTAGATTTCTAGCCATTACAACAAGTAAATTAGCCATTGCATTAATAAATACAGTTCCTACAAAATTACCATCTGGAATAAACCCATAATGACCATTACCTATAATAGCAATATCTTTGAGAATATTACATTTTAACGAATAACCAAACCCAAAAGTATTAATAGTAAAATTTAATTTATACTCATCTAAATAACTTTTTAAACTTTGACTATAACCACGAGGAGGATCTACATTAGGTTGCCCATCAGTTAAAAGAAATATAGCGTCATTAGTAAAACCATCAGAGGGATTTAATCGAATTGTTTCCATTCCTTTCAAGAGACCATCCCATAAATTTGTGCTTGCTTCTGGAGTAAGAGATTGAATTTTAGATTTAATGATGGGTTTTATTTCGGATGTTATTTTTGTCATTGGAACAATTTCCCTAGCGGTTGTTGTAAAAGCAATTACAGCTATGGAATCTTGTTCTCTTAAATTTTCTAAAATAGTATATGAGGCATGTTTAACTAAGTCTAGTTGATTATATCCACCAGATTCTACATATCCATCTTGAGATTTTGAAACCACTTCAGTTGACATAGAACCCGAAATGTCAATAACTAAAACAACACGGGTTGGAGGTGAATTAAATTGCACATTACTAGCCACATCAATGTTAATAGATAATAATCCTTTATCTTTTAGATATTCAGACGTTTGAATTAATTGCATAGTCATTATTATGTTTTGAACTTAATATATTAAACTGAGAAATATACTAATCAATTTTTTTTTACTTATTTTTTTTTAAGTAATGTTTCAATGTAGGTTTAATAGTTTTTTCTCTTTTAGTTCGGATATAATGACACATCTGATCCGCCTTGATAACATCATTATTATAATAAGACGTTAAACATTCTTTTAAAAAATTATAAGATAAACTAGTATAATGGGGATCTTCACAATAACATACTCTATGATCACCAAAATTTAATGCGGTTTTTTGAAGATTATGTTGTTTGATATATGGTATTAATTCGGCTGATAATTGTTCTTTTGCTTTATTTAATTGTGATAATTGACTTCGGAGTTCTTGACATTTTTGATCATAAGTTGCCCATGTTTTTACTTTAGCTGTAAAGTCATTCGATACTGACATCTTTAACTTTTAAAAAGGAAAAAAAAATAAAAAATTAACTTCCAATAGGTAATACTTGGCTCTTATAAAATTGATTTGACACATTATTCAAAATAAATATGATTAACATGAATATGAATATTAATAAAGTTTTAGTAGTTGTGCATGGCACTTGTCATGATGGTGTAGGTGCAGGTTATTGTGCTTACAAAAAATTTAAAGATGTATGTGATTTAGATATGTTTTTCGCAAGTCCTTCATATCAAGATCAAATGTTTCTTTATTTGGAAGATTATATTAAAAAATATCCCTATGCCTCAATCAGGTTTTTTGATTTAGGATTACACGGAATTACTCTTGAAAAGATTGATAATTTAGGATGCGATTATCTAGTTTTTGATCATCATATAGGTTCTTATAAAGATATCACAACTCATTACACATCAATTAATAAAGAATTACCATCACAATATATCTTTGATAATGATAAATCAGGAGTTCGTTTGGCATGGGAACATTTATTTCCAGATGTAGAAATACCATTATTTCTAGCTTATTTAGAAGATGGTGATTTGTGGAAATTTTCTTTGGAAGATTCAGAAATAATTATTACTGGATTACATTCATTATTACCTCTCAATAAATGTAGCGAATTAAATAATCCCGAATTACTTTATGCAGAATGGGATAATTTTCATAATGATCCAGATTTTATTAATAAAGCTAAAAATATTGGTTATTATTTAATTAAAGATCAACGCAAACATATTGAATCACTTAAAAGCAAAGCTAATATTGTAACCGTTAATGGTCTAAAAGTATTTATGATTAATACTAGTTACACTGATATTGTTTCCAAATTAGGCAATATGCTTGCTAAACTAAAAGATGAAAATGGACAATATTTAGCTGATTACGCTATGATGTGGTATTATGATGCCAAAAGTAAAAAATATAGTGCTTCTCTCAGATCTAGAAATGCAAATGATCAAGGCGTTGATGTCAGTCAAATTGCCAAATCATTTGATCCAAATGGTGGAGGTCATTATAGTGCTTCAGGATTTAAAACACATAATTTATGGGACACATTGGGATTAAATTAAAATTATTAAAATTATTAAGATGATGAATCCCAAAATCCTACAGATCTAAGTAACATTACGAAAACTAGAATAACCATCAAGAGTATTAAAAGAAAAATTATACTTGTTACTAGAAAATATGGATATAAACGTTCTAAAATATAATCAATAAGAGGATCCAATACATTACTTTGAATCTTTTGCATATTTTTTTTTTCTTTTATCTCTAGAATAAATTTATCTAGTAAATCACAACCAATATCTCTCCAATTACTCATATTTTTTTATATTTTTAAAAGATAATTTAATTTGGTTATTTATACGTTCGCATTAAATATTCAAAGTATTAAATATTCAAAGTATTAAATATTCAAAGTATTAAATCATAAATTATTTTGTTATTTAATGACTAAAATGAATCCATACCATGAACTTAAACTTAAATATTTAAATAAAGAAATTTCATTAGATTTATATCAAAAAACTCTTAAACTCCTAGAACAACTTGAAAAAAAAGATAAATTACAAAAAGAACAACAACTCAAAGAACAACAATCGAAAATTTTAGATTTAAAAGCCAAAGACCTAAAAGCCAAAGAGTTACAAGAAAAAATATTGAAAGAAAAAGTGTTAAAAGCCAAAGAGTTACAAGAAAAAATATTGAAAGAAAAAGTGTTAAAGGAAAAAGAGTTAAAAATGAAGGAATTGGAAAGAAAAAAAGAAATTCATGTAAAACATTTAGAATTATTGAAAAATCAATCATTAGCTAAGGCAACACAAAAGGAGTTTCTGTATAAAATATCTAGAATGTCACCTAAAGAAAAATTAGAATTCTTATCTAATCTAGAAATTATTATGGAATTTGGTAATGAACATAATCATTCTAAAAAAGTAGTATTACTAGAGGGATTTATTGTAAGAAAACAATGTCAATTAGATAGTTTTGGTAACTTTATGTTTCAGAACGAAATTAAAGCATTAAATAAATTATCACCATATCCACATTTTCCTATTATTGTCGCTATAGATCCATATAATTTAATAATTTATATGACATATTGTGGAGAAACTTTGGATTCATCTAATATACCGTCTGATTGGAAAAATCAATTTGATGAAATATCTCAAATTCTTGAAGTTTTAGATGTAAATTCAAATGATATGTTATTGAGGAACACATGTATTTTTAATGGTGAAATATCGATAATAGATTTTGGATTATATACTCAATTTGGAAGAGATCTTAAAACAGTGTTGGGAGAATTTTATCAACGATTAAGCAGTATAAGTCCTAAAAAAATATCAAATGATCCAATGGCAAATCGTGATCGTGATTATAACAAAGATTATCCAAAATGGAGAGAAAGATTAGAAAAGGTTAAAGCTGTGAAAGCATATATTAATAATCTTACTAATCTTAATAATACTTCATTAAAAAAAAGGAAAAGTTGACTTTAACCCAATACTAAAAAATTGAAAGTGATTAAAAATCTCAAGTATAACAATACATAACATACAACATTCAACATGTCTTTCAAGTCTGATGTAACTGGTAAGCAAGGAGCCTTCCAAACTATTACCAATGAGCAATTTTATCGTAGTAACGAGAATGGTTCAACTGATGTCATTGCAATTTCATATGATACTACTGGCCAAATTACTGGTATGAAGGTTCATAATTGCTATCGTGGCACAGGATATGGACCTCATACATTATCATATTTGCTTTCGCAAAGGGCTAGGGCTCCCAACGATGGCAATCTTCGTTTGATTATTATTTCGGCGAGTGGTTTTGATCGCCAGTCTTTCATTAATGTCTATCAAAATACGGCCGCATCGTGGACACTTCAAGTTCATACTGATGGCAATGTTGGCATTGCGTATGGTATGAAGGCTACAGCGGCTTTGTTGTACAGTCTTTCTCTGAGTAACGCTCGCTGTGGCGGTATTACTCGCGAGAAGCGTATTGAGTTGATTGCATTGCATTTGACTAACCTACTCAAGTTGACAAAGGATTATCCAGAGTGGTTCAACGCTATTCGCGAGCAGTCAAAGAACCCCAACCCAGAGGATCATTTGGGTACTACAGCTATGCGATGTGTCATGTCGGCAGCTAAGATTCCTGGATGGACACCTCTGAGTGATGCGGAGTTCATTGAGAGGCTTTTCCGAGTTATGCAGCGCAATCGCAAGCATAGTAATAAGGCTAACTTCAAGTTCAGTGATGATCTTGGTGGGATTATGGCTTTTCTGATTATGCGTTATTTTGGATCTGGTACAATGAACCTCGGTGAGTCAGTTCAAAAGGTTGTTACAAACCTTCTATCATGTGTCAAGAAGCATCTTGATGTTGATAGTAGGCCCGCTACTCCAGCCGCAAGTGACGACGAGTTCTTCGATTGGTTGTTCGGTCAAGCCAATGTAACCGCATGGACCTCATTGAAGGCTATGCGCATGAGGGCTGATAAGGTCGAGAATATCGCTTTTATTAAGGCAATTATCGAGTGTTGTCTCAATTCCCATTGTTGTGGGACAGATGAGTTGCTCCCATATGCGGATGCAATTTATGAGACATATGTTCAACCAGGAAAGCCTGGTGAGGTGATTGGAGACAAGACTCTGGTAGTGACCAATAAGGTTACATTTCCAGATGGAAGTTTCTTTGCACCTCGATTGGATCTCCCAGCTGGATGCAGTAGTGACGGATGTGTCATGAAGCGTCAATATGATCTTCCGACTCGTTATACTGTCACTGGTGGTGGAACCACTGATTTCACATCAGTGCGATTCCCAGTTCCATCAGTTGGATCCAGTATGACTTATCATGTTCGCGCATCTGGTCTTCCAAACAGTACAGGTGATCATGGTGCACGCTTCCTTGCTCGTTTGGTTGGTCCAAATGATGTGGGAAAGATGGCGTGGAAGCATGATGTCTCTGGTGGTGGTTTTACTGTCAGTAACCAAAGCGGAGGTGGTTGCGGTGACGGCAAGAGTAACCCCATCACTGATAGTTCTCTCAAGGCTCCTGTACCATTGGCCAAGGGAGATAACGGATCTCTTGTTCATGTTACAATTACATGTGAGTCAACTCAGAAGTTTGTGGTCATTTTCAAGTGTGATGGATGGTCATACCCAATTGAGTTGATCTACAATTATTACACAAACAATATTCCGGGCTGTAAGAGTTCTCCCTGTTGGAATGTCAAGTGGAATACCTCCAGCGGATACTCCCGCGCTAGCTACACTATCAACCGATCCAAGTTGACCCATCTAGCCTTCTTTTTCAAGGGACTTACTGAGATTACAATTGATGAGCAAACCACTCAGATCCTCAAGCCCACACCAATCAATAAGGTTCCAGCCGCTACTAGCGCTCCTGTTGCAGCAGAGGCTGTTTCTGTTTCGACTACTCCCGTTGGAGATCTCTCGCTAGGAGAGATCATCAAGAATAGTCTCAATAAGTAATAACCTTAAGATTACTTTAAGATTACTTTACAATTTATTTAATTGAATAATTATTTTTTTTGTTGATGCCGAAGATAACAAAAAAAATTGATTTTATTATTGTCTTGATGTAATATGTTAAATAATAATACTAATAATAAAATGTCATATCCAACTGTGAATTTTACATCTAAAACATTTGCAGAAGAATTAACTTCAGCATTTGATAAATATGGTGTATGTGCTATTACGAATGTAATACCTAAAGAAGACTGTAATAATATAATGGATAAAATAGTTGATTCATTTGAGAAATTAGGATCTGGTCTTAATAGAAAAGACCCTAATAGTTGGACTGGATACAATACACCTACTCAAACTAGAACTGGGATGTATCAAGCTTTAATGCCAAATTTACCAATTATATGGAAAACTAAAACCAGAAGTGAAATAGTTAAAATTTTCGAAATACTTTATCAAAAATTTAAACCAAATTCATCAAAAGAATTGATCGTAAGCAATGATGGCATCAACATTAAACCTGGTCATGTTGGACCTTTCAATAATGATAACCCAACTCCAGTTGATTGGCCCCATATTGATCAAACTTCATCTGATGATCCTTTCAAATGTATTCAAGGACAATTAGTCCTAACTGATACAACTGCAGCCTTTAGATGTACACCACAAAGTCATAAGCATCTCAAAGAACTCCTGGAATATTACAATAAATTAGGAGATCCTGGTGAATGGTTTAAATTTTCTGGTCCCGAAGCCAGAGATATTCAAAAATGGCTAGAAAATGATAAAAAACTTACATGGCAAGTACCCGTTTATGCACCAGCAGGCAGTTTTATCGTATGGAGTTCAGCTACAATTCATTCGGCTAAATTCGCTGACAAAGCTGTCACATCACCTATTGATGATCCCTGGCAAGGATGGCGTGGTGTTCTATATATTTCATATCGTCCAGCTTCTGATTTTACATCAAATATGAATGATATTTATCGTAAAAAAGATATTATCCGGAAAAATAAGGTAACAAATCATTGGGGATTCAAGATATTTGATCTTTATGCCAGTTTTAGACACAAAACAGAAGAAAAACATCCCGCTATCAGAGAACTCAATGATCATCCAATTAAATTATATACTAAACTAGGTATAGATATTGAAAAAGAAGTCCTGGAAGACCCACAAGTATTAAAATATATTACTTATGAAATACCAGATACACCTACTGAAATACCAGAAACACTTACTGAAACACCACAAAAGTCCAATGAACAGAATACACCTAAACAAAATACACCTAAACAAAATACACCTAAACAGAACGTAAAGGGTAAAAAAAAATTAGTTAAATGTAATTAAAATTATTAAAATTCTTTTTGGGATATTTTATGATATTTTGAGAATAAATATTTCATTACCATATTCCCAAATATGTCCATTATCATTATCAATGAGAGTTAATCCAACTTTTTGAAACAAATTTTTTATTTCATCAATTCTAAATATATAATAATAACGTTCATATATTTTCCCATGATTATTCCAGGGAACAAGATTATCACCATAAGCGAATTGCTTTTTAGTTTTTTCTGGTTGATTTATTGACCATACTGATAGTAAAATGCGACCATCTGGTTTAAGAATTCTTTTCATTTCCTTTAGCGCTTGCAACCTCTTTTCTTCATTATCTAAATGATGAAATGCCGCAATACATATTACAGCATCAAATGATTCATCTTCCAATTCTAAATTAATCATTTCCGACAACTTGACAGGTAAGTTTTTGTCTTGGCAAATTTTAATAAAATTTGGACAATTATCCACACCAAAACAATTGGATCTCATATTCCTACCTGATCCACAACCAATATCACACACTTTATTAGGTTCCGGATATTGATCAAGAAATGATTCAATCCAGGTCCATCTATCTTCACGACGTGTATGACTAAAATGTGATGCTATTTTCATATAAACATCACGAACATGCTTATCCTCTAAACTAGTCATATTTTATGTTATTTTATTCAAATCTTTACATAAAATATATTTAATCAATTTTTAGATATTATGATACAAATAAAATTGATCAAAAATATTAATTATATATTTAAAAATAATGAATTTTTGTGTAATTTGTCAAAAAAATGTTAGATTTTATCATAAAAAGAAAAAATATTATAATTGTAATCATGTATTACATACACATTGTTTTAAAGAATTCATAAAATGTACTCAATCACATAATAATTGCCCATCATGCCGGTCATTAATTAAAGGAAAACATTTTAGAAATTTAATATGGGATGTGGATAATGAAAAATTAAGTTTGAGATTAGGAGTGAATAATACTAAGCGAATGAACCGTGAAATTATAGCAAGTGTTATAGATGTTGCTTTTATAGATTTTAACTTCAGACGCAAATTTAATAATTGTATAGATAATGGTCATATTCTTCAAATATATTACAAATATGATCAATTACAATCAACGTGTTATTCGTGTAATTTGAGGAATACCATACAATATACAATAAATTGAATAATATGAAGAATGCGTTTTTTTGATTTTTAAAAAACCTATTAATTGAATTATAATATTTTTCTATTAAAATGAGCAAAGATACTGATAATGAATCACCAATTGTTTTTGATATAAATAACTTTAATTTTGCACGACTAGAATATGCACCTCCAACTAAAACTAGAGGAGGTGCCCATAGTGTTTCTATTTATTATAGAGTTAATAGAAATACATTAGTTCCTGTATTTATTAAAACCCCAAAAATGAAAACTTCATCTGGAATATGTAAAAATACCAATAAATATCATATTGAATTTGAGCTTGATGCCAATAATCAACATTCTGAATTTTATGATTTCTTAAGCAAATGCGATGATAATAACAAAATGATTACATATCAAAATTCAACTGAATGGTTTGATAGTCCATTTCCCATCAATGTCATTGATGAATATTATCAATCATCTATCAAACTTAACGCTGGTGGCAAAAGTCCAACATTAAAGGTTAAAATACCATCCAAGGGTGATATAATTATCCCTCAAATTTATAATAATGGATCCATTGTTGATTATGGATATGTTAATCAAGATGATACTGTTCAAGCTGTTTTAGTATTAAATGAATTGAAGTTTTATGAACAAAGCTTTAATGCTGAATGGCATCTAGTACAATTAAAAGTTTTCAAGAAAAAACTAAAAACTGTTGAAATCCCTAATGCTTATCTTCTAAAGAGTGACGAAGATAATGACACGGTTGATCAAGAACAACTTCAAGAACAACCTCAAGAACAACCTCTGGAACAATCTCAAGAACAATCTCAAGAACAACCTCAAGAACAATCTCATGAGCAACTTCAAGAACAATCTCAAGAACAATCTCAAGAACAATCTCAAGAACAACCTCAAGAACAACCTCTGGAACAATCTCAAGAACAACCTCAAGAACAACCTCAAGAACAACCTCAAGAACAACTTCAAGAACAACCTCTGGAACAATCTCTGGAACAATCTCTGGAACAATCTCAGGAACAATCTCTGGAACAATCTCTGGAACAACATCTAGAGCAATCGCAACATCTAGAGCAACCATCAGAAACTGTAGAATTGATTCAGGAACATTCTGAACAAAACTATGAATCATCTGAAAATACATCTCAAAAAACACTAGAAACTAAAGATGAAAAACTACATCAATCTACCCAACAATTTACAGAAGAACCTATAATAAACAATAAAAATAAAAATGTAAAAGATCAAAGATATTATGTATTAGATGAAAAGTGGAATAAGAGATTAACTATTGACGATTTTGAAGAAGTTCCAATTTTTGAACAAAATAAAAAGAACTACATTAATCCTGCTTTATTAGAAAAATTAACGAATAGCCAAAAACTTTTAGAAGAAACTGTAGAAGGTTGGGAAAGAGCTGCAAAAGAAGCTCAGCAAAAAGAAAATGAATTAAAAGCTCTTCGACAAAATTTCCAAGAATTAAGAGCACAACTCGGTCTTGAATAATTTTACAAAGTTTTTAAAAAGTATTATTCTAGATTGATTACATCTAGAACACTTTAATATTTTTACTTTTGTATCCTAGAAAGTTTTTTAAAAGTATTATTCTAGATTGATTACATCTAGAACACTTTAATATTTTTACTTTTGTATCCTAGAAAGTTTTTTAAAAGTATTATTCTAGATTGATTACATCTAGAACACTCTAATATTTTTACTTTTGTATCCTAGAAAGTTTTTAAAAAGTATTATTCTAGATTGATTACATCTAGAACACTTTAATATTTTTACTTTTGTACCCTAGAAAGTTTTTAAAAAGTATTATTCTAGATTGATTACATCTAGAACACTTTAATATTTTTACTTTTGTACACTAGAAAGTTTTTAAAAAGTATTATTCTAGATTGATTACATCTAGAACATTCTAATATTTTTACTTTTGTGTCCTAGAAAGTTTTTAAAAAGTATTATCCCAGATTGATTACATCTAGAACACTTTAATAGTTTTACTTTTATACACCGGAATGGTTAATAAAGTATTATTCTAGATTGATTACATCTAGAACATTCTAATATTTTTACTTTTGTATCCTAGAAAGTTTTTAAAAAGTATTATTCTAGATTGATTACATCTAGAACATTCTAATATTTTTACTTTTGTATCCTAGAAAGTTTTTAAAAAGTATTATTCTAGATTGATTACATCTGGAACACTTTAATATTTTTACTTTTATACACTAGAAAGTTTTTAAAAAGTATTATTCTAGATTGATTACATCTAGAACATTCTAATATTTTTACTTTTGTATCCTAGAAAGTTTTTAAAAAGTATTATTCTAGATTGATTACATCTAGAACACTTTAATATTTTTACTTTTGTATCCTAGAAAGTTTTTAAAAAGTATTATTCTAGATTGATTACATCTGGAACACTTTAATATTTTTACTTTTATACACTAGAAAGTTTTTAAAAAGTATTATTCTAGATTGATTACATCTAGAACATTCTAATATTTTTACTTTTGTATCCTAGAAAGTTTTTAAAAAGTATTATTCTAGATTGATTACATCTAGAACACTTTAATATTTTTACTTTTGTATCCTAGAAAGTTTTTAAAAAGTATTATTCTAGATTGATTACATCTAGAACATTCTAATATTTTTACTTTTGTATCCTAGAAAGTTTTTAAAAAGTATTATTCTAGATTGATTACATCTAGAACATTCTAATATTTTTACTTTTGTATCCTAGAAAGTTTTTAAAAAGTATTATTCTAGATTGATTACATCTAGAACATTCTAATATTTTTACTTTTGTATCCTAGAAAGTTTTTAAAAAGTATTATTCTAGATTGATTACATCTAGAACATTCTA